CAGTCAACACTTGTTTAGATTTTACGGGTTCACACCCATCTTTATCGAGTTTAGTTATCCTATTCTCGAATTTATCAAACCTACTATCGATATGTCGATAAAGGTCATCTACTCGGTCTTCAAGGTTTTTCACCTCTTGATCCAACCTTAACTGGATCTCTCTTTGATTATTCTCTAAATCTAATTGTGTTCCGTTTAGGACTTCCTCGAAATCATTGGAACGTTGTTTAACCTTAACTATACCTACTATAACGTACCCTAAACCGAATACACCAATTGTTGTAAGTACACCTAAAATGAATTCTAAATTTTCCATAATTTTTAAATTTAATTTAGTTTATGTCAAAGAACGATAGTTGTACTCGGTAGGGGAATCGAACCCCTCTTGCCAGGATGAAAACCTGAAGTCCTAACCGATAGACGAACCGAGCATTAGTCTTTTTTCTGAATATTTAAATGTCCTCTTAAGTAAATACCCAAAAAATAAATCACCCAAAAGTGAATTAATTAAAAATGGTAGTGCTAAGGTGTAACAAAGAATAAAACCTTCTATTGTTTTTGGGTACCCTAACAACCAAACCCCAAAATTAGTTATGAAGAAAAATAGTAGTGTTGATATAACTATACTCTTTAGATTCATTTTTTTCCAAAAAGTACCCATCAGACTAATTAAAAAAAACGATCCATAAACCCAATAGGATATCGTATAAAAACCCAAATAAATATCAGAAACAAACATAGTGATAAGTGGGATAGAAATTCCAACCCATCTATCTTTAAATGTTACACCACCAAATAATGCTAATGCGGTGATTGGTGTGAAGTTTGGTGGATGTGGTAATAATCTTAGAGTGATCGCTAAAATCACAAAGACAAAAACCAAAATTTCTCTTTTATTATACATTTAAGTTTTGATTCATATCATTCTCCATAATCTCACTTTTTTTATGTGAAACCACAAAGGTATGGTTTTTATAATTAAGTGATCCTTAATTCTTTTAATCATACGATATAAATAATACAGAAAAATTTTAAAAGAATCAATCTGTGATTCGGAACTATTTATATAAAAGATCGAGAGATCATTAAAAAAGTAAAAATTAAAATTATGGCATTTAAAGACTTATTTAAAGATGAAAACGACATTAACGAGAAATCGGTTGTTGGTTTCGCGTCATTTGCAATCATGACATTATTTGCATTTGCAGATTTACTTACAGGGTACTTCGGAAAAGACTTAGTAATTAACGAGTTTATCTACAATTCTTTTGTAGTGATAACATTAGGTTCTTTTGGTATTGCTGAGGTTGGTAAAATCTTTGGTAAAAAAGGACAAGAGTAAAAAAAATAAAGAATGATTTTAAAAATTGGATCAAGAGGAAAGGAAGTTAAAGAACTTCAAGAATTTCTCGGTATCGGAGCTGATGGTATCTTCGGTTCGGGAACTTCGAACGCTGTTAAAAAATGGCAATCAGAAAATAATTTGGATTCTGACGGTATTGTCGGTCCTGCCACTTGGGACGCTATGGGTCTCGCTACTACTGATAATTCGGAAAAGACGTATGAAACGGAAAACGGTTTAATCGTAAATAGACACTTTTTACCTGTGGGGGAATATAAACAAGGACCAACGAGTAAAGAATATGTTTTCTTACATCATACCGCAGGTTGGCATAACCCATATAGATGTGTTGATCATTGGGGTAGGGATGATAGAGGTGCGGTTGCTACTGAATTTGTTTTAGGTGGTCCTTCCGTAAAAGGAAATGATGATAGATACGATGGAGAAATGGTACAATGTATTCCCGAAGGTGGTTACGGTTGGCATTTAGGAAAAAATGGATCACAACATATGCACACACATTCAGTTGGTATTGAGGTTTGTAATTTTGGTTGGGTAAAGGACGGTAAAACATATGCGGGTACAAGAGTACACGAAAGTCAATTAGTAACTCTTGATCAAGAATTCAGAGGACATAAAACATGGCATCGTTATTCTGATGCACAAATAGAATCTTTAAGAAAATGGATCCTTTGGATAGCGGAGAGAGACTCGATTGATGTTCGTAAAGGATTACCTGAAATGATTAAGAAAATCGGTGTATCTGCATTTGAATTTAATGAAGATGCATACTATGGTAAAGTGAAAGGTTTATGGACACATACAAATACAAGGAAAGATAAGGTTGATATGTTCCCACAAAAAGAATTGGTGGACATGTTAGTCAGTTTGTAAAAAGTAGACAAAAAATAAACCCCAACAAGGATTGCTGGGGTTTTAGGTCTACAATGGTTTCAACACCATTGAATAACGAGAAAAACGAAAAGGTTTCGGCAAAGAGAACCTTCGATGTATAAATATATATAAAAATTAAAAAAGTTCCGTTTTCTTTTAAATCAGGGGTAAATTTTCAGAAAATTTCAATTCCCCTTCGGAAAATTTAATTTCTATAGGTTCTTTCTCGTTTATATTACCTAATAAAATCTGATCACTAATAAAATCTTCACATAGATTTTGTATGATTCTTCTTATAGGTCTAGCACCATATTCTTCTTCAGAATTTCTATTTAAAATTTCTATTGAAACCGAAGAATGGAATTTAATATTATAATTCTTTTCTTTTAGTCTTGATTTCAATTTATTCATTTCTATAGTCACAATTCTTTTCAGAGACTTTTCTTCTAATTTATTGAATACAACGATATCATCAACTCTATTCAAAAACTCAGGACTAAATTGTTGTTTTAGTGATTTTTTAATAATTGAATCTTTAACCTTTTCTTGATTGGTTTCGTCTGAAAAACCTACTCCCGCACCAAAATCAGAAACTTTCTTAGCACCTATATTAGATGTCATGATAATAAGTGTATTGGAGAAGTTAACTTTTCTTCCGAATGAATCGGTTAGGTGACCTTCATCTAATATTTGAAGTAGAAGATTAAATACATCCTTATGTGCCTTTTCTATCTCATCGAACAATACAACAGAAAAAGGATTATTTTTAATTTTTTCAGTTAGTTGTCCACCCTCATCATATCCAACATATCCTGGTGGAGAACCAATTAGTTTGGAGACATTATGTTTTTCCATAAATTCACTCATATCAACACGAATGATTTTTTCAGGATCACCGAATAATGTGTCTGCAAGTGTTTTCGCTAAATAAGTTTTACCTACACCTGTTGACCCTAAAAACATAAAAGATCCGATAGGTTTGTTTGCACCACGTACTCCGACTCTATTTCTTCTAATGGCCTTTGCAATTTTACTAACCGCATCGTCTTGACCAATAACTCTTTTAGTAATATTCTTTTCTAAAGAGAGTAAGTTTTTAGACTCAGTCGAATCGAGTTTATTAATCGGTACACCAACGGTGTCACTGATCATCTCATAAACATCATCAACGTGGATGGGTTTTTTATTTAATTTCTGTTCGTTATTCCACTTTATCTTTTCCTGATCAAGTTTCTTTAATACTGATTTTTCTTGGTCTCTTAAGTTCGCGGCTAACTCATAATTTTGATCTTTTACGACTGCCAATTTTTGGAGTTTAATATCGTCTGCCTCTTTTTTAAGTTCTTCAATCGATTCAGGTACTTTAATACTTATTTTCTTTTCAGAACCTAACTCATCCAATATGTCAATTGCCTTATCAGGAAATTGTTTATCTGTAATATATCTTTTTGACAACATTACAATGGTTTCAATAACATCTTTTGTGTAATTAACCCTATGATAGTCCTCATAAGAAGGTCTTAAGTTTTTAAGAATCTCAATGGTTTCATCGTATGTTGGTTCTTGTAAAATAATTTTTTGGAATCTTCTTACCAAAGCACCATCTTTCTCAATGTTCTTTTTAAATTCATCAAAAGTTGTTGCTCCTATACATTGAATTTCTCCTCTTGCGAGTGCGGGTTTCAAAATATTCGCGGCATCCATAGAACCTGACGCGTTTCCTGCACCAACCATAGTATGTAGTTCATCAATAAAAACAATTACATTAGGTGCATCTTCTAACTCAGTTAATATCGCCTTAATTCTCTCTTCAAATTGTCCTCTATATTTTGTTCCTGCAACCAAAGCAGTCAAATCAAGAGCCATGATTCTCTTATCAAGGAGATTGGTTGGGCATGTACCCTCAGTAATCATTAACGCTAGTTTTTCAACAAGTGCGGATTTACCAACACCCGCATCACCAACTATAACCACATTATTTTTCTTTTTTCGAGACAAGATTCGTGATATTCTCATTACCTCTTTGTCTCTACCTATAATAGGGTCTATCCTACCTTCTTGGGCTAATCTTGTTAAATCTCTTGAAAAATTATCGAGAACGGGTGTATTACTATTCTTCTTACCTTTTCTCTGTGATTGTTTCTCTTCGTTATCTTCGTAAAAATCTATTGGCATAAAATCAATTTTTATAAAACATACACAAAATAATACCAAAAGTCAACCTCGACATAAGATAACACCTACAGTGTCAATATGTCACGTATAAATGTTATATTTGTGACAAAACTTCAGGTTTTTAATCTTGGTATTCATTTTGTCTATTACTATATAAATAAACTTATAAAAATTTAAAGAAAATGTTTTTATTAAAAAGAGACCCATTTTTTAACTTGGTTGAGAATTTTTTCAATGACCATAAACAAAATTATTCAGGTTTTGTGAATACTATAAAGAACGAAACTGATAATGAATATGAATTACAATTTGTATTACCTGGCTTAACAAAAGATGATGTATCTGTTACTGTCGAGGAAAACTTATTAAAAGTATCATATACTAACGAAGAAAACGAAAATTCATTTGTTCATACGTTTGAAAGATCCTATCAATTACCTGAGGATGTAACACAAAGTAAGATTAGTGCTAAATCTGAGAATGGTATTTTAAAGATCACAATACCGAAGAACAAAAAGGTCACAAAACAAAGAACCATCTCAATCAAATAAATAAATCCCCCTTTATTGGGGGTTTATTTTTTCACAGATATTTATTAGGTACATCAGACGGACTTGATTTTGTCCCGATAAATTGTTACATTTTATATAAAACATAATATTATGCCTATATCATCTGAAACAATTGAGGGTAAAAACATTCTTTGTGAGATAACATCATCAAATCTTAAGTCTGCGTCTTATAATACTGAAGACGGTACACTACAAATTACTTTTAAAAGTGGTGGTGTGTATGAGTATTATAAGGTTCCGTGGGAAAAGTTTACAAAACTTAGACTCGCAGAATCCACAGGTAGGTTCTTCAATTTGAATATATCGAAGACCTACGAGTACAAGAAACTGAAATGAGTAACATCAAGATTGTTGATGAGTTAATTGAAGAAATTGGTAATAATCAAGAGATTGTAAAATCTTTTGAAATTAGGGATTCACTATCTGAAGATATTTTTGAAAATCAAGATGGTGAATTTTCTATGCACAAAGAGATAAGAGATCGACTTATCGAAGTCACAGAGAAATTTATGGATTTCATAGATATAGAATTTTTTATCCATGATATAATTCTAACAGGTTCTCTATCAAACTATAATTGGTCAAAATACTCCGATGTAGATTTACATATTCTGATAGACTATGATGAGACCGATTACAACTTAGACCTCTTAAAGGGTTTTTTTGATAGTAAGAGAAGTCTATGGAACAAACAACATGAAATCATGATCAAAGGTTTTGATTGTGAAATCTATGTTCAAGATGTAAAAGAAAAACATACCGCATCGGGTATATACTCAATTTTAAATGATAATTGGGTTGTTACTCCTCAGAAAACAGTTCAGTCGATTGATAAAGATATGATCATTAAAAAGGCATCAATCTTTGAAGATATTATAGATCAGATAGACTCCGATTTTGATTCAGGGAAGGACGTAAGTGATGATATTTTAAAAACTAAACAAAAATTAAAAAAGTTTAGACAAAGTGGTTTAGATAAAGGTGGAGAATATTCTTACGAAAACTTAGCGTTTAAATTATTGAGAAGAAACGGATATATAGGTAAGTTATTGGAGATCCAAACTAAAACCACAGACAAGAAATTATCTATAGCACAACAATAAACGATATTTTTTTCTCGATATTGTTGTATTTATAGAATAAGAATAAGTTATAAACAAATATTTGTAATATGTCAGATCTTAAACCATTAGGTAGCGAAAGATTATCTGGTGACGATAAAATTAAAAGAATTATGGAGATTGCCAATTATGGTAGATCCAATAATGTCGTTTCCGAAAATAAAAAAACTTCTGTAGAATATCTTAAAGAATCTAAAGTTGGTACTTACGGTATCGTAAAAGAAAAAGATGGATACTATGTGAAAAAAGGACTTAACGAAAGTACTTTAGACTATATTGGTGGTATCTTCATGAAAAATAAAAATAAATTTTCTTCATACTCTGAAGCACTAAAAAGACTTGAATTAATAAGTGGTCAAGAGGAATTGAATGAAGCTAAGAAATATGTTCTTAAATCTAAATCAGAGAAACCTGCCGAGGCAGTTGCACCTGAAGCACCAATCGAAGATATTCCTGCACCTGTAGAAGACCCTATTGATGACGCACCTGTAGATGATTTACCTCCTGCAGACGCTGGTATTGAAGGTGATGATGAAGGTGGTGAAGAAGAAGAGGTAGGTAAAAGATCAGACTATATGGCTGAGGTTCAAAAATTCTCAGGTAAATTAGGTCAGGCATTGAGAGATGTAAAAGAAAGAATGGAAAGTGATGACATCAAATATGTTATTAATATGGTTCTTTCAGCAGTAAACTTAGATTCTCTTGATGAAGAAGATAGAGAAGAAATTGCAGAAAAATTCGAACCTAAAGACGATGATTTCAGTGGTGATGACGAAGGTCTACCAACAGATGATCTACCTATGGACGATGAAGGTCCTTCTGATGATGAAGTAGATGGTGAGGTAGATGAGATAATGGATAAACTTGAGAGTTTTGTTAACGACACTCCGATTGTTCAAAAAGAAGAAGAACCTATTATAGAGAAATCTATCGAAGACTACGCAGACCTAAGTGTTAAACATGAAGGAGAAGTAGAGGAAGGTGACGATTCTAACGATACTGAAGAAATAGGTGAAATCGATTTGGATCAGCTTAAGTCGGAAATCAACAAACACGTTGACGAGACTTTGAGCAAATATTTCCAATAAGATGAAACTAATCTATATCAATGAAATTGGTGCTGATTATAAAGGCCAGAAACAATATGAATTCATCTTCAGTAAACACACTGAGTTTGATATAGACGAATGGTATCACATTCCCGCATCTACTTATACAGAATCACTATCCCCCGATTTAGAATACATTGATCTTGTTGGTGTTTTAAAAAACACTAATGTAGACTTAGACCTTGTACAGAAGTCTGACTACTTTGGTATTATTGACGCTGTAGATGGTGTTATCTCATTAGGTTGGGAGAAATTTGACGAAGAGAGTGATGAGGAAAGACTTACATTCTCATTCGGGGAAGATATAGAAAGTGTGAACTTTAAATTATCGAGTAGAGGATACGAACTTATAAACGAAGAACTAAAATATAATTTAGGGGTATGAAAAATAGAAAACAGATTATTAATAAACTCGTAAATGAGGGTTTATCAGAGAAATTTTTAAGTGGTTTAAATGATAAACAACTTACTGATTTATCAGAAAGATTATTATCAGAACAAACTTTAAATATTCCTAAAGACGATAACCAAGCCATAGAGAAGGCAAAACAAGACAATAAAACTTTTGTAACTTATGAAGAAGATCAAACAGAAATTGATGAAGAAAGCGATTGCGATGAGTGCTCAGAAGTTAGTGAAGAAGATCAAGAAGAAATTAACGAATGGGTTGAAGGGTTAGTAAAAGATAAATACTATCCTGGTGTTACAACCAAAGAAGAAATTTTTGAAATGATTGGTGCACTATCTGACACCGCGGATCGATTAGTTGCGGCTAAAGACATGTTCGATGTTGATGAACAATCACCCGCACCTTCTAAACCTGACGTGGATACACCTACAAGGGAGAAACCAAGTAAACCAAGTAGGGAAAATCCTTTCAAACCAAAACATAAACCAAAACCAAAAGCAAAATTACCTAAGGTTTTTTCTTTTGATTCTATTGGTATTGAATTGAAACAAGCGGCGGAGTAATGATAACTAAGAAAAATTTATTAGAGACAATTAAATCAATGAAGGAGGCACCGATAGATTACGGTGATTCTCCTGAAAGAATTAATAAGGATATCGAGGATAAACTTAGAGATAGAGAAACACCATTTAAAGATAACCCTGGTTTTCCTGAAGAAGAACCTGATGGACTACCATCCAATTGGGAGGAACTAATAGCATCAAAGAGATTCAAAGATGTAGTAGAAAAGGTAAAAAGATATACAGGATTTGAAGGTGATGTTACTTCTCAAGCATCATTCATGTCATTACAACAAACATTGATGGGTACTCTAAGATCCGTCATGTCATTCGAGAGTGAAAACAAAGAGTATTTAGAAAATTTAGCGGTACAGTTAGTTAAAAAAGAAATGGCATTACCTGAAGGTCAGTTACAGTTTGATGCCCAAATAGTACCGATGGGAGGTATAGATCCCGAAGGTTTCCAAATGCAGGGTGAAGATCCTGATGAGGAGGAAGTAGAACAACAGTTTGGTGTAAATCCTGAGGAGGCAGAAAATGACGTTGAACAGTTTATCACTGCAATGGAGAAGTTTGATGCTGAGACCGCAAAAAGAAGATTTATAAATGCGTTAATACAAGGTGCATCTAAGAAAGGACATTTTATGTTTGAATTGGTTGCCAATGAATTAACTGAAAGAGACCCTAATATCGTAAACCAATATGGTGTTCTAATGTCCATAAATGATCTAATGTATTGGATATTACCTGATGGTGTTATCGAAGGACAGTTTGGTCAGGGTGGTTTTGCAGGTAAAGAAGAGGTTGATACAGAAACAGACCCACCTACGGTGAAAGCGAGAGCCGTATTCTTCCCCGCACTTGTCCACGAACTAATTAAAGGTGTTATGGAAATATTAGGTACTCAAGGTTTACCTGACGACCCAAGAGCTGCGGAAATGGTAATGAGTAAAACAGATACTATACCTTCTGAAATTTGGGATTTAAGGTTAGGTCCCGTGATATGGGAAAAATTCTACGAGTCGTATCCTAATAGACTGTTTGATGAGGATATCAAACATATACAGAATTATCTATTCTCAAGATTTTCCGCGTTAGACACTCAGGAATTTTTTAAAGTATCAAGAGAGATATTAAGAGGTAGTGAACTTGGTAAAGAAATAGTAAATAACATGGTCAACCAAATTATTGATGATCTTAAAAGAGAAGATTATGAAGAAGATCAATACAATAGAGAAATGGAAGACTCTGATGATGGATTAGATAGTTTCTTAGGTTCATTAGGTATATCCCTATCTGACGACGACGAGTAAACTTCACAAGTCCTGATGAAAGTGGTTAGATACCACTTTTTTTGTATTTATAAGATATGGACAAAAACAAACTCATACAATTAAAGGAATACGCAAAGATCATGAAGGACACTCCTTATGCCCTTAAAACGTATTTGACAACGTATGATAATACACAAAAGAAATATGTTCCATTAGAGTTATTTCCTGATCAAGTACAGTTGATCCAAGACTATGATAACTATAATGAAAATATAACACGTAAGTATAGACAGGCGGGTGTTTCTACAGTAACCGCTGCGTGGATATCAAAGAAGATACAAACTGCGAGTCCCGATAACCCTGAGAGGGTTCTAATTATTGCAAACAAAAGAGATACTGCAATAGAAATGGCGAATAAAATTCGTGGTTTCTTAGATCAATGGCCCGAATGGATCAATGTTGGGTTCTCTGTAGACAAAAACTCCGAAAGTAGATATAGGATGAATAATGGTTGTGAGGTTAAGGCCGTTGCAACTTCCGCAGATGCACTTCGTGGTTATACACCTACGGTTCTTGTATTTGATGAGGCGGCATATATCGAAGCGGGTGAAGATTTTTGGGCTGCGTGTATGGCCTCCCTATCTACAGGTGGTAAAGTTATTCTTATATCCACACCAAACGGGTATGACCCAATCTATTATGGTGTATATGATCAAGCTCTACGTGGTATGAATGATTTTCATATTACCGACCTTAGGTGGTTTAAAGATCCAAGATACGCAAGTGACCTTAAATGGTTAAGGGTTGATGATATAATTCATTATATGTTGAACAGAGAACAATATAATGATAAGGACATTACCTTGGAAGAAGGTTGGGAGAACTATGTAACATTGATGGATCAAGGTTATAAACCATATTCTACTTGGTTTGAGAATATGGCAAAGAAATTCAAATATGATAAAAGAAAAATCGCACAGGAATTGGAGTGTGACTTCCTCGGTTCTGGTGACGGTGTTATCCCTAACAGTGTACAAGATAGGATAAGAAAGACCATGATTAAAGACCCGATTGAAAAATATATGCAGGGTACTATGTGGTTATGGAAAGAACCTGTTGAGGGTCATAGGTATATCATGGGAGTTGACGTTTCAAGAGGTGATAGTGCGGATGCGTCTTCGATATGTGTAATTGATTTTGATGAAAGGGAACAAGTTGCGGAATATGTCGGTAAGATACCACCCGACGATTTAGCATCAATAGTTTATAAATGGGGTGTTCTATATAAAGCATTTGTCGCAACAGATATTACGGGTGGTATGGGTATTGCCACTTCAAGAAAATTACAAGAGATGGGATATAAAGATCAATATGTTGACGGTATAACATCCAATAATATGTGGCAATCATGGAAAAAATCACAAGAAAAAATACCAGGTATAAATTTTAATAATAAAAGAACACAGATAGTCGCAAGTTTTGAGGAACAGTTAAGACATGGTTTTGTTGTTAGATCTTCAAGACTACTTAATGAACTAAACACTTTTGTTTATATAAATGGTAGACCTAATCACATGAAAGGTGCCCATGATGACGCTATTATGGCGATGGCAATTGCAATGTATGTTGGAGATATCTGTTTCACTCAATTAAAAAGAAACGATAATGCCAACAAATCCATGTTAGATTCTTGGACTCTTTCAGAGAGAACTTACGATACTAATAAATCATTTTATTCCTATGGGACGGCATTTGATGCGGTTGGCTCTATGGCGATGGACAAAAATGCACCACCGTCTCATCCAACAACAAATCAAAATATGACCATGGAACAATATAAAGAATATATGTGGTTATTTGGTAGTAGAACTAAACAGGTTTAAAAATTGAAAAAAATTTCTTATATTATAATGTATAATATTTATTAGTATGGCTAAACAAAATCTAACAGTATATCAAAGACTTACAAAAGTATTCGGTTTTACGGCAGAAAGACCGACATCACCTCCTCAGTATAAATTTGATAGAGATAAACTTTTAAAAACTGATAGTAGAGAGGACTACGAAAGAGAGATGTTGCAACAGCAACAGAGTCAGTATATTGCCGATAAGTGGACAAAATTAGATCAGTCTCTTTATAATCAATCAGTTTATTATGAACCAAATAGATTAGCCGCATATTATGATTACGAATCAATGGAATTTACTCCTGAAATTTCTGCCGCATTAGACATATACTCAGAGGAATCAACAACTCTATCAGAGAAAGGAGAAATATTGACCATTTACTCAGAATCAAAAAGAGTAAAAAACATCTTATCTGATTTATTTTATAATATTCTTGATATCAATACCAACTTACAAATGTGGTGTAGAGGTACGTCAAAGTATGGTGATAACTTTGTTTATTTGAAAATAGATCCAAGTAAGGGAGTTATTGGTTGTCAACAACTACCAAATATAGAAATCGAAAGACATGAAGGTGCGGCATCACAAGTACATAAGGCGGAAAACCCAAGTGGAGTAAAGTTACCAAGTAGAGAACTTAGATTTACATGGAAAAATAAAGACATGGAGTTCCAAGCATGGGAGGTGGCACACTTTAGATTATTAGGTGACGATAGAAAATTACCATACGGTACATCAATGTTAGATAAAGTTAGACGTATTTGGAAACAATTACTTCTTGCAGAAGACGCGATGTTAATATATAGAACGTCAAGAGCACCCGAAAGAAGAGTCTTTAAAGTATTCGTGGGTAACATGGATGATAAAGACATCGAATCATATGTACAACGTATCGCAAACAAATTTAAAAGAGATTCTATTGTAGACCCTAAAAATGGTCAAGTAGATATGAGATACAATCAAATGGCGGTCGACCAGGATTATTTTATTCCTGTTAGAGATCCATCTCAAACTTCACCAATTGAAACTCTACCAGGGGCACAGAACTTAGGTGAGATTGCAGATATTGAATATATCCAAAAGAAATTATTAGCCGCACTTAGAATTCCAAAGGCGTTTTTAGGTTTTGAAGAAATTGTGGGTGAAGGTAAGAGTTTGGCATTAATGGATATAAGATTTGCCAGAACAATTAATAGGATCCAAAAATCTCTAATACAAGAATTAAATAAAATTGCATTAGTTCATTTATATCTTTTAGGTTTGGAGGATGAATTAGATAATTTCACATTATCACTAACTAATCCTTCCGCACAATCTGATCTTCTTAGAATTGAACAATGGAAAGAAAAGATTACTCTTTATAAAGATGCTACTTCGGACCAATCACAGATTGGAATACAACCTGTATCACATACATGGGCTAAGAAAAATATACTTGGTATGAGTGATAATGATGTTGTACTTGATTTACAACAACAAAGACTTGAAAGAGCACTTGGTGCAGAATTAGGTATCACACAAAATATAATTAAAAGAACAGGTGTATTTGATGAGGTCGATAAAAAGTATGGAATACCTGAAGAAGAAAGACAAGCGATGGATGATAACATGGCACCCGCAGAAGGAGGTGGAGGAGGAGACGACTTCTTAGGTGGAGGAGGTAGTGATAGTGCACCCCCACCACCACCCGCAGATGCAGAACCCTTAGCGGAAGGTAAAAAGAGTAAGAAAAGTAAAATATTGGGAGAGTTAGGTGATGAAAAACTCGAATTTGATGATCTTTTTGATGTCAATAAGGCCCAAGAGAATATTTATGAAATAGAGAATAAATTAAAAGACATTATAAATGAGTAGATATGGCATCATTTGGAACAATAAAAAGTAAAATATTAGTTAAACTAACTGAGAGTTACGGTGGAGATAATTTTAAGGAGAATTTGAATAATGTATTCAAACCTATAATGAATAACGATTCTTTAAAAGAACTATATTCTTTATATGAGGAAATCGAAACAATGACTTTTGAGGATAAAGAAACCGCATCTATCTACGTAGATGAAATATCGAGTATATTAAAAACAAGATACGATCAAGTTAATGATACAATTCATGTGAGATTACTATCTGATATTAACGAACACCTAAAAGATGTTGAGTGTGAAACTAACGAATTATATGAGTGGTTAGATACACTTTCAAATCCTGATAAATTAGGTAATGTCTCTCACAAGGTAAAAGCAAAGAAAAAATTAGTTGAACACCTTACAACACCAAAGACCATTGAAAAACTCACATTTAAATCAGTAAATGAAAATTTATTGAATTCTGTGTTAGTAAATAACTTTAATGTGTCTTATGATGAAAAACTTACAGAAAATGAAAAAGAGAGGTTAAAGACATACATGTCTTTGGCTGGTGATGACTTGAGTACAAAATTTTCTGAACTAAAGGAATCGGTTTATAATAAGTTAGATACGTTGGTCGAAAACGAAAAAGATTTCACCGAAAAATCTAAACAAGTCAAAAGTGAAGTAGATCAAATGGAAGTTAATCGTTTTAATCTATTTAGATTAGAGGATTTATCCCAAGGTCTTTCCTAAATAAATAAAGTGTCCAATCGGACACTTTTTTTTTACTTTTCTTCTTCGGTTCTTATTCTTTGAATGTATATGGCTTTTTGTTTTTGTAGTCTTTTCTTTACTGAAGGTTTTGTGTATTGTTTTCTTTCCCTAAGTTGATTTAACTGTTTTGTGCGACGAACCTTACTACGGAGTTTTTTTATCGCCGCTTCTATTCCACCTTTATCTTTCTTAACCTTTATTATTAACATACTAGAATATTAATAAATATACTAGAAAAATTTGATATAGTAAATTATTTTTCGTATTATTTTATTACACCATAAAAAGAATAATATGGACAATTATAATGAAATTAGGGAGATTCATCCCATTAGGTAACTACAGGGACGTAAAAATAGGTTATGGAACAATTAACCACAAAGATCTTAAAACCATTTATTTGAAGCTTAATTCATGGTTGGAACCTGAAGACAGTGATTTAGACTTCGATTCAATAGTAAGATCTACAAGAAATAAAATAAAAAAACTTATATACAATTTAGGGTTTGATATCTTCAGACCCGAGAGTATCGTTGACTTAGATATCCGAACAAAAGGAATTAGTAAAGATAAGAGATCTTTTATGGATCTTGAAATAACTTTATATGTCCTAAAAGATATCGATATTAAGAGTGACAAGTTAAAACAGGATATGAATTCTTTGATTAGAGTGATCATTGATGAGTGTTTGGACAACGATTTATTATTTAATTTTAATAAAAAGAAAAAATAAGTTAGATATTGATGTATTTATAGTAATAAAACTATTGATACATGAAAGTATTAGGTCCAAACGAAACAGGTAGAGGTATTCTTATTGAATATGATGCAGGTCATATATCACCTGAAGAGAATAAGAAAGTAATAAGAGAAATGAAAGGTATTGATTTCTCAGATGATATTGTACTTTACGCTGTTCTACAAAAATTCGATACTCCAAATAAAAACGGGAGAATATATCCTGAAAAACTTCTTAAAAGAGAAGTAGAAAAATATCAGACTGTTATTGGTAAAGGTTCTGCGTTAAATGAACTAAACCACCCTTCATCATCACTTATCGATTTAGATAGAGTATCTCACACAATAGAAGAAACTTGGTGGGACGGTAAGATATTAATGGGAAAAATTAAACTATTACTTTCACCAGGTTGGAAAAAATCAGGTATCGTTAGTACAAAGGGTGATCAGGCCGCGATGTTACTCATGAATGGGGTAACATTAGGTATCTCTTCAAGAGGTGTAGGATCACTTAAATCAGAAAAAGGTCAAAACATAGTACAGGAAGACTTTGAATTAGTTTGTTTTGACTTAGTTTCTTCTCCTTCTACACCAGGAGCATACATATTTAAGGACATAGAAGATAGAGATCAGTATGAGGAATCTGTTGAAGAACAACCTGTTGTAGATGAAAAAATCTCAAGACTTATGGGTAAGTTAGATAGTTTTCTATCTAGGTGATAAATTTTTCTGTGATTCACATATCACGAAATGTAATTTTTCTGAAATACAAAGTATTTATTAGTAAACATTTTATAACAAATGAGTAAAAAATCCATTTTAGAACAAGCGTTGCTTCAGGTCCAAGACCTTGAAGAGGCAGTTAAGCAAAATGCAAAAGGTATACTTGCTTCAACAATGAAGGAAGAACTTAATGAAGTGCTTAAAGAAACCATGGAAGAAGAGGTAGTTGAGGGTAACGAAACTCCTATTACAGAAGACGAACAAGATATACCAATCTCGGAACAATTAGATGACGAGGAAGGGAATGATGACGAAGCTTCAATAAATGACGAACCATCTGACGAAGAAGATCCTGATTTAGATGATGAAGGTGTGGAAGGTGATCTTGACATCGATGATATCGATAGTGAAGGTGACATAGAAGAACCATCATTAGATGATGAAGGTGACGATGATGTCTTAGATATGACCGATGCTTCTGACGAAGAAGTTCTTAAGGTATTCAAATCAATGAAACCTGAGGACGGAATTGTTGTTAAGAAGGACGGTGATAACGTCGAATTAGAAGACGGAGACGACGAATATATCATTAAACTTGATAGTGAAGAAGGTGACATCGATGAAGAAACCAACGAAGGTGACACTCACGAGTATGGTGAGGGTGACATGGAAGAAGAGGTTTCAGAAGAAACTAATGAAGAGGTCTCTGAAGAAACTAACGAAGAGGTAGCTGAAGAAGAAGTATCTGAGGAAGTATCCGAAGAAACTAACGAAGAAGTTGCTGAAGAGGAAGTATCTGAAGAAGAAGTTTCAGAAGGTGATGACACTGTATATGAAATCGAGTTAGATAATATAGACGAAGAGGAAGTCTCAGAAGAAGAGGTTGCTGAAGAAGAAGTATCTGAGGAAGTATCCGAAGAAACTAACGAAGAGGTAGCTGAAGAAGTTTCCGAAGAAGAGGTATCTGAAGAAGAAGTCTCTGAAGAGGAAGAGTCTCATGAAGAAGAAGTAGGTGAGGCAGCAAGAACAAAATCTAACGTTCACGGTGATAAAGGTGGTGCCAACAGAGCGGGTATTAAAGGTAAAACTAAATACAAGGCAGGCGCTATCAACGAGGAAGTTGAAACTTTAAAGAAACAAAACGCAGAATATAAGAAAGCGTTAGTCCTATTTAAAGATAAACTAAACGAGGTCGCTGTATTCAACGCTAATTTAGCGTTCGCTACGAGATTGTTCACTGAACATTCTACTACTCGTCAAGAGAAATTAAACATTTTGAAGAGGTTTGACGCAGTAACATCTTTAACAGAATCGAAGAGTACATACAAAACAATTAAAACAGAATTGGATTCTTCGAAGAACGTTACAGAATCTGTGGTCGAGAAAATTTCTTCAACCCCGACAACGTCTTCATCTCAAGAAGTACTTTCAGAAACAAAGGCTTACGAAAGTCCTCAATTCAAGAGAATGAAAGATTTAATGTCAAAATTAAAATAATAAATAAAAACTAAAAAACTCAATTTAAAAATGGGAGCATTATTAGAAAGTGGTATGGTTGGTAACATCGGGTTAAAACACCTTAGAGTTATCAAAGAAGATACCATCAAAAAATGGGATGACCTCGGGTTCTTGGAAGGACTTGAAGGACACCAAAAAGACAATATCGCTCAATTATATGAGAACCAAGCTTCACACTTGATTAACGAAGCTGCAGTATCTGACGCATCTGGGTCATTTGAAACTGTAGTATTCCCAATCATTAGAAGAGTATTCTCTAAATTGTTAGCGAACGACATTGTTTCTGTACAAGCTATGAACTTACCAATTGGTAAACTATTCTACTTTGTACCTAAAATTCAGGATAGAAATTCTGGAGCACACAGAGAGCCATACGGGATGCCAGGTAACGCAGATGCGTCTGACGCAGGTTACGGAGCAAACCAAAGAAACCTTTACGATAGATTCTACGAAGAAGGTGACGCGGCTTCTGAAGGATTATTTGACTACTCAAAAGGTGAATTCAGTGAAATTACTTTAACTGCACACGCGTTTGTTACATTCGCTGACGGTATCGCAACTGAATCAACTGTAGCATTAGCGGCTAACCAAGCAAGTGTAATTATCGTTGCAACTGGTTTCACTAAAGCAGGTCAAGGTAAAATCGCAGGTCCTAACGGTAACGAAATGGACTCTGAAGAATTCTTAGCTTCATTAGAAGTTAAAGACGGATCTGATTCATTACCTTTTAACATTGTAACTCAAAAATACGGTAAAGGTATCGTTGAGTACGGACAAAAAGGAACAGGTGTTACAGGTAAATTCCCTGACATCTGTGATGAAGAAGGTAAAATTTATATTAACGTAGACTTACAGACTTATTCTGCAAGTTCAGGTTTCGCAGATGGTGGATCAGGTAAAACTCCTGGTGACTACGATTTAGTGTACAGACAGTATAGTTCACTTGAATTCGAAGACGCTATCGGTGAGGTATCTTTTGATTTAGAGTCAGTAACAGTTTCTGTAACTGAAAGAAAATTAAGAGCTAGCTGGTCTCCTGAATTGGCACAAGACGTATCTGCTTTCCACAACATCGACGCTGAGGCTGAGTTAACTGCATTGTTATCTGAGCAAATCGCGGCTGAGGTTGATAGAGAGATCTTAAGAGACTTAAGAAAAGGTGCAGCTTGGAACTTGAAGTGGGACTACAATGAGTGGAAATATGGTGGAGCGAACAACGCTACATTACAAGGTTACACTCAAAAGGATTGGAACCAAACGTTAATCACTAAGATTAACCAATTATCGGCTCAAATCCATAAAACTACACTTAGAGGTGGTGCTAACTGGATCGTTGTTTCTTCAGAAGTTTCTGCAGTATTCGATGACTTAGAGTACTTCCACGTATCTAACGCAGGTGCAGAACAAGATCAGTACAACATGGGTATTGAGAAAGTTGGTACTTTAGCAGGTAGATATCAAGTGTATAGAGATCCTTACTTCCCAGCAGGGAAAGTTTTAGTAGGTCACAAAGGTAAGTCTTTATTAGACGCGGGTTACATTTACGCACCGTATGTACCTTTACAACTTACTCCAACTATGTATAACCCATTCAACTTTACACCAATCAAAGGTATCATGACCAGATACGCTAAGAAAATGGTTAACAACAGATACTTTGGTGTAATTAATGTACAAGGTTTACAAACATTCAACTTGGATACTTTAAGATAATATTTCTTATATTATTCAATATACACAGAGAAAGGGGACATTGTCCCCTTTTTTTTATGCCTTATTTTTCGTATACTTTATACATGTTGTGGAAAGAATATTTTATCAGTATTGCAGAACAAGTAAAGGAAAAGTCTAAAGACGTTAAAACACAAATAGGTTGTGTTATAGTGGGGGAAGACAAAGAAATCCTTACAACGGGTTATAATTCGTTTCCAAGAGGTTTAAATGATCATGATACAACAAGACAAGAAAGACCCGAGAAATATTATTGGTTTGAACATGCGGAGAGAAACGCAATCTATAACGCAGCAAGAATTGGGGTGTCTCTAAAAAGATCAACAGCATATCTCACATCAGGATTACCTTGTATGGATTGTGCACGTGCTTTAGTACAATCAGGGGTAACTAAAATAGTTTGTAAGGAATATTGTACCACTAAGAATCCTAGTAAGTGGAAAGAAAATCAAGAAAGGTCTCTTATTTTACTTTCGGAGTGTGGGGTAGAAGTCGAGTTTTATTAAGTTTTCGTACTCTAACTTTCAAATCACCTGTTCCTTTGAGAATCCTATGGTATTCCCCTTCAGGGATAAATAACTTTAACCCTTTTGTAATTTCAATTGGTAAATCATTGTCCATTTGGAATTTCCAATCACTATCATGTAAGAAAGTTATTTCGCGGTCTTCATTATCGAAGTGCCACTTTAATTCAGTTTCTTTTGTGTTTTCTGAAAATATTCGTGTACTGTAGTTATCAGACAGTATTTCCCTAAATGGTAATTTTTTATTAAACCCCATAATTCTATTTTTTTATCTTCTTTGAATTATAATCTTTTAATATTTTAATAACTCTCACATACATGTCTTTATCATATATGTACATTTCTCTCAGAGAGTTATTTGTTATCTCTAAGGGACCTTTATCATCTTCGTAACTATCAATGTCTTTAGATATTTCCCCTGCTTGATATCTTACAGAACAGTACACTTCATAACTCATTTGAACCAATTCATCGTAATCATCGTTGTAACCATCTGAATAATATTGACCGTAATAATAATCCTCATCTATTTCATCATCAATACAAAGAAACAACCTTTCAGTGTGATCAAGTTTTAAAACTGTCCACCCCCATTGTTCATCTCTACCAAGAAAGGTAAAGATATTATCAACGTCATCCAAACTTGAGTCCCTGAATCCTTCTCTATCAGGATCGGGATATTCAGGCGGATCATAATACTCTGATACTAAGTTAAATAATTTCATATTACCAAGGATTAGAAGATTTGATACCTAATGCTTTTCTGTATCTTGCGATATTACAACTCCAATATCCCGCCTTGGTACGGTCTTTCTTGTCTTTACAGTTGTGTCTCGCTCTAAATGATTTTGCTGCGGCTTTATTATTGTTCCTAACTTTTAAGTTTGGATCACCAAAAGTCACCTTTTTAATAGTTCCTTTAGGTGTTTTAACATATACCGCAAATTTCTTAGGACCACCAGGTGTTCTGAACGGTTTATTTAATTTGACATTTCTACCTCTGTGTTTCGCCTCAAGTAAATGTTCATCCTGATCTTCAATAAATGGAATGTCTAAATAAACCTCTTCACCTTCATATAGACCTGTCTTTCCGATATCAGTCTTAATTAAGTCTAAATCGATTCCTGAGACTTCTAAGACGTTATCTTCTACTAACTGACGTACTTCATTATAAATGTTAAAGAATTCGTTAGAATAGATCCTATACACGTTCTCGACGATTGGTAGGTTATTCTTTATGTGGTACTGTAAACCTTCACTTAATACTTTAGATTCGTTTACTAAGTTTAATTTTGGTTGTTGTAAATCTAATTTTTGTTGGTCTAAGTTATTGAAAACCAATGAGATGATTCTATTCTCATCGAATCTTGCGAAGTTTGGTGTTCTACCTTTACCTCTTTTATTACTCTTTCTTTCTTTACGTCTTTTTTGACGTGTCATTGATTTCTTTTCTTTCTTTGTGTATGAACCTGATGTTTTAGGTGTTTTTTTACTTACTTTTTTAGAGGGTCTACATTTAGGATAACCCTTTCTTTTTTTATCTCCGTCCGCATCTTTACGACCACAAGGTGGGTGTTTACCATCTACTTTTCGTGATACGTCTACCCACTTTTCTTTGAACCAACGCCCAAGATCTTCTTGAAGAACCTCACCACTGGCAAGGCACTCCTCCATATATTTTTTATCTTCTTCGTTGATATAAATTTTCATTATTTCTTTTTCTTTCTACAGTAAGAACCTGAACATCTCTTTTTACCGTCTAAACCTGGCATTTTACCTTTACATACTTGTACTGCGTATCCATTAGCGTACGCACTTGGGTATACATCGAATTTAGATTTAGCCGCGGATATCCCTCTTGAACATAATTTATTTGATTTCTTTTTCTTCTTTTTTCCTTCATTTAATTGTACATCATCCTCAGTCTTGTTCATAAAGAAATCTAACACTTGGTCCATATTTTCTTTAGCCACACTGATGTGGTCATCGGCCCAATCATGTCCATTTTGGATAATTGAGTCGACAATCTCTTTATCTAATTCAAGTAGAATTTCACATTGTCTGTGTATTTGTTTTAGATTACTAAAAAACATGTAGTTTTCCGTATTCTTTAAGTGGTCTTCTTTAAGTTGGTTTAAATGTGTTTTTATAATATTTTTTAAGTCCATAACGATAAATATTTTTATTTCTCAGATAAGATTTCGAAAGTTATCTCATCATTATATGTTATTTCCTCATTGTGTCTTATACCTTTAATTTCAATAAAATATTCTCTTGGTATTAAGATGGAGGTATCTACGGTAAAACTATTTTCATTTGTAACGTCTAAGTACGTCCAATCGAACACATTCACTGTGGTTCTTCCTTCTTTTATATAAATTCTATATTGAGCCTCATCAAAGAGTACATCATTAGATTCTGTAATCGTTCTAAATCTTACCGTAATTTTTCTCACTTCACCCGCTTTAATCTTTTCATTTTGTTGGATCCCTGAGTACTGAACAATGTATTTTTTTAATTCAGTTAAATTTTCACCTAAACTAAACTTAGAAGAATATGGTTTTGGGATAAACTTTTGTGTGATATCAGGGAATTGGTTGTTCTCAACACTAATTCCTTTCCATACATCATAGAAAAATCTTTTTCCATCACATACTAACCCATCAATACCAAACGTAACTTTGTATACGCCTTTTCTAACTTTATTCACCGTTAAACCTGTAAGTCCTGTTATCGGTGTTTGAGTTGAGTCAAGTATATCCACTGTTGGAATATTATCTAAGTCAAAGAAGTTAGTTTCTTTGTTTACATATAAAAATAAGTTTTGGTCTGTTTTTTCAATGAAGTTTTGTCTATCATCGATAATTCTATCTTCGAACTTTGTTTCAACAAATGGTTCAAAAAAGGTTTGTGTATATTTTGTAAAAAACGCAACCGATTGATCCACTTCTTGTTCTATGGTTTCATATAATGGATCAAATGCAACCCCAAGACCATAATTTACTGTGTTCCCCGTTAAAATATCATTCACATAAGATGTAATATCCATTTCAAGGTTTTCATCACCATTATCAAATTGTTGTGATGTAACAATTGTAGGTGTTGTTGTATAAACACCGTCACTAGCCCAACCATCTAAAGTAGTTCTATTAAACCAGTTTGATGGTCTTATATCGAAAGTGTCATTTCCTGTGGTGTAGTCATAACCAGAGTCTTCATAGTCAAATCCAACGCCCTCATCCCAATACTCATTGATTTGGAATAATATTAATTTGAAGGACGATGTTCTTTCTCTTCCCGTACCTCTCTTTGCACCAAGGAATGTTTCATCACCAAAAATGGTGTTTGTCATGTGTAGAGTATGTTTTGTGTTATTATCTAAAACATATGTACCATCAGTTATTTTAGATTTAAGATCATCTAAATCTACACGAAATAAGAATTTTGAAAAACTTGACCCGTAAAAAATCTCAGTGGTGGGATTCTTCGCGGTATTAACCTTCTTATTCTTTATTATTGTATTATTCTTATCGAAATATGAACGAAAGTATGACATCTTTTAAAAGTATTTATTTTATAAATATCGCTTAGTTTATTCTAATCGATTTATTTAGGATGTCATTTTCAAGTGTTTGGTAAAGATTCATTAATTTATCCCAATCGGGGTACCCATTTTTAACCATTGGTTTGGTCGGATTATGGGCGTGTCCCGCAACCACTTTTACTAATTGATCAATAAACGCCAGTAATGTTTCTCCTCTCACTGTGGCATATGTATTAGGTTCAATCCTTGTTAAAAGGTCTTCTTGAGTATATTCGTACTTATCCAATTTATCAAATGGTACAGATTTGGTACCAACTTCATTGGTGTCGGTAGATATTAGATATATCTTATCAGTCGATAAAGTACCAAAAGTTTGTTCTTGTCGAGAAGATATCGTTTTTAATCTCTTAACCTTTCTCTTTTTTTCTCTTTCTTTAGGTGTCGGTTCATTCAAGTCAAATATTAAACCTGACCCTTCAATAACATTATCGGTACACCCACCAGGAGTTACCTTCCCTAAGAATGTTTTATCTGTGAGACCTTCTTTAGGTCTAAAGTAAAATGGGTGTTTAATTTCAGGTAATCTGTTGTCAAAAATTTTTAAATTTTCTTTACTTAATCTACATATGGTATTTCTTATTGTTACATACGCTTCTTCATATGAACTAACACTCTGTGTAAATGTTGGTGAACTTGTGGTTCCATCGAGATTGAGTAGTTTAGTTGCTGTCGAATAAGTTGATATTGGTCTTGCTGTTTTTGAATTGAATACACTTGTAAGGAAAACATCACCATACGTGTCTTTGACTTCATAAACAAACCAATATACTGTAGATGGATTACTTACACTATCAACCATATATTCCACAACGTATTGTATTTTTTTAATTGGTAGTTCTTTTACTGTTTCTTCTATTTCCTCGAATATTTGTTTTCCACCAAATTTTTTGAGAGAGAAAATACTACTCTTTTCAGACATGATAGGAAAGTTGACCATATCAACTTTCTCTTTATCACTTGCAGAATCTTTACTTAGTAATTTACCACCTCTAAGTACAATACCATCTTCAGTAAAAATAATATCAGAACCGTACTTACCATAGATTGCGTAATCTTTTACTTTAGCAATACTTCCTTCTGATTTATTAGTGGTATATACACCATCTTTATTAAAGATGTTTTTCATTTTTTTCACAACATTACCATACGATGTATTTTCTACTTGTCTCGAATTCGTTTGTGAATTGAAATCGTGTATTGTGGAGAATGGACCCGCAATGTATTCCCTATTAATTAAAGGATTTTCGGGATCATAAGTTAATACTTTTACTGTTTGACCTAACTCTGGTACGAAGTTGATATTATTAGGTAGAAAAGGATTGGCAACAAAAGGATCTTTCTCACTCCATAAATCGTAATCTATGGCACGTTCTACATCTCCTGTCATCATACCCATTGGTTTGATACGAATTCTACCAATACCCTTAGGATCAATATTTTCAGTTACTAATGCTAATGAAATAAATGACATTATTTATATCTTTTACCTAATTCTTCGTTTATTCTTTTATATGATGTTTCCACTTTGTCTAAATACCTTGTAAGAGTTACAATTTGTTCTTTGGTTTTTTCAAACTCATTATATAAAAATTGTTCACACTCACCTAAATCTTTATTAGATTTTTCTTCAGGTTTGTTTACTATTTCTAATATTTTGTTTGGATCCATATTATAATATTTTACCCGCACTGTTTAATATACCTGGTGGAATAACTATCGGACCAACAGGTGTTGGTATTGTCATCATTTTATTGCCTACTTTAACATATGAATTTGTATCTAATTCCGCAGTGTGTCCGTCTATTATATTTTTTACCATAGTTACCATTTCATTAGACTCACCATATACAGGACCTGTATTAAGACCTGCGGCGGCCATTCTTTCTGTCGCGTTCATAAATGCTCTATCAGAACTGAAACCAGGTAAAAGATCAGATAGACCTAATAATACACCTGGTACGTTTATAGATGGACCACCAACCCTCAGGGCATTGTTTATTAGATCTATAATTGCACTGAATAAGTCGGTACAACTCTTTATACCCAAAGCGAGTATTCTTCGGATTAAACTTATTAATGAAGTTAAAATAGTCACATATCTTTTATATTTGTTTGTTAGAATTCTTGTTACAATACTAACAACAAACGACAATAAATCTCTTTTAATTAATTGCCAAAATTCTTCTATAAATTTCCAAAATACATTTTTAATTATTTTATAGAATAATTTATAGAATTGTTTTAATAGATCTTTTACATCACCCGCAAAACTTGTGAGTTGTTTCCATGATATTACTAACGGTAAAAAAACTTTAGGTCCTAAATAAGAACTTACTATTGCTTTTGGTACGTTTAGAATGAAGAGGTTAATTAACTCAAGATTTATATTGTCAATTAGTTTTGGGTCACTACCCGAATTGATCATCGCATTTCTCGCGGCATTTTCCAATGTGTTATCTACCAAGTTTCCTAAATCTCCATTTTGTGATAAGATCACAAAGTCTTCGAAGTTAGATTCCGATGAAGGGACTTCAAAGTTTCCACAATCAACAAATCTTAATACTTTTCTAAATCTTGCGTCTTCATCATCTAAATCAATCCCCTCAACATCATTAAAATCAAAATATGATTCTACATCTAAGTCATTTTCTGAAAACTGTTGACTTGTGGTTTGAATTAAATTACTCCCTTCGTCAGGCGGATTACAAATTTTAAAAAGTTTATTACACAACCTATTTAAATCATTAATCGCCTTATCAAAAACTTCGGGGTTTTCACCATCACCTTGTAATGTCATTAACATACTTGTTTTGATGATATAGTTCAGATCAGGTGATTCCATATTACCATAATAGTCATTAATAAATTGACCCACCTTAGGTATGTTTCCACCACCCCCTTGTTGAAGACCCGTAACATTCCATTCTTGTAATGGTGAGTTCCATGTCAAATCAAACATAGATTGTCCCTGTTTATTAGAGAAAGTATATGGGGTTGAAAAAGAATTGTATAGTTCTCTATTTACCTTCTCTTCACCTACACTTGGAGATTGTGCCTCGTACATGATCTGTCCGATCTTTGAGGGGGGTTCATTTTGTAACAGTTCAAGAAAATCAATCTCTTTTGGACTAATTGTCATCGTATCATTTGGCATTAATGTTTCAACACCACAAATACTTGTATCAGAGTCAACAAATAAAACTTCCTTTACACTATCCATCACAATCTGTTTTCCTGACTTAAGGGTTTTGTCCGCAGATTGTAATGCATACTTTTTTATTTTATTTCCTGTGATTAGTTTGTCATTTACCTGAATGTCATTTGATTTTGAATTAAGAAAACCTGATGCGGTATCTATAAGACTTCCAAATATATCCTGTTTGTTTTCATTATTTTTCTTTGACAACTTTGATGTTAAGCCATCTATCTTAGATGAAAGTAATTTATCAACTTTTGTTACACCCTCACCATAAAGATCATATAGATTATCGGAGGTTAATTTAGGATTATCATTAATCTTTTTAATTACCTCGATCTTTGACCTGATTTTATTTCTAAGGGTACTAACTTTGCTCATTACATTTCGTAATTTTTCGAATCACCAGATGCGGGTTCATCGTCCTCTTTCATTAATTTTTCTAATAGTGCTCTATCTTCATCAGTAAGATCTAATTTACCTCCTTGTTGAGTTGTTCCTCCACCAGTTTGTTTCAATAACGCACTTTGTAGTTTTACTAATGAAATTTTCTTCTCAGTACAATCATTTAATATTTTCTGTTGTTCTTTGATAACAGGTCCGATTACACTCATATCTTCTGCCTCTTTCATGAAACTTAACATCTTTTTAGTAATCATACTTGCGGTTTGTTTTTGTTCCACAATATCATTGTAAATTTCTTGCATAAGAGATAGTGCCGAATCTGTATCTAAAGACAGTATATTCTTTTTTCTTCTCATATCTATAAATATGAATATTTAGTATTCTATGAATTGAACTTTTAGTGCTTCATATAGTTTCTTGTATTTTTTCATTGCCACCCTTATTTCTTTAGTTGTTAAGGATGTCATTTCCCTAAGTGAAAGTAAAATGAGGTTTTTGTTAAACTTATTTCCCTCACCTATTTGGAAAACTTTCTCAAAGTTTGAAAATACTTCTATAAGAGCGTAACCTAACTTTTTTTCATTCTCGTTAAGTTCAGTTTCTTCAACAAAGACTTCTAATTCAGTCGTTAATTTATTAACCACATCTTTGTAGTCAATTATTTCTTCGTCTATAATGTAAGAGAGGTCCGCCCTATCTTCTATCCTTGAGGATATATCTTCATAGGAGACAGACCTATTCTGTTCTTTTTGGTCTTTCTGTATTGCACCCATAAGGTAATTTTTACAGATTGTACCAAAATATGAATACGCTTTGTAATTTTTAGTTGTATCGAATTTACTGATCTTAGTCATCAAAAATGACATAGTATCAGTATGAATTTCATTAAATTCTAAATCTTTTCTATATAATTTATAACGACGGATTATACTTTCCACCATTATTCTGAGAGGTTCTCTTAAATATTCGTTGAATATCTTATTCTTTTCTTCTTCGTTTTCGGATTCTAAATATCGTACTACCGCTTGTTCTTGCTCCTCCCCAAAGTACATTTTTTGGGTTCGCTTTCTCGGCATTAATTTTCTACATACTCTACATCTCGTTTATCTTTGAAGAAGAATTCTTTCTTAGCCGTTTCCAACCAAAATTTTGCTTCATTTGTTTTTAGTTTTGAATCATCATCATTTTTATAATTCCAAAACAAAGAACCTTCTCTAAAATTAACGTGTTTATATCCCGTTTGTGGGATCACCGCAATCTTAACTCCATTGTGAGTTAATCTCAATAGAAATTCGTAACTAAATGTGAGTTTAATATTGTCTTTGAAGGAACCATTTTCTTTTATCACTTCCGTTCTATAAAAACCACCACTTGTCTGATAGTTTTGGAAGTCTAATAAAACTTCATTATTTAAGATCCCCTGTGTTTCTGTAAAACCATACGCCCATACAGACTCATTTGTAAAGTTTAACATTTTACCTTCTGTGTTGATGTCCTTAACTATTGTCAAGTATACATCAATATCATCACCGAAACTACTTCTATATGTTTCAAAAGATGGTAACCAATTTCTCGTGTACACATCGTCAACTTCGAGGATCGAGAACCACTCAGTGGTACATTGTTCAATTCCTAAGTTTACCTGTGAACAAAAATCTGTATTACCTTCATTTGTTATTAGGTTAATATCTAATTTATCTGATAAACCTTTACTTGTTAAAGTACCAACAACACTCTCAGGACCAACAATACTTAGAGATACGTCATCATGAAACTGTTCTACTGATTCAACTGCCTTCGATAACATTTCTCCGTATTCACCTTCGATAGAGTGTATTGGTAATATTACTGTTATATTTTTCATGTTGTTACTTCTTGTTCTTTAAATTTATCTAACGCGTCTTGGATAGTTTTAACTCTACTTGTATTCAGTGAGTTAAATATTGATACCACGTTATTGTCTATAATGTCATCACTATATGGTAGTAATGTTTCTTTCATTTTGTCTCTGACTTCGTCAGTAATTCCTGCACCATCTAACCACGCTAAAACGTAAGTACCGATTAGTTCTACAATCTTAGATAGTTCATACGTCCATATACCGTTTTCACCGATCCATTCAGGTTCTGTTGTAGGTACTTTACCAATAACGGGTACGTTTGATTTCATCGATTCTAACGGGAATGTCCCAAAAGTAGAATCATCATCTAACCATACTGAACAAATACATTCACTTAATTGATCAGAAAATTCGTCATATGTCATTTGAACCATATCTTTAAATGTGATCCATCTTAATTGAGGGTATTTTAGATAAAACTCAGAAATAACTCTTCTGTGGTGTCCTCTATCTCTCGCACTAATAGCAACAAAAGGTTTAGTTGGTGATTCAGAAGGTTTAAAGTTTTCTCCTATTTTAGGTGGATTCACATAGATCAGAGATTCAGGAAAAATAGTTTTTATATATTCCTTTGATTTTTCTGTTGTGGTAATAACCTTATCGAAACCATAGTCTCTCCATCTTGATCCCACAGGTAATGTTTCAAACATGTACTCTGTTTGTTGTACTAACATTACTTTATTACACTTAATTGAAGACAATTGTTGTAAGACATTTGAATAGAATTCAGGAACAACAATTATATCATCAATTCCTAATGCTACTTTATCTTCTTTTATGGATACTATTGGTATATCAGAGTACCTATCACCCAACCAAGATTTAATTCCCACATATTTTTCATCTTCTACTAAGATATATGAGTCATAACCTTCGTTTTTAAGTGTTTGTGCGGTGTCGTAAATATATTTTACCGCCGCTCTTGCGTTATTTTTTGTATCGTATGTGAGAAAGAATATTCTGTTTTCCTTTTTCTCTATACGATCAAGTGCTTTTTGTAATAATTCTAAATTTTCTATCGATTCACTCATCGTATTTTCTTAAAATATTGTAATTTATTAGGGTGTTATATGCTACTTTGAACGGTAGTGAGAGGTTATTCCCGTAGAGACCTAATGCCTCGTCTTCAGGACCATTTTCAGTTAATAGTGTATCGATACACTGTTTCACTGTATCATATTTGAAAACATTGATAGTTTGTTCTACCTCTAATTTTCCTTCTTCACCTACTTTTTCTTTGGGTGTAAGTTTTATCTCACACTCTTCATTAATTTTGTCCAAGTCGATGTAATAATATTCTCCGAAGATTTCAACCATTTTTTATCTATTTCTGTTAATTTATGAATTTCGTGTTTATTTGTAAAGTATTGGTTATAGTCATTATTGAACTTTATAGATTTCTTAAATCTTGGAGTTCTTTCAATTACACTATTACTATCTGTAATCCACAAATCACATTCTTTCCATAGGTTATCAATTTCTGATGAAATACTAAACCTAACATTATTTCCCATATATCCGTTCTTTGAAAGAAAGAATAGGGTTGATGGTTTTGATTTCCCCAATTCATCTAATCCTATGACAGTAAACTTATGTTCTTTATTAGTATAAATTAAATTATTCAGGTCATGGAAGACGTTTTTATAAGATGGATTAGCGTGTCCGAATATTTCTACTGAGTAGTCTAAAAAAAGAAAGTTATTGAACTCATCTTTTGATTGGAATCGATAACTATCCATTAAGAACTCATTTTTAATTGGTTCAATAACACCATAGTCAAAAGAGTTCTCTTCTTCTGTTTTTTCGTCTTCTTCACTATCTAAGTAATAGTCTTTATAGTGATAATCAAATTTTGCGATAGTATTACGTAAAACACCATCGATACTAATAAAAATTCTCATAGATAAATTATAATGAAAAATTTATTATAAGTAAATCCTATATTAATCGTATCTTTTTAGGATCTGACTTATTAGGGGGTTTCTTACGATGTCGTTACTGTCAAATTCATGTATCCCAATATTCTTAAGACCATCTAATCTTACTTTTGCGTCGTATAACCCACTTCTTGTTATGTCTTTGAATTTATCGGATTGTTCTAAATCACCCGAAATAAAGAATTTAGAGTTAAACCCTATACGTGTCAATAGAAGTTTAATTTGTGCTGGAGTTGCGTTTTGGGCTTCTTCGAAAACTAAAATAGTGTTATCTACATTCCATCCTCTCATGTAAGCCAACGCAGCCACTTCAATGAACCCTTCATCTTTTAATTTTTCCCTACAATCCTTACCTATAATTTTATTTAAAAGGTAATACGATGGGAATATATAAGGATCTAATTTCTCCTCTAACCCACCAGGTAATGAACCTAATTTTTCTTCGGCTTCAACAGCAGGTCTAACGATTATAATTTTTTCATATTTGTTATCTTCTTCCCATAATAAATCTATCGCCTTTTTCATTGCGATGTATGATTTACCTACACCTGCAGGACCAAAACATAAAGTGATTTCATTTTTATCAAGAGTTTCCCAATAGTCTCTTTGGGATTCTGTAAGGAATTTCTCTCTCGGTCTTTTGAATATTGCTTTTATTCTTTGTTTATGGGTCAATCTACTTGTTACTCTTTTAGCCATTTACTTACCTGTTGATCCGAAACCTCCATCACCTCTATCGGAATCGGATAATTCATCTACTTCGATGAAATTAATTTTAGGGTTAGGAATTATCATTAATTGACAAATTCTGTCACCAGTTTCATATATTTCAGTACTTGTTGAGTTATTATAATTAAAGGTCGCCATTATTTCACCTCTATAACCACTATCTATAACCCCAACAGAATTACTTAGTGTTAGTTTTGTTCTTCTAATTGAAGATCTTGGGAAAACTAAACCTACATGTGTGTCAGGTATTTCTATTGCGATACCCGTACTGTAGGTTACTTGATTTTTAGTATCATCAAAAACATGGCCGATTGAATATAAATCAACACAACCATCACCCTCTTTACTATAAGTCGGGATGATTGCGTCTTTGTGTAATTTTTTAATTTTACAATTAACACTAAAATCTACTTTTGGAAGATTTACGTTTTGTGGTTTACCCCCATTCATTTGGTTTACCGCATTAATAGAATCATTTGACAGTGCTTGAAGGGTGTTTTCGATTTCATCCATAAAGGATTGATCAACCTCACCACCTTTACTCAATTGGGTCTCAAATGACTCTAACTTTCTTAAATATTCTTCTAATTCTCCCTTATCCATTCTTTTGTTCGAAAATTGCAAGGTCAAAACCCTGTTTCACAATTTGTGCTAATGGTGTTGAGTGGTATTTTGCTTGTAGGTCGTCGTCACCTTTGTCAGAATTAACGATTGTTTGGTATTCTTCCTCAGATAAACTTACACCGTACTTAGAACAGTAATAGGCGGATCTTTCTCCAACTCTCATAGAAACTAATTCGTCATTAAATTCATACATTTTACCTAATTTATTTCTATGCCACTCACTTTCGTTTGGTTTAAATAGAAAAGTTTTTCCTATTTGGGATAGGATGGTACAAGTTAAAATACTTGAGACATCTTGTTGCAGATTTTCAGGTAGTATACTATTGACTTTTACCGCATATTTTGATGCGATAAACATGTGTTCTACTAAACCACCAGGATATGCACCATACATATCTAAACTTGTTGATGCGGGTGCAGTGAATATATCCTCACCTAAAAATTTAATTAAATCTTCGGTGAAAATATCATACTTCTCAGAAGTCTCGAGTAACTTCTTTTTGTTATTTTCTATTTGTTCTTTGTTTAACATGATTCTTATGATTTATAATATTCAGGTGTGATTTTAGAATCAATGACACACTCGATCTGCATCTTAGCGATCGAAATACTCTCACTTGATCTCATATCTTCTGAACGGTATTTTGATAAAACTATTGTTGCCTCTTCAACAGATTCTGCTTCGACAACATACTTAACTTTTTGAATTCTTGGATTTCCGTTTCTATCCAATTGCTCCATTTCGTAACCTACGGTTGCTAAATAATACATATATTAAAATTTAATTGTTCTTTATTGTTTTTAAAAATTCAACTCGGTCTTTACACACTTTCTTTAAAGAGTAAGTGTCTTTGACTGTTTCATATAATTTTTCACCTAAATCTTCCCTAAGTGAAGGGTTTTCGATTAGTCTTTTCATTTGTTGGAACCATTGTTTATGATTCTTTCTTGTTTGAACTAATAATGAGTTTCCATTTTCTACTCTATTACCATACTCGAAACTATCAACTAAATCAATTAGATAAGGATTTTCTGCCGTTGCAATAAGAGGTTTTTTATGGAAACCCGCTTCGATAACTTTGAGTTGGGACTTATACCCATTGAAGTCACTTTTTACAAGTGGTGCCAATGATACATCAAAGTAATTGTAATTTGTTGCGTATTTGTTCAAATCTAAAGTCCATCTTCTAACATATGGTTGATTAAATTCACCGTCGTAGGATTCTCTTTTCCATGTCTTTAAAAAGTTTACATACTCAGGTTGTAGTGATTTATAATCGTTAGTGAAAATACTTTCATATTTCGACCACACAGTTTCTTCAGGTCTAATAGGTCTTTCTCTTACTTCCCCCGTTGTTTTGTTATATTCTCTCATATTACCTCTCAGATCGAAACCACACAAAACAAACTGTACTTTGTCTTTATATTGTTGGTGTATTTGACTAATACCACCTTTCATTAATTCAATATCATATAAATGAGATGAACCTCCTAACCAACCAAATCTAACTTTATCAGATTCTATGGTGTTTGGTTTGAATTGACTTTCTTCTTCGTTTACGGCATTAGGGAATACATGAATTCTATCATGATTGACTAATTTTTTTAGTGCATCTCTATAAAGTGAAGTTGTACAAGTAATATAATCTGCCAATTTCAACATTTCCGTTCTCTTACCAGCAAGATTCTTCTGTTTAAAGGTCTCGTACATAGGATGTCTATGATCTACCCTCCAATAATCATCGGTATCCATGATAACAGTAATACCATTTGATTTTAACCATTTGATTCTTTTTATATTATCCTCGTGAGATGACTTATGAATAAAAGTGTGGAAGATTACCACGTCATATGTAGAAAAGTATTCATCCTCGTTTGGTACGTTCAGGTTCAAATCAACATGTACATCAGATGAATGTTTATCACCAATAAATGTAAATGGATCTATGATTCTGAATTTACCTACACCATGTGTGTCCGAGGGTATAGCTAATACTTTTACTTTTGACATATATTACTTGTATATATCAAAAAGTAAGAAAAAAAAGGGAGGAAATCAATCCTTTTTCTTTGCTTTATTAACTCCTGTAATTTTTCCTTTGAATATCGAGTCTCCGACTTTGAGAACTAAATTCTCGTTAATTGACGCGGTTTGAGATGCGGTCAATATTAATTCTAATTTCCTATCAACAATTTCCTCTAAGGTTTCTTTGATAGTTTCCTTTATAATAGATTTTATGTCTCCACCTACGTTAGGGGTAGGTTGTGTTTGAAGTGTGGGTACTTTTTGCGTCGTCGAGGATAATCCTTCTTTTTCCATAAGTTTTTTTGCCCCTTCCACAATTGAAAGATCTAAATTATCACTTAGTGAAATATTATCCACGGTAGGTATTGGGTTGTCAATCATGGCTTGTTTGATTGCGTCAGGTAATTTAGAATTTCTAATCTTATCTTCATTAACAACATTACTAGCCACATTTCTTACATTTTGTTTGGGTACATCAGATACCAAGTCACTTTGGTTTTGTTGTAGAGCGGTAGGATCAATATTACCTTTAGTAAAATCTCCTCCGTCGACTTTATTCATAACTTTTTTTGCATTTACCAATCTCCTCATGAGATCTTCTTTTGGTACTGGTACAGGTTCTTGCATGTTTTTTAAATTTATATTTTAAGTATAAGTATTTTATTTTTAATTATAAAGTAAACTTTTAATTCTCTTAATATTTTCATTCAAACCATCATAGTTGTTATCATCTTCCTCATCGTCGTCGTCGTCGTTATCAATAACAGGTGGTTCAGCAGGAGGTCTATTTTCAGGTTCTGGTTCAGGTAGTTCATCTCTTTGTGGTTCTACTTGATCGGTATTTTGATCATCTGGTCTGTCAACAGGTTCTGGTTGTGGTTCAGGTTGCGGTTCAGGTTGCGGTTGTGGTTCAGGTTGTGGATCTCTATCTGCGGGTATATCAGGTGTAGTCGACCAATCTGAAGTAACATAGGTTACACTCATAGAATTATCATCCCCTTCTTTATAACCTGGTCTTTTAACATCAAAAGTCTCATCATCGAAGATTTCTATTTGGTTCATCCTTGCCACAATAAAAGTTCTCCAATTACCTTTCTCAAATCCTGTTTTAGATCTTGACGGAGGTTCAACCCATGCCCTTACAATCATATTACCTTTCTTTGATAAACCAAGTGCAACTAACTCCGCTTTTACTCTTCTACCTGGTTGTACTTTACCTCGGGGACCATTATAAAAAAAACTAACAGGGTGTCTATTTCTAACAGCGTTAGATAGTGTACCAGGTCTATTTCTTTTTGACCTTAAGTACGCGGGAACTTTTTGTTCACCAATTAAAAATTTGTATATATCCTCGAATAGTTTCATTAGAAATCAGGGTATCCGTTTGAGTTACTGTAATTGTTCCTCGCAACGTGTTGTGTTCTTTCGTTAATATCTGTTAATGTACCTACACTTGTGTTATTTTCGGCACGTCCTTTTTCATCACCATCTGAGATTGCATTAGGATGAACTAAACCATAACCATTCTGATCATTGTAAATGTTTCTATTTTGATTATCTGTTCTTGTGTTAATATCTGTAAGACCCCCGACATTACCACTATTTTCACCTTTTCCTAATTCATCACCATCGGATATTGCGTTTGGATGGTTTACACTATATCCATTAGTGTCTGTGTTATATTGGTTTCTATTTAATAAATCCGTTCTTGTATTGATGTCAGTAAGACTACCAATGTTAGAATTGTTTTCACCTTTACCTCTTTCATCTCCATCTGAAAGAGCGTTTGGATGATTAACACTATATCCGTTTTGATCGTTGTAAAAGTTTCTTGTAACATTATCTAATCTCGTTTGATTGTCTGTTAAACCCCCAACCTTACCGTTGTTTTCACCTTTACCTAACTCGTCACCATCAGATATCGCGTTCGGATGGTTGGAACTGTAACCATCATTTGAATTATATGTGTTTCTTTTTATGTGTTCTTGTCTTTGATTGATATCAGTAACAGTACCTATTTGTCCGTTGTTCTCACCTCTACCGAATTCATCACCATCTGAAATCGCGTTTGGATTTTCTAACCCGTAACCATTATTTGGTCCGTATTTATTTCTCCCCAAACTGTCATTTCTATTTGTAATGTCTGTATTACTACCGATTCTACCATTATTTTCACCTTTTCCTAATTCATCACCATCAGAAATGGCATTAGGATGGTTTGAATCATAGTTTTTAGTACCCTGATAATCATTTCGGGATAAATGTTCTTTTCTAAACTGTGGTGATATTTTATCTAATTGACTTGGCATTATAATAATTCTTTAATTCTATTAACTTCTTCAAATACACCCAACGATGAGATTGGAGTGACGGAAGTTTTATCTGAATTAGACTTCATCATATTTCTTGGAATAGAATAATTCGTCTTTTTACTGTGTTTAGATAGAAAGGGATTTTTACGGATATCGTCTATTTGTGCGATATTGTCCGCCCTTTGTTTAGACTTTTTATTGTTCTTAATTAAGTCTCTTTCTCCATTTAAAAATCCTTTGGCCCACTTTAACATAAGATCCCCTCCTGCGAGTTTATATTGTATTAAAGAAAGGTCACCACTTTCTAAGTCATGTATAATTCTTTTAATTTGAGCATAACTCAAATTTCGAGTTCTTAAAAGGTTTTTGGCTCTTTGAGTACCATCCACAGATTTATCCTCTAAAGATGTGAACACTTTATGGATATAATCAAATATATTATCGGGTAATCTAAAAACCCTACCTCTTAATTTAGTATTACTCATCTGATTCTAAATGGTCTTTGATGTCACTAATTGAAAGATTGTTATTCTTCAATGTGTTCTTCAAAGAATGTATTTGTCTTTTTATGATCGGATTTAATTCTTTTTTAGAATCATTTACAATCTCTTGACTTTTATTTTTCTTAGTTAGAACAGTTTCAACATAGTCTCTCATAAATTTTTTGGGGTTCTCGACTAATCTAACTTTGTCATCAGGTAATTTTTCATCATACCCCATGGCTTCTAATCTTTTTATTGCATCGTCATGAGTTAATCCTAACTCCTTAGTGAAATGTTTATACGCCTTTTTAAAGTTTTCATCATCACCTAGGGTATCATCATATCCTAAAGATTTACTCATGTCACTCTCAGCCCAATATCTTAAAGATGTGTGAGTACCATGTACACCATGTGTACCTTGTGATCCACCGATGGCTTTAACAGTTTTATCTGTAGTTTTCTTAGAGGTTATTCCTTTCGCATGAAAATCGGTTGCTTTCTTACCCCTTTTTATATTTCCTTTTGAATCGACAATTTCATCGACTTCCTCTTCTTCTTGGGAAACTTTATCGGGTATTTCATCAAAGTCGGTTTCCTTGGAAAGTTCGTCTGCATATTTTTTCCATTTCTTTTTTTCCTTCTTTGAAGTCCCTTCTTCGTTCGCTTTTGCATAGAAGAATCTCTGTTGCGCTTTTGACGCAAATTTCTCTTCTATAACCTGTTTTAAAAAATTATTCATAGAAACTAGTTTAATTATAAATATCAAATGTTATGAAAGATATTTATTAGAATATGAATAGTCAGGATATTTTACGAATTTTAGGGTTCAGTTTGGATATTAAGTTGGATAATTCCGAAACTTTTGATTACACAATTGCGGAATTTGACACTGATTATGACCAAAAAACCCTTTCTAATACACAACCGTTCAATATCAACAGTTCGGTTGAAAATTATATGGGTGACACCACAAATCAAATTGACACAATTAAACTTTGTGAGATAGATACTGGTTTGGAGAGTTATTCAGGTATAACTTATGTGGTTTCTTTTGAGGATTTTGTTTCACATTTTAATACTGAAAACTATGATTATGAAAATATTTTATTAAATAATGATGTTTTTACATATACAGGTTTAACACACCCAAACGGTGAACAAGAAACTCATTATTTTAAAATATGTGGTTATAATGAACCTATTCCGCCCACACCAACACCTACTGTAACATTAGATCCTGATTTACCAACACCAACTCCATGGCCGACATCGACACCTGAGATAAGTCCAAGTCCTACCCCGACATCGACCACGGTACCAAATCCTTTTGGTCCTACACCTACACCAACTTCGACTTTTGACCCTAACGCAACACCAAACCCAACTGCAACCTCAACACCTACTCCAACACCTAGTTATGGGTTTAAGGGTCAACAACCGACACCTACACCCACACAAACACAGGAATTAGAACCAAGTCCAACCCCAACCATAATACCATCTTCTACACCACTACCCACAGGTACTGCAACACCAACCCCTACTATTATACCTTCGTCTACACCTTTACCTACTAACACACAAACACCTGAACCTACTAACACACAAACACCTGAACCTACATCCACAGTTGAGTTAACTCCTAATCCAACCAATACAGAAACACCAGTACCTACAAGTACGGGAACACCAGAACCTACTAACACAGAGACCCCAATTCCTACTAATACAGAAACACCAGAACCTACTAGTACCGAGACTCCAATTCCTACTAACACAGAGACCCCAATTCCTACTAATACAGAAACACCAGAACCTACTAGTACCGAGACTCCAATTCCTACTAACACACAAACACCTGAACCTACTAACACACAAACACCTGAACCTACTAACACAGAAACTCCAATACCTACTAGTACGGAAACTCCAATCCCCACTAATACAGAAACACCAGTACCTACAAGTACGGAAACACCAATTCCAACAAATACGGAAACACCAATACCTACTAACACAGAAACTCCAATACCTACTGATAACCCGACCGCCACTCCGCAGGAAACCCCTGTACCGACATCAACACCATTACCAAGTGCAACTCCTCAGTCAACACCTGACCCTACGATAACACCGAACCCAACAGCAACTCCGATACCTACTGAAACACAAGAACCTACTGCAACCCCGACGGGAACACCATTACCAACAAGTACTCAAACGCCCGAACCAACTACCACACCGAATCCAACCGCGACAGAAGTACCAACGGCAACACCAATGCCAACTTCTACACAAATGCCAACACCCGAACCTACGTCAACAATACCACCAACTTCAACACCACAGGCAACTCCAAATCCTACCGCGACTTCAACATATCACCACTGGTTTGTGAAATGTGACGTTGGGGGACCTGGTGATTTTGATATTGTCTTTGATAGATATGAATTTGAAAACTTACATGGTATACCAACAGTTTTAGGAACAACACTTACTTTACAAAGTGACCCAACAACATGTTACGTTTATTCAGGTACTACAACATTTATGAATATAACTCACACAGTGAATGATATAAACGATGTTGATGTATGTGGATGTCCTACACCTGTTCCGACACAAACACAACAACCGACACCTGAACCAACTGCAACTATACCACCACCAACACCACAACCCACAAGTACACCATTACCAACTTCAACACCACAACCTGCGTGGTCACCAAACAATGACATCTTACCTGTCGCGTGGATTGATGCGTCAGACTCTTCGAATTACCAAAGAAGTGGAACAAGTTTACTTGGGGTGACTGATAAGGCGGGGACATATACAATGACGGTGGGTGGTAATCCACTCACTAACTCATCCACTCAAAATGGATTGAATGTATTCGATTTTGATGGTAATAGTGATTTCCTACAAAGTACAACTTATAGGTCGCAAGTATCAAGCGGTAACCATTTTGCATTAGGTGTGTTTAGGTTTGAATCAACGAACAACACAAAAAATTCTTTATGGAGTTATGAATACAGTAGTACTACTAATAAAAGGGACTATGCAATTAGTGCGGGTGCCACTAATAACACATGGCCAGGTGAGTTGGATTTAGACGGGTTATCTACTAATAGAATTAGTTCTACAATTGGTAACCTACGAACTTGGGATTTAAAAAGTCTAACAAGAAATCAATATCACATCGTCTCTTGTTGGTTTAACAAAACAGGAAACCAAATAGGTGTTAGGGTAGATGGTTCAAACGCGTTTACACCTGTTAATGATTACGATAATTCATTACAAACAACCCAAGAATTAAGATTGATGAGAAATAGATCATCCGTGGAGTTAGATGGTAAGATGGGTGAATTTATAGCTTACGCATCAATGCCAGGTACAAGCGGTACAGATATGACGTATTTAGAGAAGGCAGAGGGGTACTTAGCACACAAATGGGGATTAACAAGTAGTCTCCCAAGTTCACACCCATATAAGAACATAGAACCAACATTATAAAATTTACTTTCAGACTAACAATAACTGATGTTTTTACTATTTATAGTTAAAAGTAAAAATGTCATTAGAGATCTCAGGTTTTTCAACCAATTTAATTGATTGTCAAGGAACATTGTTTGACTCATGTTGTGGGTTCAGTTCAACGTTAGGAATAAAACCATGGGCATATCGAATTGATGGTCACACAAATGATGATTGTGATTTTTTACTTAAAAGACGAACAGAGAAGGGGTGGACCTTAGATTTTGTTTTTAACAAAGAAGATAAGGAATGGTCAGAAGGTGGTCCTTTTTATTTTTGGGGTGTTAGAGAGGAAGATGATGAAAGATTATATGCGGATAACAATTTATCATTCCGATTTACTGATGATGGTAGAATTCAGTGGAGAGCTCACAGGTATTCGGGATCATGTGTAAATGAAGTTTATTCAGAAGATTTTTATGTCTCATCAGGTCAAACACCTGTTTTATGTTCAGAGGGTACATCTAAAGATTTTAATATTACAATTGTATTTGATAGAAATCTAAGACTTACTGATTGTAATATTGAGAATGATGGTAGTTGGAACGATTTAATTACTGGTGAAACTATTACTAACGCGTCTGATGTTGTCCTATCTGGTTCAACAGAATCCTACCAATATATTGAAGTACTAAATAAAGATTGGAACGATGAAAGATATTCAAGGTTAGGTACATTAAAAATCTATTTAAATGGTTGGCCAATCTACAAATTAGAAGATTGGGAGGAAGTAATTCCTTCAAGTAGGGGACAACAACCCTTTATCCAATTATGGGGTGGGGGTGCAAGTGGATCTGGTGGTATTCATGTGGGTGATCATAATTTCACTTTGAAAAGAGTTAAGTATTTTGAACAACCCATGAACGCTTTACAAGTCAAAGACCATTATTTAACACTATCATCACCATATTTTGAGATTGTTGAGTGTGTTGAACCATGTGAAGAAACATCAATTACTCCGTATAGTGATAACACAATAATTTATGAACAGGATGTTGATGGTGATAACCAAACAACAAATACTGACGCAGTCCACACAGAAAATGAGGACATATTAATTTTCTAAAATATTTATAAGAATGGCGTTTAAAAAGATATCGGATTTAAATTCAAATTTAACACCAAGTGGGAGTGGATTAATCCCTATTTCACAAAATGGTGAGACTTTCAGTACAACATTAGACACAATAAAAGGTCAGATTGAAGGTGGTTTAACGGGTTCCTTTGCAACAACGTCATCTCTTAATGATTTAGAGTTGGTTGTAAATAGTACAACCTCGTCAGTAGATGAGTTAAATACGTTCACTTCGTCAGTTGGTGGTCGAGTAGATTCTCTCGAAACTTTTACAGGTTCTTTAGATGATAGTTTTGCGTCTGATATTGAATTAAGTGATTTACGTGATTATTTTAACAGTTATACATCATCTAATAATAATGTAAATACACAACAAAATACAAGATTAGATTCTATTGAGGAAAGACTTAATAACATAGAGACTATATTAAATGAGTGTTGTTTAGGTCCAACTTCTACTCCACAACCTACTTTTATTCCTACGTCCACACCCGCACCAACACAAAACCCAACATCAACCCCTGCACCAACATTTGAACCGACACCTAACCCTACATCTACTCCTATACCAACACAAACACAACAACCGACACCTAACCCGACCGCCACTCCACCACCAAGTGCAACACCACAAGCAACACCCGAACCTACAGCAACAATATTACCAACATCAACACCTCAGGCAACACCTAATCCAACCGCTACGGAGGCACCAACGAGTACACCTGCACCAACAGCAACTGTAGAACCAACTCCTAATCCTACTCCAAACCCAACACCTAACCCAACACCTAACCCGACCGCAGAACCAACCCCTAATCCCACACCTATACCAAGTGCAACACCACAAGCAACTCCAAATCCAACTGCAACGGAAGGACCAACAAGTACACCAGCACCAAGTGCAACACCTCAGGCAACACCTGAACCTACCGCAACAGAAGATTTACCGCCCGCAACTCCACAACCAACCGCAACTGTAGAACCAACACCAGTGCCGACATCAACTGTGGGTCCAACGAGTACACCTATACCTACTGCAACACCACAGGCAACACCCGAACCTACGTCAACAATACCACCAACTTCAACACCACAGGCAACTCCAAATCCTACTCCGACGAGTACATCTACATTATCCGCAATTAATTTAGTTTCGAGATTAAATTTGGGGACTTATGAAACAAGAAATTCAACTCTTTCAAACGCAAATTCATTTATTTGTAATAATAACATTTATAACACAACAGTACCTAACGATTTATATACTTCAGGTAGTCCAACAAATCCACAAACAGGCGATATACTCTATTTAGACGATCAAACCTTAGGTATAAATTATTACGTCAATGAAGAGTTTTTACATATTAATTTAGATCCAAATAACAACAATTGGAATGTTGTTACTGATTGGAGATGGATTACTACTGACGCAAACGGAATTATGACCGTAACACAACTAAGTGCGTGTCCAACACCTAACCCAACAAGTACTTCTATACCAACCGCAACACCACAGGAAACACCAGTACCAACGAGTACACCAGTACCAACTGCAACACCAGGATCAACTCCTGTACCGACAGCCACACCAGCACCAAGTGCGACACCTCAGGCAACACCTAATCCTACGGCAACTGAGGGTCCAACATCGACTCCTAACCCCACAAATACACCACCTGCAACTCCACAACCAACCGCAACTGTAGAACCAACAAGTACTCCTATACCAACATCAACACCTCAGGCAACACCTAATCCTACTGCAACTATACCACCACCGACACCTAACCCAACAATTGCACCCACATCAACACCAGTACCAACTGCAACACCAGGATCAACTCCTGCACCGACACCAACAGGCACTCCTTCACCAAGTCCAACTGGTACACCTAATGCAACTCCTGAACCAACTGCAACCACACCACCTGCAACTCCACAACCAACAGCAACTGTAGGTCCAACGAGTACACCATCACCAACTTCAACACCTGGTTCACCAACACCAACACCTACGTTTGATCAACCTAACACAATATACGTACATGTACCTTAAACGATTTGAGATATGAATAACAATAGATTAAAACAAATAACTCAAGAACTTAACGAAAACACGTCTAATGACATTGTGAGTGTTTCTTATGGATTTAAAACCGTTAATGGTAAATTAACAAACGAGAAGTCTATAATTTTTACCGTCAAAGAGAAAAAACCGATTGAAGATATACCACAAGATGAACTCTTACCTTCTTCTGTGGATGTTGATGGTGAAAATGTTAATACCGATGTTATTCAAGGGGAAATAAGAGCACAGGGTTTTGGTAATTTTTGTGTTCCTGAATGGACTAATTGGCTTTCAACCCCACCTCAAAATAGAAACGTACATAGACCACTGATGGGTGGTGTATCCACAACAAATTATTCTAAATTACAAAACTATGTAGGTACCTTAGGATTTTTCGCTGTAGATAATGAAGATAATAGTTTGGTTGGTGTTTCAAATAACCACGTATTAATAGACGATGCGTTTTTGGCCACAGAAAGAGACCCTTTAAATAGTGAAATAACAAACACGCTTTTACATGAGATTACACAACCGAATGAAGTTGGAAATTCAGGGTCCCAATATAAAGTAGGTATTGTAAAAAAATACCAACCTCTTGTTGGTGCAAACACTGTTGATGCGGCCTTAGTTGCGATTGATGACTTGAGTTTAGTGGATCCTGCGGTATCGTGGCAACAATTTGGTATAACGGGAATGACCCAAGCACCGAGATTTGCAACAACTTCAGAGATCAACACTTTATTGGAGAATCCGTCAACGGAGTATTACGTATCAAGTAGAACTACAGGACCAAAGGGACAACAAGACACAAAACTTTTGAACTTCGCAAGTGCAAGTTCAATTTATATTAATTACACTAAACAAGGTGCAGATCAGGCGGTTTACATGAACGATACCTTTGAATTGGTTGCAAGTGGTTCCACAACTCCAACGGGCGATTATTGTTTTTACCCGTCAACGGGTGGAGATTCAGGTTCCGCGATACTTGCTCAAATAGAGAGTCAATTTGTGATTGTTGGTTTATTATATGGTGGAAGATACACACAGGTAGGTGATGATAGTTACCCAACACATACATTATGTAATAGGATTGATAACGTAGCATCAGCATTAAACATAAGTGCTTGGGACGGATCACTAAATGGTATTATCCCTGATAATACGTCGGGTCCGATAACACATGTTGTCGGTGGTTTGAGTAGTCAAAAAACAATTACAGTTAATGGTTTAGAATATTGGCAACATGGGTTAGTTTTAAATTCGTCAATGCAACCCGATCCGACACCTCAACCATCACCAACCGCAACTATCGGTCCAACACCTACAAGTACACCTGACGCAACACCTCAACCAACTCCCGAACCAACAGGGGTAGTTGATCCAACACCAACCCCTAACCCCACAAATACACCTGCACCTACAGCTACGGTAGTACCACAAACACTTTATTTGGATTATGACCATTTAAATTCGTGTAGTACGGCCAACTTAATATTGTCTGTTAATGGTGTTCAACAAGGTGGAAATATAAACCTAACTCAAGGTAGTACAGGATCAGGAACGATAAGAGGACCAATTTACACGTATCCTGGCGATGTGGTTTCATTACAATTTAAACCTTTCAACCTGATTTCACCATGTACATTATCATACCAAAATCCAACAGTGGAGGTATTTAATAACACTGTGTCAGTGGCAACGAACTCAAATGATGGTGTTTATAGTACCTACCAATACACAGTAGGGTCGGGCCCATTTGCAGAAGATGGTAGTACTGATGTAACATTATTAGTTGAGATGAACAGTTCCCCCGTACCAACAGCAACACCTGTTCCAACATATACACTTACATTAGAAAACGTAACATCATCCACATATGCTGAACAATGTGCAAAAGGTTACATTACGGTTGAGAAGAACGGATCGGTGGTTGCAACACTCACCAAAACCCAAGGAAATACATACGCGAATTGGGACACATCTTCAGTCTCATTTACTGCTGCAGATGTAGTTACAATGAAATCATACTCACAAGGTGGAGGAGGTTCAGGTTGTACGGCTCTTGAAGACACCACTGTTAGATGTGTATATAACGGTTCAGCAAGAACATTATCACAAGCTAATGCGGGAACAAATGGTCAATCATACACAGTGACCAACCAAAATGGCACGGCTTTCGGTTGGTTCTTTGAAGTGGGTATAGTTTAAATAAATTAAGTATTTATTGATATGGAATTTTTTATAAGAAAAGGGGCAACAGACCCAATTTTAAAATTACAATTATTAGATGATGGTAAAAACGATAAATCATCTTTAAATGATTTATTAGAAAATGCGGACATTACCTTTGATATGATAGATATTGATACTGATGTTCCTGAGATTTTAGGTTCTCCCTGTAAACTTGCATATAGAACAAAAAAATACGATCAAACAACTGACGAGTATTATATAACTTATAGATTTACTGAATCACAAACAAAAAAGTCTGGTAAATTTGAGGGTATTGTCAATATTCAATTTAGAGATACTGATCTACAACCAACCAACAAACTTATAGTTCCAATCAAAGAAAAACTATTTATCAATATTATTTAAGATTTTTTCATTTATCATTAATCTCTTTACTATTATCGGGTTTTTTGGGTTCTTGATATTCTAATTAATATTTCGTATATTTGTAGTGAAGACTAACTACGCTACACAGTAGTGTAAGATAATATGTCAAACTAATTTATACTATTAATGAAAGATATCATCTCACAAGAGGTAATCGAAGAGTTCCTCAATGGATCAGACCCTGAAGAATATATTGTAGGGTTAGAATACGAATACAGATCCAACATCATCTACAAAATTATTCAACACCCTGAAAAAGGTAAAGTAATTAGACAAGATAAGTTAACCCCTTTTCTTTGGGTTGACGATATTACTTGTCTAAACTTCTATAATGGAAGTAAAGCCATGCAAAGGAAGAAAATGATGGAGTATGGTATTACCATCGAAAAACTCGATGATGGTGGTAATGAAAGATTAAGTAATGGTTTTAATTTTCTTGTTAAGAGTAGTAAAGGATATCGAGAACTATTAAGTTTTTTTAGACAAGGAGGTATTAATCCGTGGGATGATAAATTGGGTCCTGATGGTAAAAAAATAAAAGATCATTTTATTCTACTAAACCCAAAAGAACAATATCTAATACAGAAAGAAAAAAGACTTTTTAAAGGTATCGAAGAGTATGATGATGTTCATAGATTAGTATTCGATATTGAGACAACGGGTCTTGATCCTGAAACAGATAAAATCATTCTAATCGGAATGAAGGATAATCGTGGTTTTGTCAAGATCATCAGCGCATTTGGTGAAGATGGTGAGAAAGATTGTATTATTGAGTTTTTCAAATATGTCAAAGAATTAAAACCCACAATTTTTGCGGGATATAACTCAGCGTTTTTCGATTTCCCTTTTATTCTTAGACGAGCGGAGATCTTGGGTATCAATATCGAAGATCACACACAAATATTCACCACACAGGGGATGAAAGAGAAAACAGGTATTTTAAAACTTGCAAATGAAATAGAAGAGTATACGCAACACCTGATATGGGGTATGAATATATTAGATATTGCACATGCAGTAAGACGTGCACAGGCGATTAATTCTGATATTAAATCATGGGGTTTGAAGTATATAACAACGTATCTCGGTGCTGAAAAAGAAAACAGGGTATACGTTGATGGTGCTTGGATATCTAAAACATACTTAGATAATGAAAGTCATTATATGAACCCAAAGACAGGTAAATATAAAAAGATAGGTGACCCTGGTACTGAAAATTTATTACAAAGATTCCCTAATAGTTACGAGGTATGGACGGGTAGAAAGATAGTTGAACAGTATCTCGATGATGACCTTTATGAAACTATGGTTGTTGATGATTCATTTAGTCAATCAACATTCTTACTTTCTAAATTAGTACCTACAACTTATGAGAGGGTCTCTACTATGGGTACTGCAACTCTATGGAAACTTATAATGTTGGCGTGGTCATATAAACATAAATTATCAATTCCTGAAAAACAAGAAAGAAGGGCAATTACAGGTGGACTTTCACGACTTCTAACTTGTGGGTATTCTGAACAGGTAGTTAAATTTGACTACTCATCTCTTTATCCGTCGATTCAACTTGTTTATGATGTATTTCCTGATTGTGATGTTATGGGGGTACAAAAATCGATGTTAAAATATTTTAGGGATGTTCGTATTAAGTATAAAAAACTTGCGGCACAACACTCTAAATCAGATCCTGAATTATCTAAAAAGTTTGATAGAAAACAATTACCGATTAAAATATTCATTAATGCTTATTTCGGTTCTCTTTCAGCACCACAAGTTTTTCCTTGGGGCGATATGGATATGGGAGAAACAATCACGTGTGTTGGTAGACAAAGTTTACGTATGATGATTATGTTCTTTAAAAAGAAAGGATATACTGCACTTGTGATGGACACGGATGGTGTTAACTTTTCTTGTCCTGATGATGTAGAGAGTAGAGAATATGTGGGGAAAGGTAAGAATGAATTGGTAGAAGAAGGTAAACTATATAAAGGTGCTGAAGCCGATACTGCGGAGTTTAATGATATATTCATGAGGGGTGAGATGGGATTAGACATCGACTATGTCGCACCATCGACAGTTAATATTGCAAGAAAAAATTATGTACTTAAAAAACCAAGTGGTGGTCTAAAATTAACAGGTAACACAATCAAATCAAAAAACTTACATGGTTACATTGTAGATTTCTTAGATGAAGGACTTAAACTAATGTTAGATGGTAAAGGACACGAATTTTTAGAACTGTATTATTCATATATCGAAAAGATTTATAATAAAGATATTCCACTTGCGAAGATTGCAAATAAATCAAGGGTTAAACAATCCGTAGATGACTATAAGAAACACATCACAAAAAGAACTAAAAGTGGTTCTCTTATGGCAAGACAAGCACATATGGAATTGATTATACAAAACAATTATCTACCAAGTATGGGTGAGACTATTTTTTATGTAAACAATGGTACTGCGAAATCTCATGGTGATGTACAAAAAATTGCAAAGACTAACGATGTCAAAATCAACAGTTATATGATCACCGAAAAAGAGATGGCTGAGAACCCTGATATGAAAGGTGAATATAATGTTGCGAGATATATTAATACATTTAATAAAAGAATCGAACCTCTTATGGTAGTATTCGATCCTGAGATTAGAAACGACATTTTGGTTGATAATCCTGAGAAACGACCATACTTCACACCAAAACAATGTGAATTAGTTTCAGGTCATCCAATGAAAGAGGGTGGTCAAGATAGTTTTGAAGAGGTGATGACTTTATCAGATAGTGAAGTTTTATTTTGGAATAAAGTTAAGAGAGACCCATTTTTCTTGTATCTCGAGAACAGTATTGATTATGTTGATCCTTTTTGGGTAAATAAGAATAGATCAGTACTAAACTTTAAATTAGATAGTTCACCATCACAAGATTCAGATATAATTGAGAGGAATGGTCATGATTATGCAACCCACACAGACGATAGGGTTTAAATCATATTAAACGGTGATTGTATAGGTCGATATTTTAGGGATTTATTAAGATTCTCCGCTTCGTTACCTTTTCTTTCTAACATTTTGTCAGGACGTAATCTCTCTAATCGGTTCATCAATTCCTCGAGAAGTTTTAATTTCTCATCCTTACCTTCTGTAAGTAAAGAGGTATAATCCAATTTGATTTGACTATCGGGTACTTGTAAGTCCCCTGAGAATTTAGAATATATTCTACCTAAACCTTCTTTTGAGTATGCGATTAAGTATTTACGAACCCAATTCTGTGCGGGTCTGTTTAATGTTTCCCAAGTTAGTTCTTCAGTGGCGATGTCAGAAGGTAATTTAACTACGTCTTTGTTTTTTTCCAAACAATCGTCTCTATCGAATGTATCGTAATACCAATACCACACATAGAAATTGTGTTGTTGGATAGATCCGAAGTCAAACCTACCACCTGGTACATTTGCTAAGTGAACATATTTTTTACCTTCAGGACCTGCAGTGATTCTATAAGTAAGTTCACCACCAATCAAACGGTTCTTAATGTTTCTATCTTGCATACGTGATAATAGGTCATATGCGGGTAACATAAAGTAAGAACCTGAGGTTCCCATTTGTGCAAATCCACCAACCCCACCAAAACCTACACCACCGAGACCACCAAAACCACCTAAAAATGGATCCACAATAGAGTCGGTTAGTTCCGCCCTTGTGAACCAAAGTAGTTCATTTATCTCTCTACCAGCAGGTATTTCATAAACTTGTTGATTTGCGACAAGTTCTATCTTGTCTTTTTTAAGTACATAATCTCCCCCAGCTTGGAGACCAACAATTTTTGAATATGCGTAAGTGTATTGAGTCTCATAATCAACGGACCTCGTCGTAAACGCTCTCGTCAGTGATTGTGTGTCAACATCTAACCCCGCAAGAGCAGACCATTGTGATTCGATTAACCAATCGCTCACATATTGTTCATACTCATCGAGAGATAATTCGAGGAATGTATCCATTTGTTCCTCTGTTAACTCGATGGATCTAACAGGCATCCCTAAAAGGTGTAGGACCTGTGAGAAAAGTTTATCCCTATTGTCTGGTGTAATGATTGTACTTGCCATACTTGATTTATTACAATAAATAGTTTATATTTAGAAAAACAGACTCAATCAAAGGAATCATTTAATAAAAATAAAGACATGGGGAATAATTTTGTAACAGATGAAATTTTAAATAAAATTAGATCAAAAAGAAAAGAGTTATTCCCATATGAAAGAATAAATCGATTTGGAGTTATCCTTCAGGATGATAGGGCGAAAAAAAGATTAATTTACGGTTGTAGTCAAATACTAAAAGAATTATATTCTGAAATGGATGGAAGATGGGGTGAGGATCCTTCTCCAAGTACAAATAGAAAGGGTGTGGGGGTATTAGAGATTCATGAGAAAACGGGGGTTCCTTATTGGAGTCACCTAAACTTTTTGAATACGAATTGGAGTATGTTAGACAGAACTCTCATGTATTTTGAGTATGTACAGGGCCACAAAATTGTTTGGGAAAGTGACCCATATAAGTACGTAAATGATTTCTTGAAACTTTTATATAAATTTAAAGAGGAGGTCCTATTAGATTCCTCCGAACTTAAATGGGGTGACCTAAAGAAGATTCACTCAAAAACATGGGCTAGTGGAGAAAAACACAATAATTTTGTTGTGGAAAACTACCAAACTCTTTTTCCTAATTCTGTAGATGTCGTTAATGGTAGTAGTGAGAAAGGATTAGTGGACGACTTTAAGGGTATTGATTGTACTATCATTGGTACAGACGGAGACAAATATTACGTTCAAGTCAAAGGTTGTAATTCGGTTTATTTAGATGAGGGTGTATATACCGTACATGTATCGATGAATCTAAATTCATATAAAAACATACATTATTTTGTTTTTTGTCCGTCTGATGAAACTAAAGTATATGTTTTTAAAAACGATCCTGAAAGTATATGTAATTGTGATTCTGAGATTGAACCGTGTGTTAAAATACCTGAAAATTTAGTTTTAACGATATCAAATAGATCTTACTAATTCCTTACCGAAACTTTCTGAATATTCACCATCACCCATAACCTGATCGATTATATCCTTTTTCTTTTGTAGGATATTATAAATTGTTTTTTCAATGGTGTTTTCAAATACAGGGTAGTAAACAAGAACACTATTCTTTTGTCCGTAACGGTATGCTCTATCTTCTGCTTGTGAGTGGTCTGCAGGAACAAAAGACAAATCATTCATTATAACCGTATCTGCGGAAGTTAATGTAATTCCGACACCCGCCGCTTTAATATTACCAATAAAGATCTTTATTTTACTATCATTTTGAAATCTATCTACGGACTGTTGTCTTCTGTCTTTACTCATTCTACCATCTAAGACAACTGATTTCTTCTTGTACTTTTCATGTAACATGTCTAATGACATTGTAAAATTTGTAAACACAATAACTTTTTTATCTTGTTCTAAAACTCTATCTATAAGTTCACAAGTATGTTCGACTTTTTCTATTGCAATAAGTTGACGTAATTTCATTAACCTATTTAGTGTAACGGTAATACTTTCTTTTTCTTTGTTTTCCTCACTAATCCTAAGGAATTCACTTAATTCGTCATCATAGAAAGTATTTTTAAGTTCTAACCATATCGGTGATACAATTTTCTCAGGTAAATCAAGAATGTCTGTTTTCATTCTTCTTAAGACCACCGCTTTTGTTTGGTCTCTTAATTCATCAAGATTACTTGCACCACTTGTGTTCCAAACTTTTCTACCACCAACTCTAAATTGATAACCCTTACAGTATCTCATCACATAACTTTTCCAATTCAATGTAAGTGGTGAATTTACTATTTTAAGTAAATTATAGTAATTGATTGGTCTTGAGGTCATTGGTGTACCTGTTAGTAACCAAACTTTAGGTATTTTCGCGAGTATATCATTTAAAAGTTTAGTTCTCTGTGCTTGTGGATTGGATATATAATGTGCCTCATCAATTATTGCAAGATCGAATCCTTCTTTCATTATAATTTTATATGCGTCACTCTCTTCAGTTTTTTCTGTGGTATGGAAATTCTTTAAAATGTCATAATTGATTATGTAATACTTAAATGTCGACCCCCATTTTTTCCCTTCAACAATTAGTGTATAATCATCAGAGTAAAGTTCTATTTCTCTCTGCCAATTAATTTTGAGTGATGCAGGACAGACGATCAATACTTTCTTTGCTTTACTCTCTATAGATGCAATCACAGTACTTGTTGTTTTACCTAACCCCATGTCGTCGGCTAAAATGTACCTGTCGTTTGCTAATAATTTTTCTATCGCCTCTTTTTGGTGACTCATAGGTGGTCTATGATCGTAAGGACTATAATCTATTTCCCTATCTAAAGTTTTTTCCTCTTGTATAATAGATGCTTTAGGTATCCACATCGCAATCGGTGCCATGTCTTGAGTTAGATTACCCCATATATGAAACGCTTTATCACTCTCACAAAGTAATTTTTCTACCCATAGAGATTCTACAGGTTCCATAAGAAGACGATCTTCTTGTATTTTGGAACCAAAAGATTTTGCTATACTAACATTTTTTCTTGCAACCTTAGGTTCAATTTTGTGGTATTTTAAAATATAATCGCATTGGGCCCTTGACATCTTATAATGTCTGTCTTTGGATTGTCTTTTCTTCCAATCTAAGATTTGATTATTATAACCTTCGTATTCGGTTAAAATCTCTCTTGCCTCTATTTCGGGTATCTTCTTATCCATTATACCTATTATTTTAAATATAAGTAATTCAAACCAATAAATAAACTATTTATGTATATGAACAAAAAGGTCCCAATTACAAGAATAAATAAGTTCTTCTCAGGTGATGACTTTGATTTTAATGTATCGGTAGGTCAAGAATACTTACATGGTGATTTAAATATGAAGTTGGTTCTGTATCGTGTTGATACAGAAAGTACAGATACTGATGCTGTGTATGCCGAGGTTGGGAAAGATCAGATAAAGTTTTATCCACCTATTGAATTTAATGCTTTAGTAAAAATAGAAGAACCAAAAAACAGTTCATACAATAGTAAGGGACTTGTAAGGTATTTGGAACCAGGTAATTTGACACTACAGGTGTACATAAAACATCTTAGTGATTTAAAAATAGATATAAAATATGGTGATTTTATAGGATATCCTGAGACTGAAGAAAAAACAAGGTACTATACTGTATCGAATGATGGTAAAGTTACATCAGACAATAAACATAATATGTTTGGGTTTAAACCATATTATAGAACCATAACTTGTGTACCCGCACAAGAAGCGGAATTTAGAGGAATATAATGGCAATACCGAAAAGAAAAAATGATATCAGTGTTTATCAAGGAAAAGAATTGGTAGAAAGAAGACAGGAGTTATTGGACAAGATAACAAAGTCAGATTCTTTTTTACCCGATTCCGTTTTACATGATGATTTGGATTTGGGTATGTTAGATTTTGTAAAAGATAATTTCAAAATAAATTCTGACGGTTCGGTTGTCCCTATTATCCCAAAAATTTTAACCATTCAGAGATGGGGTGAGTTCACAAATACGTGGAATTTTGCGGATTTAGATGGTAACCCAAGTTTACCTTTCATCGCAGTGATTAGAAGACCCGATGTTCAACCAGGTACTAATCCAAGTTTACAGAGAACCATACCCGATCGTCAACAATTTTACTACGCTTCAGTACCAAAATGGGATGGGACACAAATGGGTGCTGATGTATATAAAATACCACAACCTGTTGCCGTTGATATTACTTATGAAGTTACTATTGTTTGTACAAAATTTAGAGATCTTAATAAATTTAATAAAATTGTTCTACAAAAATTCTCTTCTCGTCAGGCTTACACTACAGTAAAAGGACATTACGTACCAATTGTTTTAGACACCATCGCAGATAATACTCCTGTTGAGTTAGATTCGAGAAGGTTCTATCTACAAAACTACACTTTCACCCTACTTGGGTATATCATAGACGATGAAGAGTTTGAAGTTAAACCCGCACTTAGTAGATTGTTCTTAATGAATGAATTTATACAAAGTAATAACTTTGAAAAGAAGTACATTAATAAAAATTTAGATATTACCGTTGCAACCTTTACCGCGGACGGTTTACAGACCGCATTTAGTGTAGGGGAAACTATTGGTATTTTATTTACTGTTGCGGTTAATGGTTTATTACAGGTCAAAGACGAAGACTTTTATCACGTCGCTCTTACATCCAAAATTACATTTGTCGAACCTCCTCGTGAGGGTGCACAAATAACCATCACATATTATAGAGGAAAAAATAATATCTTCATTGATGGGTCAGGAAATGCAAAACAAGTAACTACAGAATACTTTAATTACACTGTGGGTGGAACATTAAGTTTTACCACACTAAATAATATAGACAGTGTTATAAGTTTAGATGTGAACGGTCTTCAACAAGAGGAAGGACAAGGTTTTAATATTACAGATTCCACAACAGTTACATTATCGGGCGCACCACTCTATGATTCTACTGTTGGTGTAACTTATCTTTTTTAAAATTATTCCGAGTAGAGACCTTTTTCACGGTCTTTACAGTACTGATCGATCCATTTTTCAACTACACGGTAGATTTTTAGACCGTTCTTATCACAGTACTTTTTGAGTCTATCGTGGTGTACATCACTTATTTTAAGGTTTTTTGTTTTTCTGACACTCATAAAGATAAATATAGATAAAAAAATATCTTTAAATATCCCAAAATAGAAAACTTGGTAAATCTTTCAGAAAATTAAAGATATTTATAGTAAGAACAATAAAAAATTTATAACAAAGTAATCAATGGCAAATTCAAACAGAGTATTCGTTTCTCCAGGTGTTTATACATCGGAGAAGGATTTAACGTTCGTAGCTCAGAGTGTGGGTGTAACCACATTGGGTTTAGCGGGTGAGACAATACAAGGTCCCGCGTTTGAACCTATACTAATAAGAAATTTCGATGAATTCAAAACATATTTTGGACCTACTTCCCCGACTAAGTTTTCAGATGGTAATCCAAAATACGAATTAGGTTATGTGGCAAAATCATACCTACAAGAATCAAATCAACTTTTCGTTACGAGGGTTTTAGGTAAAACGGGATACAAGACAACAAAAACATTCGCAATAAAAACATTGGGTGGTGTCACTGTCGATACATCTTCTTCAAATTCAACAGTAGATAGTTTATCAGGTACAACCACTTCAATCGCAACATCAGCGTTTATTGCAGACTTATCAGGTAAAACAGCAACTGACGGAAGTTCTGTTCCTGATTTCATTAATGATATTACAACGGCGGTAGATGGAACTTGGTGTACTTTAGGTCATGTAGACTCGGGTAACACGGCAAGTTTAGACAGTTCACTTGAGGTGGCAGGTCCTATTGGTACTAATAGTAATAATAATTGGTATAACGTTTATCACAAGGTAAATGGTTTAGGTGAGATTGATGGTGTTTACTCATATCTATTTGTTTATAGTGGGGCAAACACAGGATGGACAATCACACAATTTGAATATAGTGCATCAGTTAACAGTGATTACGATGGTATTGTAGCGGCGGCATTTAGATCAAGAGGTGGTTATGACGGTGAGTCTTTAGAATTAGAGATTACTGCGAACACAGGTTTTACAGTTGCATCTACAGAAGCACAGACAGATCCATTAGGTGAATTTAGAATCACTGCGGTTGGATCTACAAGTGGGTCTAAGACATTTGACTGTAATTTAGATACTGCTTCAACAAAATATATTGATAAAGTATTGGGTAGAGGTGTCTTTGATAAAAATAGACAAGATTTCCCTGTATACGTTTTTGAAAGTTACCCTAACTTAATTAAGACTTTAAAATCAAAAGGTCTTATCAGAGGTTTAGACATTGATAATGTTGTTTATCACAACGTATCAAATGATTTCGTTACACAATGGGATACCCCTTCTTCACCAACAGTAGTTTCTGAGGTTCGAGGTGGATCAGTATCTGACTTATTTAGTGTAATCAGTATTTCTGATGGTAACATGGCAAACAAACAAATTAAAGTTCAAATTCAAAATATTGATATTGATAGTGGAGAATTTGATTTAATTATTAGAGATTTCAATGACACTGACGACAATGTAAGTGTATTAGAGAAATTCTCAAGATGTTCTATGAACCCTGATTTACCAGGTTATATTGGTAGAAAAGTAGGTACATCAGACGGTGAATATGAATTAAGATCTAAATACATAATGTTAAACTTAGCGGAGGATCATCCTGTAGATGCGTTCCCTGCAGGTTTCAAAGGTTTTGTATCTGATGTACTTGGATCAAGTAATTCTAAAATTGGTAATGTAATATTCAAAACACAATATTACGATGCGGGAGATACCATCGGTTATACTGCAACAGGTGAACCTGAATTAACAAATGGAGACAAAGTTCGTAAAGTAACTTTAGGTTTATCAAGTCAAGCGGGTATCGATGCGGATTTATTCTCATATAAAGGTACAGGGGCGGCAACCACTACACATGGTTTCCACTTATCAACCAACGCATCAGGAATCTCAGGTTATAAGACAACATCTTATGATTTAGAAGGTGTTAATAAAGGAAAATTAGAAAGTAAAACATTTAGAAAATTCACTTTCACGGTTTGTGGTGGATTTGATGGATGGGATATCTATAGAGGAACAAGAACTAATGGAGATGGATATATCTTCGGTAAGAACACTTATGTAAGTGGACACACAACAAATGGTGGTGTATTCAGTTCTTCAGTAGGAAATTCTGATTACTACGCATACTTAGAGGGTATTGAGACATTCTCTAACCCTGAGTCAGTAGACATTAACATTTTCGCAACACCAGGTATCAACTTCTATGGACACAGTTCATTAACTAATCAGGCGATCGATATGATTGAGGACAATAGAGCGGATTCATTATATATCGTAAACGCACCTAACACTGATAATGTTGATGAAATCATTGACCAATTAGACACAGTTGATTTAGATACTAACTATACGGCAACTTATTGGCCATGGATTCAGGTAAGAGACGGAGACAATGCAACACAATTATTTATTCCACCAACAGGTGAGGTAGTTAAGAATATTGCGTTGACAGATAACGTATCTTATCCATGGTTCGCAGTAGCGGGTTACCAAAGAGGTTTAGTAAACGCAATCAAAGCGAGAAAGAAATTAACTTTAGATAACAGAGACGACTTGTACAAAGCAAGAATTAACCCAATCGCAACATTCTCAGATACGGGAACTATTATTTGGGGTAACAAAACTTTACAAGTTAGAGAATCTGCACTTGATAGAATCAACGTAAGAAGATTATTATTAAGAGCGAGAAAATTAATCTCGGCAGTCGCAGTAAGATTGTTATTTGAACAAAATGACGAACAAGTAAGAAATGAGTTCTTAAGATTAGTTAATCCTATTCTTGAATCAATTAAGAAAGAAAGAGGATTATATGAATTTAGAGTTGTTGTGTCAAACGACCCTGAAGACATTGATGCTAACACACTTAGAGGTAAGATTTATATCAAACCAACAAGATCGTTAGAATTCATTGACGTAGAATTCTTGATTACTCCAACAGGGGCATCATTCGAGAATATCTAATAGGAAATAAAAAAGGAAAGGGAGAGTCAAACGACCCTCCCCTACCTTAAAGTAAAAATTGAGATGACACCCAGTATTATACTGGTTATTTTTACTAGTTTTAATTATTATCTAAATATTAGTTATTAATCTTTACTAGTATTTACTGGGTAATAAAAAAATAAGTAAAAAATTTGACATTGTCAACCCAATTGGAACTAAAAACAAAAAATATTTCGAGAAGAGATATATTTATAATAAAGATAATAAAAGAAAACTAATTTAAAGACACAGATATGGCGGATTTATTAATGAAAATGCCCGTTCCTTATGAACCAAAAAGAGTTAACCGATTTATCGTTAGGTTTCCTTCTTCATTAGGTATTAACGAATGGTTTGTTACTTCGGCGGCAAGACCAAGTGCAAAAATCAACTCGACTGAGATTCCGTTCCTCAATACTTCAACTTATGTTGCAGGTAGATTCGTATGGAATGAATTAAGAGTCACATTTAAGGACCCAATTGGACCTTCAGCGTCACAAGCATTGATGGAATGGTTCAGATTACACGCAGAGTCAGTAACAGGTAGAATGGGTTACGCTGCAGGATATAAGAAAGATATCGAATTAGAGATGTTAGACCCAACAGGAGTTGTGGTAGAGAAATGGATCCTACAAGGTACATTTATCACAGACCTTAACTTCAATGAGTTAGACTACAACAACGATGCACTAGCCACTATCACATGTTCATTGAGAATGGATAGATGTATCCAAGTATATTAATAAAATCTGTCGAAATATTAGAAAAGAGGGGAATTTGTATAGTTTCCCTTTTTTTATGCAAAAACTTTACTTTCAGTTATTTATTAGTTACATTTTAATAGAATAATATACGTATGGAAAATCAAAGTAATATTGCAATAGACCCAACAATATCTTATGATGTAGTTGAATTACCAAGTAGAGGTATCTATTACCCTAATGGTACAAAATCAGTAAAAGTCGCATACCTAACTGCGGCGGATGAGAATATACTATCATCTGCAAACTTAGTTGCGTCGGGTAAAGTTATTACAGAACTACTAAGAAGAAAGGTACTTACAAAAGATATTGCACCTGAGGATTTGGTTCTTGAGGACCAACAAGCAATCCTTATCTTTTTAAGAAACACTGCATTTGGGAGTGAATTAAAACTTAAACTAAAAGACCCACAAACAAATGAAGACTTTGAACATACTGTCGATCTATCTGAACTAAGTTATAAAGAGTTCGATCTAAAACCTGATGAGAATGGTGAATATCCATATCACATGGAAAAATCGAATGTAGACATTACATTTACCTTTCTTACTAAATCTGACGAAGAAGAGTTATCTAACATCGAAAAAAGTTGGAACGGTATTGGAACCGCACCTATTATCACAAAACGATTAGAAAAAACAATCCAATCGATTGCAGGTAATAAAGACCCAATGAATAAAAGAAACTTCATAGAAAGATTACCTATTATAGATTCACAAAAATTTAGGAAATATTATAATGAAGTCAAACCAGGTGTCGACTTAAGACACCAAGTAATCGCCCCATCAGGAGAAAAAGTCAGGTTTAGTATCGACTTTGGGGTGGAGTTTTTTCGTCCTTTCTACGGAATATAGACAAAATCAACTAACAGAAATACTTTTCCTTATCAGAAGAGGGTTCACTCATCGTGATATTCTCGAAATGCCCATTTATTTGAGAAAATACTACGTCGAACGACTTGTAGAAGTCGAAAAAAAGAACGACTAAGTATTTATCAGTATGGATGAAAAGAAGATTCAAGATTTATATAAACAGGTCGCGGATGGTGATATGTCTCAAAGAGACTTCGAGCGTGCTATTGGGAAAATAAGACAAGAAATGCAAGGTACACCCACAAATAAAAATAGTGGGACTACGACAGGTGGAACAGAGAAATCGGCCGAGGGTATATTTGCAAAACTTCTTAAAGGTTCTTTAGAACAATCCGCATCACCTGAGTCACAAATTGACTTAGGTACAATCCTTTCAGAATATAAAAATATAAGAAGTCAACAAGGTGATGATGGTGATATTATAACCGCACTTGGAAAAACCATAGGTAATGTTGCTGCAAACAGTATAGAGGAGTACGCGAAACAATCAAGTTTCTTATTAGGTGAATTAAATGCGTCTGTTGGACTAACAGGACAATTATCCAAAGACTTTAGAGATGCAGTAAGAGAGGGTCAACCTGATTTAGAAAGATTAGGTTTAACTTTTAAAGATATTAGTGATGCAGCGGGTCAATTAGTTGAGAGTACAGGTAGGTTCACACTTGTAGGTACTGATATGTTAGTAAGGGCTGGTGAGATTGCAAAGGCATACGGTATGAACATGTCTGATGTAACTGAGGCGTACTTTGACTTTGAAAAAGTAGGTATTGGTGCAGCTGAGGCACAGGAATCAATTGCAGATGCGGGGGCAAGATCGTTAGAATTAGGTCTACAATCTCGACAAACAATTGAAGGTATGATCGACAACATATCTAAACTAAATGAATACGGTTTTAAAGATGGTCAAGACGGATTGGCGGAAATGGTTAGAACCGCAACAAGATTAAGATTTAGTCTCGAAAGTACGTTCCGTGTTGCAGATCAAGTATTTGAACCTGAAGGTGCGTTAGACTTAGCAGCGAACTTACAAGTATTAGGTGCTGCGTTTGGGGATTTCAATGATCCACTAAGACTTATGTATATGGCAACAAACGAAGTTGAAGGACTACAAGAAGCGTTAGCGGGAGTTTCACAAAACTTAGCGGTTTATAACCAAGAAACAGGAAACTTCGAGGTTACAGGCACTAACCTTAGGATGGCACGAGACATCGCAAAACAATTTGGTATTGACATTAAAGAGGTCACAAACTCGGCAATCGCAGCACAAGAGAGAGCACAAGCGGCACTTGCGTTAGACGGATTAAACATAGATGACGATAACAAAGAATTCTTGACAAACCTCTCAAGAATGAAAGACGGGGAGATGCAAATCGAACTACTGACACCTGAGTTACAAAGGGAGTTTAAGGGGACAACGATAAAATTGTCTGAATTAAACAATGAACAAGCACTTAAATTAAAAGAATATCAGGATGAGTTTACACAAATGTCCGAATCTGATATTGTTAGACAACAAGCAACCACTGTAGAAAACATATCAAGAGATTTAAAATATATGATTGCACTTACAAGATTAGAAGTTGCTAATGTAGGTGATACGGCGTTGCAACAATTTGTAGGTATGGACTTCAAAGACCTTGGTACGTACTTAAGTGGAGAAGAAGGTGCACAAGGTGTTACCGATAAGGTCGCAGAAATTATCAAGACACAAGGACAAAATTTAAAAGATTTAATTAATTCGGTTAATCCAACAAATGATGGACAAACAAATAACTCGTCAACACAAACTGTAAATGTAACTCATACACATACAGCGTCTAATAATACAGTTATGAAAATGGGACAAATGTTTGGAAAAATTAAGGACGCGACTATGACCGATCGAGATTTAAACAGAACCCAAGTAGTTAGATAGAATTTAACTCCAATCAAGTATATATTTTCGTTTTAAATCTATTTATCTTAATAAAGATAGTTATATGCCGAGTTATTTAGATTTTGATTCAACCGCTCAATTCAGAGATAGTATTTTAGCGAGGACCCTACAACAACCAAATGGTCCTCAAACATTTACTAATTCCTCTTATGCAGTTGAAACACTAAATGATTTTGCAAATACTGACCCAGGTGAGGTTGATACAAATTTAACTACTCTACTTCAAACACCTTCAACAAGAAACACATTTACGGTTGATGCATATGATGAAGTCAATCAACTAAGAGACATACCACGTCTAACCAACGACGGTCTTTATCCCTATTTCACAAATTCAGATTATAGTTTAGTTGGTATCATGGCGACTGAGAACTATGATAATGAATCACGTTTGATGCAATTTGCGGCACGTAATATCAGGGAAAACTCACAAGGACCTGTACTGGCAAGAATAACTCAAAATTTAGTTGCCGCGACGTATGGTAGAGTAAGATTAATCGATGCATTAGAAGGAAACCTTGCAACCGCAACTAATATTGTTACAGGTAGAGAAGACTTAATAGAAAAAAATTATAAGATTACCGTCGCTAAAACATTGGCGGGTAAGGCGATAGACTTTATACAAACGGTAGCGGGAGTTGAATTCCCTTGGAGTGAAATACCAGGTGATTATTTAACTGACCCAAGAAACCCAATTAACAACAGACCCGAACCACAAACAGGTTTAGGTGCAATCATACAAGATGTTACAGGTGTTTTAGGTTCTTTAATTGGTATACAAAGAAGACCAAAACTAAGTAGAAAACCATCTGACCTGATGATTGAATATATGGGTAGTGGACAGAAAGATGTTCTATTTGATAACCTTAGATATTCTACATATGCACCAAACTATACAAAAACCGCAAGATCACAACAATCGTCAAAACTCTTCAACTTCGTAAACCAAGTTGGGGATGCAATAAACGATGTCTTAGGTACAGGTGCACCAAGAGGACTTGCATATATTGGGGATGATAGAGGAGAAGATGTTAAATATGCTATGGGCGACTTCAATGATAATATTGTCAGAAGTAGTTACTATCTAAGTTTAATGTTTGATCAAGTACAAACAGAATTATTTAGGAGACAGGTTGGTATCCCTGAAGGAGGACCAATTGGTGGTAACTTAACATGGTATAGTAGTAACTCACAAAATAAATTAGGTGAGAACAATGATGAGTATAATTTAGAAAGATCACAATTAGAACAAAGTTTATCAAACACATATTCATTTAGATCTGATTCTATATTAGGTAAAACACAAGAACTTTTAAATACAATGCCTTCTGATGGAGGGGCGGCAAGATCACACGTCGCAAATGCGATTGACCAAACAAGTAGAATTTTCAGAGAAGGAGACAAAATGATATCAAGAGGTTCCGCAATACAATATGTAGATAAGTTTGGTGGTGAAAGTGGTGTTGAATATTGTAGAGTGTGGACTAAAGACAATCCATATATGAATATGTCTGATACCATGAAGAGGACAGGTAACGTAAGAAAGTTTGATGATAGTGTAATGACAACACCATGGAACTTAAACTACGGACCAATGTCAAACGGACAAGGAAGTTTCGAAGGTTCGTCTAACATTGTAAAAGGTGGTGATGGTTACTACGCAAAAAAATATATGTTCTCCATAGAAAATTTGGCGTGGAAAACATCTAATCTACCTGGTTTCACATACAGTGACTTACCTTTCTGTGAAAGAGGTAATAATGGTGGTAGAGTAATGTGGTTTCCGCCATATGATTTAAAAGTTTCAGAACAAAACAATGCAAGATGGGAAAGTAATAACTTCTTAGGAAGACCTGAACCAATCTACACATATCAAAATACAGAGAGATCGGGACAAATACAATTCAAAGTAATTGTTGACCACCCAAGTATTCTAAATCTTATGGTAAGTAAGGTCTTTAAAGATATGTCAGATGAAGAAGCGGATAACTACATAAACGCTTTCTTCGCAGGATGTGAGGAAATTGATTTCTATAGTCTTATTAGAACATATACAACACTCACTAATGAAGATATTAATAACATTAAAAAATATTTAGAAGCGGGTACAGATCCCGAAGTAATCAAAAAGATTAAGGTAGAACAAGGTGAAGCGGAGGATATAGAACCGATTGAACAAGAACCAATTGAACAAACAGCCGAAGAATTTAAAGTAACTTTGTTTTTCCCTAACGACATTCCGAAGATGGGGTCTAATCAAGTATCCGCTAAAGATGACTACTCGACAGTAAAATCTATGTATGACACAATGTACGGTGGTGGTACAGGAGATTATATGCAAAAACTTGAAAACGGTCTAATATTATTATCAAATAGTAATATAACGTCGGCAGTTAAAAACGATAAAAGAGTCATTTTTGGTAATGAAGACCAAGTAATAGACTCAACAAAAATCGATTTAATAAAAAATAAAATTACATCCGCGTTTACTAAACTAAATTCAAATTACTCCGCATATGAAGATCAAATAACGAGTATAAAGACAAGAATAGAAAACAAAGAAATAAAAGAAGTCAAACTAACCGCAATAACAAGTACTTCTTCCATTGCGGGGGATGACTACAACATCAAACTATCTTTAAGAAGATCTCACAGTATACTTAAGGATGTTGTAAAAAGAATATCTAAAAATAACAAAGAAATTGAATGGACATCAACAGTACCCACTTCAGGATCAGAGGAAATCGATATCAATAGAGAGTACACTTTCAAAGAGCTAGGTTTTGAAGACGTTGAAGGTAAATTAATTATTGAGTCCACATCAGAAGGTGAAACCACGTCAGTAGACGCATCTGAATTTGGTGGTGGTGATACTAACGTAGATTGTCACAACGACGAAATACAATCCAACACAAACCTTAAAAAGACGGCACCTGTCACTTTTTATTGTAGACAAGGAACTATTGACTTTACAGTAAAACCAGTGGACAAAGTACCTGAACCAATCGATCCTGATCAACAACCACCTTTTGTAATCAAAGACGAAGAGGTTACAGTACCAGGTATTCAGAAACCACCAATCAATGAAATGAAGAAAATAATAATGAAGACTTTGTCTGAGTGTTATTATTTTAAAATGTTAGAGGAAGACTCACCTGTAACATTCAAAAGTTTAAAAGAAAAATTAAAATATTTCCATCCTGCGTTTCATTCAATGACACCTGAAGGTTTAAATGCGAGATTAAACTTTTTACTACAGTGTGTTAGACCAGGGGATACAATACCAATTAAAGGATTACAATCGGAAAATGACCTAAGAGCAAGAAATACAAGTTTTGGTCCACCACCTATTTGTGTGGTAAGGATCGGTGATTTCTACCATTCAAAAGTTGTTATACGTGATGTCAATATAAATTATGACGAAAGTACATGGGATTTAAACCCTGAAGGTATTGGTGTACAACCTATGTTGGCCAATGTGACACTCCAAGTTAATTTTATTGGGGGTCAAGGTTTATCAAAACCCGTGGAAAGACTACAAAACGCTTTATCATCTAACTTCTTTGCAAATACAGAGATGTATGACCCACGATCTGTTTCGACATCTAACATTGATGGTAAAACGACTGAAGAGTTTACAAAAGAATTTTTAGAAAGTTTACAAGGTGTAGGATCGACTACGGGAGATGCTCCATTACCAACAGATATAGAACCTGCGGATAATCAAATCCAAGGTAAGTTTATTGGGGAACAAAGTGATACTGAAATAAGTTACGGTCAATTAGTTAGTACATTATTCACGGATACGGAAAGTTATTATAATAAGTTCGTACAATCATATGATAATGTCTTAGTTGAATATGGACCACAAGTTCATTCCTTAGTATTTTCACCAAACTATAGAACGGTCAATACCTATACTGTTATGACATCCAATACAGGCACAAGAACAATTAATTTATTTGGGGAGTACGATAAAGTAAAAAGTCTTGACAATTATGTGACACAATTAAAAGTTAAGATGGTTTCTGCCATTGAAACTTTAGATGTATCAACAATGTTATCGTTCCACAAATTTTTATCCCAAGATAAAATTGTAAAGTCTAATGATATCTTGAGACCAAAACTAAGAAAAATGGTTGAAGATAAATTAGATAGTATTTTGAGTAACAATTCACTAACTTCTTTATCAGAATCACGAAATAAGGTTATTAAAACTTTAGATAGTCTAAATTACATGACACAATACTATAGTGACGGTAAATTAAATAGTGGTAACGGTACACAAGCGGACTTATCAGGATTCACATATTCATCATTATACGATGAGTATGATCATTGTATAGACTATTTCGACAAAAATAGTGATAGGTTTATTTCAAAACTAGATAACACAATAAACTTCAATTCATTGAATGTGGATATCACTGTATTAAGTGAATTATTATCTGTATTATTATATAAAGATGATAAATACAAAGAGATAATTGACATCTATAAGGAAGACAGTATATTGTATCCACAGAATATTTTGAATAAGATTGAAAGAAAAGTTGATAGATTCTTTGACAAAACCAAAGAAGAAAAAGTTAGAACATCAAGATTTAAAGGAAGAAAGAATGAGGACTCTTTAACCTTTACAATACAGTCTGAACAAGACATAACGAACCCAACACAGATGGCGGACTTAGAAAGAGTCCACTCTAAGAAAATTGGTCTCGGATCAACCTTAAATTATTATAGACCGTAATGAGAGAGTATTTTAACAGATATGAGTTCTTTGAAGACAATGGTGAATTTAAGATTGTACCTGGTATCGAGATTCCAATAAGGTCGACCGACAAGTATATACAATACAAAAAGGGTAAAGATAGGTTGGATAAGTTATCCCAAGAATACTACAACACACCTGTTTTTGGTTGGTTGATTTTACAAGCAAACCCAACCGCGGGTAGTATTGAATTTGAGATTCCAAACAATTTTACACTTAGAATACCCTTTCCTTTAGTCAATACTCTTCAAGAATATAAAAGGGCGGTAGAATTGTACAACTTGTATTATGGCGAACAATGATTTATCAAAAAACGAAAACATACTCGTAAAGGTCGATCAGAATAACCTAATCTATATCGATCCAAACAGTATACTTGAAGATGGTGTCGTACAACCAAGAGCCACTAATGCAGAAAACTTGGTTTCATACGTAAATCTTGAGGCGGATCTAATACCAAGAACTATTTTAAATTCTTCGGGAAACAAAAGTAGTCTAACAAGTATTGCGAAGGGTACAATAAACTTGTTACAGAATAAAAAGGGAGAATACCTTGATACAGGTTGGACAGAATTGTTTAATCCTTCAAGGATGGACCCAAATACTGAAGACATCAATGTAAAAGAACAAGTAACTGATAGTTCAGGACAATCCTTTGGTATGAGTTCGGTATCAATAGAAGTGAAAGGTACCAACTTTATCCCACGAGTTTCAATAGAATTTATCGACGTGAGGGGTAAAGGGTTATTCGAACACAATAAAAATTCCCCATACCAAGCATTTTTCCATTTACCATGGCCAATATTTTATTTAACAGTAAAGGGATACTATGGAAAGGCGATAAGGTACCGATTACACCTTACAGATTTTAATGCAAGATACGATGACCAAAATGGTAACTTTGTTATCAGTACAACATTCGTCGGTTCAACATACGCATATCTGAATGATATACCTTTAACAGGTATTTTGAACGCACCATACATGTATGGTATAGAAAAGACAGAACAAAATGGTTTAAATGAAAAGACAGGGGAGTATCAAATAAAACTCGCTAAAACATCAAAAGGATATCTAACACTTAAATCAATCTACCAAGAACTAAGGAGAAAAAACTTAATTGATTTCCCACCTGACGTTAATCCGACTCTACGAGAATTAATTGTTATTGCTAAAAGATTAGATCAACTACTTGAGAATGAGATTTTCGCTGAGGTTGTAGATATGAGAGTTTTTGCGGCAATTAAAGAATTCGAGGACAATATAAATAACCTTTATAATTCTGTTAAATCGTGGAAAGGAAGGTACTTAGCGGGGGATTATTTTGAAATTACAGGAAACACTAACAATGTAGAGGAAACAACAAGATATTATTATCTCATAAAAACAGAAGATAACAAGTTAGAAAACACGAAAGGAACGAAGAGTGGGACCTTAGAACAAATTATTAAGGTTGGTATTGAAAAAATAAATAAGGGACAAAGTTTTACAAGAGAAATGTTAAGGAAGGACGTAACCTTTAAAAGGAGTACTCTTACAATTAACACAAACAACCCTATACAAGACCTTGATAGTTATATTGATCAATTCGGTGGTAAGTACGGTATATCGATTAATAAACTATTGACCGACATACTAAACATTAATAAATCATTCTTAGAAGAAAAGAAAAAGTTTCAAGATAAGGTTGAAGAAGAAATGAATAAGATTATTTCTGATCCTTCAAGAGGTATTGGATTTAAACCTACTATACGAAACATTTTTGCGGTAATACTTGCAAATGCGGATGTCTATATTAGGTTGATGAGAGATGTACACTACCAAGCATACAATCAAAGAGAAGAAAGGAAGAAACGTTTAAGAGGTTTTAATTCAAGTGAAACACCACAAGAGGACGCAATATATCCGTGGCCAGAAGTTAAAAAGGAAACCGATGGAAACTCTAAAGTTTTAGCGTACCCTGGTGAAGAAGAACTTATAGGTAAACTTGGAAGTGATGATTATTCTTTATGGCCCGAAGTAGGTTTTGTTGAGGAATATATTAGAACCTCCATGAAGATAAATGACACGTTGGCAGAAAAAGAAAAAACCTTTGATAATGTAACGTTTACCTTCGCAGACACAAATGCGGATGAAAAGATCACAAATAAGATATCGACCGCAGGTACAATATTCAAAACACCTCCGTATATTGATAAGAACCTCCCATCAATACTTTATGAAGTTTATGAAAGAAGTCAATTTTTCACATTATATGATACATTTAGTACTGATGTACTGACGGAACTTGCGATACTTGAATTCAATAATTTACAGAATTCAATAGAAGAAGATTTCTTTATTGTTGACATACTCAAAGACAGAGTAAATAGTAACTCTAAATTATTAGAGTACTTAGAATCTTTTTCACCTTTCGAGAGATACCCTTATTACAAAGACAGATTACCTACCACACCATATATTAAAGATATTGATGCGGTACCTTTTAAAATTGAAAGTAACGTAGGAGATACAGAAAGAGTACAAACTAGTGGTCTTTATCCAAAATTAGTGGGTGAACTTAAAACATATAGAAGTGAAGATTATAGAACTAAGATATACCCATTTAATTCAGATACCTACTTAGGATATATAAACAAGACCGAGTTAACCAAAAATGATTTATCGTTAGATGATTATTTAAGTATAGATACGACAAACGGTTTTATTGTAACACCTATGGATTCTACAAATTGGGTGAACAGTGGATATACGACTAACCTATTTTCAAGGAAATTTGATATAGATGGTACGAATAAAATCAATATACTAAACACACCTTATTTCCATAAATTATTAAATGAGGAATTTCAAAATGATAGAAGTAAAGGTAAGTACAAAGGGTCGGCATATCTTTTATTAAATTCATTACCATTCCATGACTTACACGACACTTTAAATGAAGGTGGTGTTAGAATGTCAAATCTATTTAGAGAAGTTAGTGCGACACATTATGTACCATACCATTTAATACTGAAGTGGGGATCCATGTACCATAGGTATAAAACTTTCATTTCAGACGGTACCGATATTATAAATGGAATGGAAACCTCAATAAACGGTTCGACATATTTTGATAATGGACAAGGACAAACTTTTTCAGGTATAACACATAGTTCACAAACACATGTTGGGGTTCATCCATTATACGAACAATACTTCCATCAGATAGTAAATGACTATACCCATTTTGATGGAACACCAACGAGTTATGAATCCGCAATTACAAACTTAGTTTTATATAGGGATGACATAACATCAGGTAATGTAAATTACTATACGTCTTTTGTGGATAATAGTAGATTCACTTTCGCGGATAAGAGATTCACTCTCTTACCTTCTCATGGTGGTTCAGATCCAAGAACAACGTATTTAACATTTAATGATTCGGAACAATTTAATTTTAGATCCTATTGGGAAAACGATCAAACAGAATTTGTAGTAACAGGTAAAACAAGACCCACATACAATCAATACTTCGAAGAGATGGGTTCTAATAATAAAAAAGTAATTGATTTAATTGCAACATTCAATCCACTTATATTAGACGAGTTTGAGGACATATTTTTAAACTTTGCAAGTCAAAGAGTAAGTTCATATGAGAACTATAAACAATACCCAAATTTAGTATATGATAATTTCCAAGATTTACTAAAAGAATTGGTAAGTGTTGAGAAGAAAGATACTGATGATCTAAGTAGTGATAAGATTAGTTCATTAATAAGTAAACTCAAAACAAGACAAACAGAAAAATTCAAAAGAATTACAACTGACATCTTAAACAGTAGAAACTTATTAAAGGTAACAATTTCAAACCCGAGAGAATTAGATCCTAATATAACATTTGGATATGTGGGTGATACAGATAGATTTGTATATGGAACATATGATGCATCCCAACTAACAAATAATTCGAAATTTATTGAGTTATATGTGGGTGAAGATATCGATAACTATTATAGTGAGTTCTTCAGTGTAAGTAATATCGAATTATCAGAATCAAATGTTATACAATTTAGACCACTAATATTAATATATGGTGGTTACAGAAAATCAGGTGGATCCGCGAATAGAAACGATTTCGCAACATACGTTGCAACAAATATCAACGGACCAAGTCAAAGTAGACAAGCACACTTCCTAAGAATATTAATAAGAAGATTCCCCACACTCAAAAGAGTCAAAGACCAAAACAATAATTTAAGAGTTAAGGGTGGTTTCAATGATGACCCACTAAAATTAGAGACATACAATAACCTCAAAATGTTTAACGATAGATGGACTTCAGGTAATTCTATTGGACAAAGATTATTATTAGAGGAGTTTTTATTTTTAGATAAGGCGAATAGAGATATTGGAGATGTATTCTTCATGGATCTGAAAAGACTAATTGGATTAGGAGATTATAAAAATCAATCACTCGAACTATACGGTGTGATATCTCTACTACTTGCAAGGACAAACGTCGATTTAAGGGCGTTACCCGCGTATGTGAATTTTTATGGTAATGATTCTACAAGTACTAAAGTAAAACCATCAAACACAATCGCAGATACTCTTTTTGGTAAGTTCTTGGATGTTGATTTAGAATACTCTACACCAAAAATGTTACTTCAATATATTGGACATACATCCAAACATCTAAACTTAAGTTCGATAGAAAAAGAATATAAGTACCTAAACGATGGGTTTAATATGGATGATGTGGTATCTAATCCTTTATTAGTTACAAACCCAAGATATTTTGAAACGGAGAACTTATCTAAGTCTAATAAGGTCGTTGCCTTTGAGGTAAGTTTCGGTGATCAAAACCAAGCAATTTTTAAAGGTATCGGTTTAGATCAAAGTCAATTTAGAAATACATTCGAAAGTAACTTAGCGATAGAAAGATTAGCAAGATCAGAAGCGGGTTCAGGAGCATCACAGGTTGATGTTGGGTTATATGACATTTATAGGGCAAGATCATATACCTGTGAAGTACAGGCGATGGGTAACGTAATGATCCAACCAACAATGTACTTCCAACTTAAGAATGTACCAATGTTTGAGGGTGCATATTGGATTATGGAAGTGAGCCACAATATTCAAAATAATCAAGTAATGACGAGTTTTCGTGGTGTTAGAATACCAAAAGACTCTTTACCTGACCCTAAAGAATCCTTTACTGCAACCTATAGAGTGTTGTTTGATAAAATCATGAACGCGGCTACTGCAAGAAACAGTGGTGTGGGTACAACAACAACAGAAGAAATTGTAAGGGGTGGGTTTATAACCGATAGAGGACCTGAGGAATACAAAATACCTGGTGAAGAATTAATTGATGAGGTGGGTGTTACTGAACAAGGTTTACCATATAATGGACACAATGGTGTGATTGGTGTACAAAAAGTGAAATATCAAGGTCAAATATGGTATAGATCAAGAGTCATTAAGATGGGTGGTAACATCGCACCGTTATCTGACGACATAGTAATGTCTCTACCAACGAAGTTGAGTGACAGTATAAGTGTTAAACCAAACCAATTAAAATGGGGAGAAATAAAAAATAGTAACAAATATTTCTATTCCACACCAATAGACTTTAGTGTGGTAAAAACCACAGACTATTTGATGACAAATTCGAACACACAATTCTTTAATCCATTAAAGAAACTAAATAAGACAGTGACGGCGGATTCACAATTAAATAGTGATAATGGAGCAAGATATGTAAACGGTCCTGTAGATTCGGGTGAAAGAGTAATTAAAAGTTCAGAAACAGGTAATTCAGAATATTTTGGACTTACACTTTCTAAAAACCTCATGAAAGACTTAAAATTAGTCGATGGTGACGTTGTATATTTTAGAATTCAGTAATTCTATGGATAATTACCGATTTAGTGATATTTATAGTAAAAAGAACAATTATGGATAATTTAAAAATAGGTTCAACACTTGATAATTTCTTAGGAAACAAGTCAGTAAAAAATTTAAATGAGGACGGTACAGAACAAGAAGTTTGTGACATGAATACTGGTGAATGTTACGTAATTCGTTCAAAAGATGGTATCGTAGAGAGAATTAATAAAAGATATATTACCGAAGACGGTAGACAATTATTACAGGATTAAGATGAGTTTAGAAAATAAGTTACACGAGGAGTTAGAAAGATATAGAAGTATCAATAACTACCAAAAAAGTTTGATCTCTGAACAAGAGGAGGTCTCACCTGAAGATTTACCTACTGGTGACGCACCTGAAGGGGACGCACCCGTTGACGACATTCCTGCTGGAGACGCACCTGTTGATGATATTCCTGCGGGAGACGCACCAATTGATGATGCACCTATAGATGACGCACCTGATGCGGATGTTGAGGAAATCGATATTACTGATTTAGTCAATATGACTCAGAACATCAAAAATGATTTAGATGCTAGTAAATCAAATAATGATGAGGTAATTGGTAAAATGGGTGATTTGTTTTCAAAATTAGACGACTTAGAAAGTAAACTTTCACAAATGGATAATGTGATCGCAAAGATTGACGGACTCGAGAATAAAGTGGAGACAATGAAAGAACCAACTCCACAAGAGAGATTAGAGATGAGATCTTTAGATTCATATCCATTTAATCAAAAACCTTCAGAGTTCTTCTCTCAAAAAGAACTTGACATGAAAGCGAGTGGTAAAAATGAATACGTTATCACAAAACAAGATGTCGAAGATTATAACGACAAAGAGATGAGAGACTCGTTCGTAATGGATAACGACGGAGACAATGAGGTTGAATGGTAGTATTAAGTTCTTTCTTGAACTACAATCACAACTAAAAGTTCTACACTGGCAGACTAAAAGTCATGCAAAACACTTAGCGTTCGGAGAAACATATGATAAACTCGATGAAATTATCGACTTGTATGTTGAAGTCGCAATCGGAAAATACGGTAGATTCACATTAACAGATGATGACCGAGTTTTAAACATTAACAATTTATCTGACATTGATCTAATCTCTATGATTAGTGTTGCGTCTGAGGTTATATCAACTATGGAAATAGACGAAAAAGATACTGACCTTTTAAACCTCAGAGATGAAATCCTAACTCAAGTCAGTAAACTATCTTACCTACTAACTTTAAGGTAATTTTTTCCCAAAATATGTAAAATTTGTTGTCTGAGGGGGTTGACTTTCGGACTTTTTTTGTGTACCATTTTACTACACAATAAAATAAATTTTAAAATTATGACAAATTCAATTGACGCGATTCTTTCTCAGTATGAGAAAAACACGCAAAGAGCCACAAGTGGCAACCAACTGTCGAATGAAGATCGACTCAAAAAATACTTCACAACTATTTTACCTAAAGGAACTCCGAGTGGACAAAAGAGAATTAGAATTCTCCCAACAACAGACGGAACAAGTCCTTTTAAAGAAGTTTCATTCCACGAAATCCAAGTAGATGGTAAATGGATGAAATTATATGACCCTTCACAAGATGGTGACCCTTCACCACTCAATGAAGTACAGAAAGCACTTCTTGCAACAGGTTCTGAAGCAGACAAGGTTAATGCAAGAAACTACAGAGCAAGAAAATTCTATATTGTAAAAGTTATCGATAGAGATAACGAACAAGATGGTCCAAAATTTTGGAGATTTAAACACAATTACAAAGGAGAGGGACCGCTAGATAAAATTATTCCTATCATTAGAAGTAAAGGTAATATTACAGATGTTACTGAAGGTAGAGATTTAATCCTTTCATTGACACTTACTAAAGCACCAAATGGTAGAGAGTATACTACAATCAATTCTATTATTCAAGAAGATAAATCACCTCTTCACAACGATTCAGAAGTTTCAAATGAGTGGACGAATCACGCAGACACATGGAGAGATGTTTATTCAGTTAAACCTCTTGAATATTTAGAGATGGTAGCGTTGGGTGAAGTTCCAAGATGGGACTCTGAACAAAAGAAATATGTTTCACAATCTGAATCTGAAAGTGATTTCGGAGGTGCCAATGTTACCGCACCTGTTGAACAGTCAACAACAACGACTGAAGATCCACAACAGAATCAAGAAACATCTGACGAACTACCGTTTTAAAGTAGACCTTGGGTCCCCCTACCTCGCGGTATTGGTGGAGCTGTAACCGACATACTTTGACCCTATTGTCGGCCCTATGAGGAACGGGGGACCCTTTTTTAAAAATATAATATGGCAATAAAGAAAAAAGATTTTAAAAGTATTAAGTCGAAGTTTTCGAAACAGGCAAAGTTTAAGTCTGATAAGTTCCTCGACTTAGGAGATTCTTTCTTAGACGCTACAGGTCTACCAGGTCCCGCAATGGGACATATCAATATGTTCTTAGGACATTCTGATACGGGTAAGACAACTGCACTTGTAAAAACTGCGGTAGATGCACAAAAGAAAGGAATATTACCTGTCTTTATTATCACAGAACAAAAATGGGATTTCCCTCATGCAAAATTGATGGGGTTAGAAATCGAGGAAGTGGTAGATGAAGAAACAGGTGAGATTGAATACGACGGATTTTTCTTATTCAACAACCAATTTCAATATATAGAACAAATTACAGATTATATCAATGAACTATTGGATGCACAACAAAAAGGTGAGATCGAATATGATTTACTTTTCTTGTGGGATTCAGTAGGTTCAGTACCGTGTAAAATGACCTTCGATGGTAAAGGTGGTAAACAACACAACGCATCTGTATTATCTGATAAGATTGGTATGGGTTTGAATCAGAGAATTTCAGGTTCAAGAAGAGTAGATTCTACATATACTAACACTTTAGTTATTGTGAATCAACCATGGGTAGAATTACCAGACAATCCATTTAGTCAACCAAAAATTAAGGCGAAAGGTGGTGAGTCGATATGGTTAAATTCGACCTTGGTATTCAGATTTGGAAATCAGAAAAATGCGGGAACCAATCCTATCTCAGCGGTTAAAGACAAGAGAAAGGTGAAGTTCGCGACAAGAACAAAGATTTCTATTATGAAAAACCACGTAAATGGTTTGGGTTATGAAGATGGAAAGATCATCGTAACCGCACACGGTTTTTTGAGTGGTAAAGATGCTGTGGAGGAGAAAAAGTCTTTAGAGGCGTACAAATCCGAACACGCAGAGTATTGGAAGAGACAGTTAGGTATAGACGGAGACTTTGATATCAGAGAGGAAGAGTAATACCAACGATTTGTTTAACCTTTAAAAAGGTATAAATGTCAGTTTTATTAGTAGACGGAGATAACTTATTAACTATTGGATTTTTTGGAGTAAAAAATTACTTCTACAAAGGAGAACACATAGGAGGTATTTATCATTTTTTAAACACATTAAGAAGGTCTTTTGAAAATTATCGTTTAGATAAAATTGTTGTTTTTTGGGATGGTGAAAATGGTTCACAAACTCGAAGAAAGATATACCACAAATACAAGGAAAACAGACGAGAAAGAGTTCGATCTGACAAAGAAAAAGAATCTTATAGTAGACAACGAAGAAGAGTTCAACAATACTTAGAAGAGTTGTACGTTAGACAAGGTGAGTTCGAATTCTGTGAAACAGATGACTGTATCGCATACTACTCACAAAACACAAATGAAAATTGTATTGTCTATTCCTCTGATGGGGATTTAGCACAATTAGTTTCGGACAATGTGAAGGTGTATAACCCCTCTCACAGAAAACTTTACGAACAAAATGATATAATACCTTACGATAAGGAAGATATCCACATACAGAACGTTAAAATCGTTAAGATGATGTGTGGAGATCGGTCTGATAATATCGCGGGCATTAGAAACATGGGAATCAAAAAGTTTTTGTCCTTGTTTCCTGAAATAAAAGAGAGACCAATCACAGTACAAGAAGTGGTTGACAAATCAAATTCTCTCTTTGAAGAGGATAAAAATAACACCACATTAAAAAATCTTCTTACGGGTGTCACAAAGTACGGAGTTTTTGGAGAAGAGTTCTTCTCTCTAAATGAAAGTATTGTGAGTTTAGATGAACCTTTCCTAACAGACGAGGCAAGGGAAACTATAACAGCACTTATAAATGAAGATTTGGATCCCGAGGGAAGATCCTATAAAAACACAATGAAGATGATGATGGAGGATGGAATATTTACGGTTCTCCCTAAATCAGACGATGCGTGGATAAAATTCCTCAACCCTTTCCTTAGATTAACTCGAAAGGAAAAAAATAAACGTGTTATAAAAATAAAAAAACAATGAGTAGTAACGACACAACTAAATTAGAATTTCTGTTAACCCTGAAGGGTAACATTATTTGTCAAAGATTCTTCAACGTAAGGAATTACAACCCTCAAGTTAGAAGATCATTAAATCTTCACTACGCAGTAAAAAATATTTGTGAAGAAATTAGTCAAGATTTGAAAGAAAAAACTTTGGAATATCTACACGAAAATCCAAATTATTTTCCTGTTTCAGGGGGTAATGAAGAGGACGGACCAGACCTTTCAGAGTACTTCCAACTAGAGATTAAGCAAAATGATGAAGTATTTATTTCAAGGATATTCTCCGCACATATCTATCATCCGAAAGTAAGATATTCAGTGGATATTCGTCCCAAACTTAGAAGGTTCTTAGGGGATCTAAGCGAGACCCTTTCTTCAAACAAAATTATAACAAAATATATAAATTACGATTTAACTAAAATTTAGAAGTATTATGAGTGAGATGACTGAAAAAACATTTGAAAACTTAGGAAATGGATTCCAACAAACATTAATAAAATCAATCATAGAGGATCCAAAATATGGTGAACAAATCATAGATGTCTTAGAACCAAAATACTTCGAGAATAATTCATTTAGATATATCGTTCAGAACATAAGAGAGTTGAATGAGGTATATAGAAGAATACCCAATTACTCAACTCTAAAACAAAAAATAATGGAGGATACCGCTACAAATCCTATGAGTGGTAAAATCCATACCGATACGTTATTTGGTATTGAAGAGTTAGATGAAAAAACTCATGGACCAACTTACGTAAAAGACACGGCACTTAACTTTTGTAGACAACAAAACTTAAAAAAAACTCTTAAAAAAGTTCATGGTATCATGGACGATGGTAATTTCCAAGAGTATGATAAGATCACTGACTTAATCAACGAGGCATTACAAGTCGGTGTTGGTGATGATGACATCTCTGATATTACAGAAAATGTTCTTGAGTCTTTAGAGAAAGATACAAGAACACCCATAGCTACAGGTATAGGTGGTTTAGACGATCTATTAAAAGGTGGTTTAGGTCATGGTGAATTAGGGATGGTTATTGCACCAACAGGTACAGGTAAAACGACTATTCTAACTAAGTTCGCGAATACGGCGGTTAATCTTGGGTTCAACGTCGTACACATCTTTTTTGAGGATAGAGAATCTGAAATTAGAAAAAAACACTACACTATTTGGACAGGTAAGGATAGCGATTGGCAAGTTGAGACTCAAGAAAATAAACTTGAAACTGCGAGAGTAGTCGAGGAAAGACAACAAAGAGATGGGTTCGGAAGACTTAAACTCATTAAGATGAATAGTGATACAACTACTGTAGGTGATATCAGAAGAAAATTAAGAAAGTTAGAGAGTACGGATTTTAAGATTGACGTGATAATTATAGATTACATCGATTGTGTCGGATCTGATAAAGGAGTCTTCGGTGAAGAATGGAAAGGTGAAGGTTCAGTAATTAGATCAGTCGAATCTATGTGTGCGGAAATGAATGTTGCAATATGGACTGCAGCACAAGGAAACCGAGGTTCCATATCCGCTGACATTGTAAATGTAGACGATATGGGTGGCTCGATTAAAAAGGCACAATCGGCGCACGTTATCATCTCAATTGCAAAAAGTTTAGAACAAAAAGAAGGGAAGACCGCCAATGTTACACTTGTGAAATCAAGAATTGGTAGAGACGGTGTTAACTTCCTGAACTGTAAGTTCGACAACCAATATTTGGATATTGACGTAACAGAACAAGAAACATTGTTAGGTCACCAAATTAGAAAAGAGAACGATGGACTGCAGAGAGCACAGGAACTCTACAAGAAATCTAAAGGAATTAATAATTAATAAATTTTATACTATGGCAGAAAAAATCTTACAAGAAAACCCAGGACGTTTTGTCCTTTTTCCAATAGAACATCATGATATTTGGAAATACTATAAACAACAAGAGGCGAGTTTTTGGACCGCAGAGGAGATCGACTTAGCACAGGATGTGAATGATTGGTCTAACAAACTTAACGACGATGAAAGACACTTCGTAAAACATGTCTTAGCGTTCTTTGCCGCGTCGGATGGGATTGTTAATGAAAACCTTGCGGAAAATTTCGTAAATGAAGTTCAATATACAGAAGCGAAGTTCTTTTATGGATTCCAAATTGCAATGGAAAACATTCACTCAGAAACATATTCGTTGTTAATAGACACCTATATCAAAGACACTGATGAACAAAATAAATTATTTAATGCAATTGAAACAATTCCCGCAATCAAAAAGAAGGCGGAATGGGCACTTAAATGGATAGAGTCAGATTCATTCGCAGAGAGACTTATTGCGTTCGCGGCAGTCGAGGGGATTTTCTTTTCGGGATCATTTTGTTCTATTTTCTGGCTCAAGAAAAGAGGTTTAATGCCAGGTTTAACTTTTTCTAATGAACTTATATCCAGAGATGAAGGTTTGCACTGTGATTTTGCGTGTCATTTGTACAATGAACACATCTCTAAAAAACTTACACAAAAGAGAATTAAAGAGATTATTCTTTCCGCTTTAGAGATTGAAAAAGAATTCATTTTAGAGGCACTACCTGTTAGATTGATTGGTATGAATTCTGATCTAATGTCTCAGTACCTTGAATTTGTTACTGATAGATTATTAGATTCATTGGGCGTAGCTAAACACTTTAAGTCAGAGAACCCTTTTGATTTTATGCAGAATATCGCATTACAAGGTAAGACTAACTTCTTTGAGAAGAGAGTTGCCGAGTATCAAAAGGCGGGAGTTAATAACGATACCGAAGAAGATTTAGATTCTGCGTTCGGTGATATGGATTTTTAAATACGAATACAGATGAAAGTAAAAAAGAGAGACGGTTCTTTAGAAGAAATGAGATATGATAAGATCACAAGGAGAATATCTGCCTTGTGTTCTGATTTGAATTTAGAGTATGTTGACCCAACATATATTACCTTAAAGGTAACTCAAGGGATATACGATGAGATTAGTACAACTGAATTAGATCAGTTGGCTGCAGAAACCGCAGCTTCAATGACAACAACGCATCCTGATTATGCGAAATTAGCGGGAAGAGTTGCGGTTACTAATCTTCATAAGACAACACCAAAAAAGTTCTCATTGGCAATTAAAGAACTATACTCTTTTGTTGAACCAAGAACAGGTAAAGAATCATCTTTAATCTCTGATGAACTTTACAAGTTTGTTATGAAAAATAAGTCTGTTATTGACGGAGCAATAGTACAGGAAAGAGATTTTGATTTTGATTATTTCGGTTTTAAAACTTTAGAAAGATCTTATCTATTAAAGATAAGTAACAGAATTGTTGAAAGACCACAATATATGTACATGAGAGTTGCATTAGGTATATGTAATGGTGATATCGAAATGGGTTTGAGAATCTATGATGATTTATCACAACATTTCTATACTCACGCAACACCAACATTATTTAATGCGGGAACAAGAAGACCACAAATGTCATCTTGTTTCTTAATAGGAAATAAGGGGGACGACATCAATGGATTATTTGATACAATCAAGGATGTTGCAAACATTTCAAAATGGGCAGGTGGTATTGGATTACACGTACACGATGTGAGAGCTAAAGGTTCTTATATCAAAGGTACGGGTGGTGAGTCAGACGGACTATTACCAATGATGAAAACCTACAATGAAGTTGCAAGATGGATCAATCAAGGTGGTAAAAGAAAAGGTTCATTCGCAATTTATCTTGAACCATGGCACTCAGATATTTTTGAATTTATCGATTTAAGAAAAAATCATGGTAAAGAAGAAATGAGAGCAAGAGATTTATTCCTTGCAATGTGGACTCCTGATCTCTTTATGAAAAGAGTAGAAGAAGATGGTGAGTGGACTTTATTCTCACCTGATGAGGCACCTGGTTTATCAGATGTATACGATTCACCTGAATCAAAAGACTTCACAGAACTTTATACAAAATATGAAGAAGAAGGAAGAGGAAGAAGAGTTGTGAAGGCGAGAAAATTGATGGACGCAATTCTCACCGCACAGATTGAAACAGGAACACCTTATATGTTATATAAGGATGCTGCGAATAGTAAATCAAACCAAAAGAATTTAGGTACTATTAAGTCATCAAATTTGTGTACTGAAATTATCGAGTATAGTTCACCAACTGAACAGGCGGTTTGTAATCTCGCATCAATCGCATTACCTAAGTACATTGTTGACGGTGAATTTAATCATGATTTATTATATGAATATGTTTACCAAGTTGTAAGAAACTTAAACAACGTTATCGATTTAAATTTCTATCCAACAGAAGAAACAAAAAGATCTAATTTTAGACACAGACCTGTTGGTCTTGGAGTACAAGGTTTAGCAGATGTATTTTGTAGTTTAAGAATTCCTTTTGAGTCTGAAACAGCGGATGATCTACAAACAGATATATTTGAGACAATATATTTTGCGGCCATGACATCTTCAAAAGATATTTCTAAAGAAGTTGGTCCATACGAGTCTATCTCAGGGTCACCAATAGAGAAGGGAATCTTCCAATATCAGATGTGGGGACTTAAAGACAAAGACTTATCAGGTAGATGGAATTGGAAAGAACTTAGAAAAGAAGTTGTTAAATATGGTGTAAGAAACTCATTGTTATTTGCACCAATGCCAACGGCATCAACTGCACAGATTCTTGGTAATAATGAGGCGTTCGAACCATTTACAACAAACTTATATTCAAGAAGAACTTTAGGTGGGGAGTTTATTGTGATTAATAAACACTTAGTGAAAGAACTTATGGAAAATGATCTATGGAGTGATGAGATCAAAGACAAGTTAATTATGGAGAACGGTTCTGTTCAAAATATACCTGAAATACCAACAGAAATTAAAGAGATTTATAAAACTGTTTGGGAAATGTCACAGAAAACACTTCTGAAGATGGCGGCGAGAAGATCCGTATTTATTGATCAATCACAATCACTAAACCTTTTCATTAGTAACGCAACTAAAGCGAAGTTATTGGCGGCACACTTATTCGGTTGGAAGTTAGGTTTAAAAACAGGTATGTACTATCTAAGAACTCGTTCAGCGGTAGATCCGTTAAAAGGGTTAGGTATTAGTACACAAAGAACAAAACCAAATCCCGAAAACACTGAAGAAACTTCAGAAAAAGTAGAAAACCCAACACCAACATCTAATTCTATTATAAGTGAAAATAAAGAATTAGTGATGGTAAATTCACAAGTTGAGAGACCAGACGATTCTCCATTTGACTGTGAAGGTTGTGGGTCTTAAAAAAATCAAGTATATATTTTATTCAGGTGGGTATGATTCAACATCATACCTACTTGAGTGCTTGGTAAAAAACAAACTTATTGTACAACCATTAGTCGTTATAACTTCATATATCGACGGTACTGAAGATAGGATGAGACCGTCTTTCTTTCATGAAAAAATCTCAAGAGAGAATTTCTATCGTAAATTCAAAAGTACTTACCCAAAACTAAAAGACAATTTATTACCTGAGATCACAATAAACGATGTTACTTTAGACGAAGAAACAAAAGAGATAGGTGTAGAAGGATATAATGAAGGTTTATTTACAAGAAAAACAAATCAACTACTATATTTTCATCAGGTCTGTAAAAATGAGGGTTATGATAAAGTATCGATAACTTACCAAAAAGATGATCCCTTTAGTGGTAGAATTAGGAAATACATAAATAAAGATAATCCACCCAAATCAATGGGTTGGGCAAAACATTTAGAGTTTCCTCTTATAGATAAAACTAAAAAAAACATTTTAGAAGAATCTATAGAAAATGGGTATGAACAATTCTTATATGAGACATGGAGTTGTTGGTACCCAAATGAAGATAACCAACCCTGTGGAAAATGTGCGTTGTGTGAAATAACAATAGTAGAAACAACTTTAGAAATTCCTAAAACGATAATTTAGAATATAACCCATCAATTTGATGGGTTTTTATTTATACTCATTTTGTTATTGATTATATTTATTAGTATGGCAATAACCTATGGTATAGATTTCCCCTTTAGAGAAAGTATTAAGGGAGATTACTTGAAAATGACAACCACTCCCGAAAGAGAGGTTAGGGCGAACTTGATTCACCTAATCTTAACTAAAAAGGGTAGTAGGTTTTATTTGCCAGATTTCGGTACAAGAATATATGAATATATATTCGATCAGAATGATATGGTAACATTTAATCTGATTGAAGAAGAAATTAGAGAGGGTTGTAAAAAATACTTACCAAATCTCGATATAAACTCAATAAAGGTTATCTCATCGGAAGACGATGATGATCCTGTAACGACTGTAGATGAAGAAACAGATGATAGAATTTTTAGGTTAGGAGACGAAACCACTAAACCATATACCGCAAAAGTTAAAATAGACTATACGGTTAATAACGGAGCGTTTACATCATCAGATTTTGTAATAATTAATATATAAGATGGCAAAGAAAATATCATACGCTAAAAGAGATTTCGCAGGGTTAAGACAAGATCTTGTCAACCTAACCAATGACTATTATCCTGATTTAATAAAAAACACAAATGACGCATCGATCTATTCAGTATTATTAGATCTAAACGCTGCCATCGGTGATAACCTACATTATCACATTGATAGAGTGTGGCAAGAAACGATGTTAGACTTCGCACAACAAAGAAGATCGTTATTCCACATCGCTAAGACTTATGGTATAAGATTACCAGGTAATAGACCTTCGGTTGCTTTATGTGACTTTTCAATAAACGTTCCTGTAAGAGGTGATAAAGAAGATGAAAGATATCTTGGTATACTCAAGGCGGGGGCACAAGTTTCAGGTGGTGGACAAACATTTGAAACAGTAGAAGATACAGATTTTTCAAATCCATTCAATAACAAGGGAGAACCAAATAGGTTAAAGATTCCAAACTTCGATTCAAACAATAAGTTAATTTCTTATACCATTACAAAGAGAGAGGCAGTAGTAAATGGTGTGTCAAGGATTTTTAGAAGGGTAATAACAAAACAAGATCAAAAACCATTTCTTAAATTGTTTTTACCTGAAAAGAATGTTTTAGGGGTAGTTTCTATAATCCATAAGGAAGGTTCTAACTTGACATCAAATCCAAGTTCATCTGAATTTAGTTCAGAACAGAATAGGTGGTACGAGGTAAAAAGTCTTATGGAGGACAAAATATTTTTACCAGATAAAACTTCCGCTTCTGACAAGGATAATTTCACCGCGGGTGAATACAAACGAGTAACAAATAAATTTATCACGGAGTATACTCCTGAAGGATTTATGTCAGTCACTTTTGGTTCGGGTAGTGTAGATCCTTTAGATAATTTAGATTCGTATAACTCAGGTAACTTGAAAGTTAACTTAGGTACATACTTAAACAATTTATCTTTAGGGTCAGTACCTAAATCAAACAATACTATTTTCATCAAATATAGAATTGGTGGAGGTAAGGATAGTAATTTAGGTGTTAATGTTATTACGTCAGTAAATAATGTTGAGTTTAATGTAAATGGACCACTATCAAATGTTAATAATCAAGTGGTACAATCATTAAACGTAACAAATGTTACTCCCGCTGTTGGAGGTGCGGATCAACCAACAGTAGAAGAAATAAGAAACTTGGTAGGTTACAACTTTGCAGCACAAAACAGGGCGGTAACCTTAAATGATTATAAATCTTTGATTGAAACGATGCCATCTACATACGGTGCACCAGCCAAAGTAAATGTGATGGAAGAAGATAACAAGATTAAAATCAAACTTTTATCATATGATGATTCAGGTAATCTCACAGACACAGTATCTAATACATTAAAGAACAATATATTAAGGTACCTTGCAAACTACAGAATGATTAACGATTATTTAGATATCGTTAGTGGTGAGGTTGTGGACCTCGGTCTTGAGATTGATTTAGTTATTGATAAAAATATTACACAATCCGAAGTATTAAAAGAGGTCATAACAAGTGCTACTGAGTTTATGAGTATCGAGGGTAGAAAAATGGGTGACCCATTATTCCTCGGAGAACTACAGAAAAATGTTTCTGATATTACAGGAATAGTAAATGTAGTAAACTTAAAAGTCTATGGTAAAACAGGGGGAGAGTACTCAACTTCAGAAGTATCACAAGACTATGTAGACGATACCACAAAAGAAATACAACAATCTGATTCAACGATTTACATGAAAAGTAATCAAATCTTCCAAATCAGATTTCCTAACAAAGACATAAAAGTTAGAGTAAAAACGTTAGGTTCCACTACATTTTAATTTTTCTTTTCTGTATTATTAATAATTAGGGAAAATAGGTTCCAATCTATTTATATGATATGATACAGAAACATCGTATAAGAACAGAAATTGGTAAGGATCAAAAGGTAACTGTCGAGTTAAAACAAGACTATGATCTTTTAGAAATTCTTTCACTTAAGTTCACACAAAAAGACATTTACACATCTATTTGTGCGGACTATGGTGTTGTTTGTGGTAGAATTACCGCGAATCAAGGATACGGTGTTGCAAACGCCAGAGTATCGATATTCATTCCGTTAGATGATATAGATGAGGAAGACCCTGTTGTCTCCGCATTATACCCCTACAGATCAACACAAGACACCGATACAGATGGGTACAAGTATAATCTGTTCCCTAAGAGAAAACAACATACAGGACATACACCAACAGGAACGTTTCCTGATCAAGAAGATATCTTGACAAGAGAAGAGGTCTTATACGTTTATGAAAAATATTATAAGTACACAGTTAAGACTAATGATGCGGGTGATTTTATGATATGGGGAGTACCCACGGGATCACAAACAATTCATGTAGATGTTGATTTGTCGGATATGGGTTGTCAATCACTTGTTCCTTATGATTTTATATATGAAGGTGTTTCTGAAGAAAAATTTGAAAACAACTACACTTTTAAAGGTGATCCTGATATAGCAGGACTACCACAAACATTGACATTTGAAGAAACAGTTGAAGTTTATCCGTTTTGGGGTAATGAGGATCTATGTGAAATTGGTATTACAAGAACTGATTATGATCTAAGTGACCAAGGTATTAGAATAGAACCTTATTCTATTATGATGGGAGGTAGTTTCACTGACTCAGGTAAAGATTCGGTAAGAGTTAGATGTAATGTCGACAATCAAATGGGAGAAAAATGTAGTTTAACTTCAGGTGAGGGAGATATTGAGGCGATTAGATTTACAGGTACCTATGAAGAAAATACGGACGGTACACCAAACTATGAAAGACCAATACTTGAAGCAATACAATTAGACTCACAAATAAATGAAAATGGTAATTTCTTTTTCAGAGTACCCATGAATATGGGGTATTTCATTACGAATGAATTTGGAGAGTTAGTAGAAACTAAAAATACTCAAAGAGGTATCCCAACAAGAGGAACGTATAGGTTCAGACTTTCATATCAAAATGACAATGCCGCGAGAAAACAATATAGGGGTAAGTACCTTGTACCACAAATCAAAGAACATAATTTAGGTAGTGGAACACCTTATATTGACCCTAAAGCGTATGCGTTTTCAACCAACTTAGACGATTATCCCGCAAATGCAATGGATGATATTACGGGTATCAATAATAATGGGTTCTCTAATGACATGTTCTACTCTTTTAGATATAATAGAGTTTACACCGTATCATCGTTTATAAACCAATATTATAACAAATCGTGGGCGGAGAAAGCATTTAGTTTCCTTGTCAGAGACAGGAATGAATCCTTTATTGGTATTAAAGAAATACAACCATCACAAGAGGAGGATTGTTCAAATAATAATGAGTATTTCCCAATCAATGACGCAGTAAGAAATCATAAATTCAAATTTTTAATAACAATTATATTAAACTTCCTCGAGAAAATATATTTAAAAATCACACAGGCAGTCTTAGATGTTATTGTAGAATTCCTTTTTGATGCGAGTGACGCATTAAACTTCAAGATCTTAGGTTCAAGACCATTAGGCGGCTTAGCGGATAGGATTGCTGGATATGCGAGAGATATACAAAAAGGGACTTCAAGAAAATTAGGTTTAGTTAATTATCCCGATTGTTATGAATGTAATGTAGATCCCGAATCGGGAGAACAAACTGGTGGTGGGGGATCATATTCGTATGATTTTATTAGTATACCCTCAGGTGGTGAGGAAGACGTTATTACAAATAATAACTTAACAGTTACCGCAACTAACGTAGTTGCAACCACAACGTATGATCCTAATGACACTTCATCTAATGACGACGGTCAGATGACAATTGCGGGTATTACAGATGAAAGAAATTATATTTTAAAATACATAAAAGTTGCAGAGGTTTTAGATGCAAGTGGAAATACGATAACACCACCACAATATGGATATGTCGGTGTTGGTTACAGTACACAACATGAAGGAACCAATATAAGTGGAAGTAACGTCACATTTAATTTCCTTGCATCCACAGTCTATCAAGATATATTAATTGAAAATGGTTATGGTGCAACACCACAACCAGATGTGTTGGCGGGTACGGCTATTGCAAACGCGAATCAAATGGAGTTTGTTGAATTATATTTTGTTAGTGAAGTGACGACAACCGTCATAACAGGTACGACAGTAGAAAGTGGTTGTGAAAAATACGATACAATATATGACCCTGATTATTGGGGAGGTAACGGTGATACCATGAGATTAAGGGCATACACAGGTTCCACTTATCAAGACTTAATAGATAATCCTGATCATTTAAGTTGGCAAAATAATGCCTATCCCGATATATTTTTGGATGGTACTGAGGATCCGTGTGCTGATACTCTACCCGTGGCAGATATCACAGTAACAATAAGTGCATATACTGACGAAACAAGTGGGTGGGATGGTAAAAGAGATAGAAGATGTGTACAAAGGAAATGGGGTACAGATTGTACTGCATCAGGTTATTCGGAGTTTGTTGATGGTCAATATCATTTAATACCTGCCGCAGGAAAAAACCAACAACTTATAAACGATTACAGTAGAAGAAAATTAGTCGGCAAACTAATGTGTGGTGGAGTTACCTCATACACTTTCTCAAATAGTTGGTTAAACGGTGCGTTATACTTTTTCCAATTCAGAAGAAGAAGAGGCGGAACTAACGCCAAATACTGCGAAGACGTTATTAGAAGAGTTGAGGACGATAATGGAGTACACTATTATTATAGGTCAACACCTTACCATAATGGTAATTTTATTGGTCAGGTGGGTGAAAGATCATACGGTGAAATACTTTTTCCAACAACTATCATGGATTTAGGACCAAGAAATATGTTTATAAAAGAGATATGTGTCGACCCTGAATTGGATGTAAACTGTTCTGTTTCAAAAAGTATTGGTAGTACATCATATCAAGATATAAATGATTTAATGGAATATATTATTTCATCCAAAGAAGTTAAAGAACAGGGTAGATTACAAGTAAAAGACCTTTTCGATAGAAGAGGTGGTGGCGCAATTGATGGTGATATTGCACAACTATTAAATATGAACTCACAAATGGGATATTATGGGTATGATGATGAAGATCCTGATAGTCCATATGCAACAACGGGACAAACTGTATATGACGGAATAGGACCTGTTGGTATAGATTTCACATTCTCAGAGGACGACGAGGATACTGAGATTGTCGAAAAAGATGGTACTCTATTGAGACTTTGTATTAATGCGGCAGGTAATTTAACTGAAACGGCACAGGAAGTTCCTTATTATAGGTGGGACAGAAAGTCAACATCAGGTTTTGGTCCCGATAGTGGAACATCAGAAACACAAAATTGGGATAGAACCACAATACACACTACTAAGTATCAAGGAGGTTGGGACTTCAATGGATTGATGGTGGCTGACCCATACAACGGTGCGGGTGGAAACCCTACCGATAACATCAATAGTCATTATTATGATGGTAGTATCTTACCACCAATAAGAGATTGTGCGGATAATAATTATGCGTCACAAGAAATACCACTCGGCGGACCTTTCTTCTTCTACTTTGGATTGAGAACAGGAAAATCTTCGTGGAATAAATTCGTTAAAAACTTTGGTCCGTTATGATAAAAAAGAAAATATTATCACCGAGTAAAAGATTTAAAAATGCGGAGTCTGAAGACTTAACGTTACGAATAAATCTTGAAGAGGAAAAGAATTTACTAAGAGAGGGTGATAAGACCATCATCTTAGACATTGCGGAACAATTCAAAAAAGAACGTAATGAGAGTACCAAATATAGAATTTATGGTAAAATGAATATGGTTTTCAGAAACACGTATAGTGGTACTACAACATATGAACCACTACTAAATAACTTATATGTTATTGGTGATGGGATTGACGGTGATTTCACAGGATATGTACCATACAACGAATTTGCGTTTATTAGAAACGATTATATTAGACAAGTGTCTTCTCCATCGGGAACAACAATGGGTGATTTCTCACCTAATCTGGTTATTACGGGGGACACATCACACAGGACAATAAATGAGATGGATGTTGCGTCAACAAATTGGAACGTATTTCTTTCCTATGTTCATGATAAGGATAGTACTCACCAAATGAGATATACATTATCAGGTAACACACAATATTCTTTTACTGCGTCTAATGGGATACCTTTTAGAGTTGAAGAGTTTACAACACATTATGAATTAACGAGTCCTATACCACATAATATGAGTGAAGGGGAATTTGTGATTCTATCAGGTACTTCGATAAGTAGTGGATCAGAGTCGGACAGAGTTTTTCCAATTGCGTCAACAGGTAATGAAGTATTCAATTCTGAAAAATATGTTATTAATGTTCAGAAATCAACCTTTACATCATCACAAACTTTAAGTGGGGTTGTATTTGGTAAAAGGTGTTTAGATAAAACTAAAATGTCTGAAACTACTTCAGAGTATTATGTGCACAAACATAAGATATTAACTAATTCGGACGGTTGTATTGTAGACAGAACAGGGTTTGAAACTCCTGTGTTTGAGATAGAAAGAAAATTACAATATGAGACTGCTGATGCTAGAAATAACATATACTCTGTTCAAAATAGACCTGAAACCATATTATATCACTTTAAAGATGAAGTAGATATACAAGGTTTAACAAACAATTTAGGATATACAGTGACTGATTTGTACGTCACAACATTATTTAAAAATGGGAATGGATATTTTAACTATCCACCGAGATTAGGTTGGAGATTTAATTTCCATAACTCTTGGGTTGATAACCAATTTGATACGGGGTTTGGTGGATCAGACAGTGGGTTACCATCAACAACTTTCCAAAACAGTGGAGTGACATTTACTCAAGGAACAGAGTTGACTGTAGGAGACGAATTAGTCGGTGCTTTTGTTGAATATAACAAAGAAGATTTCAAAGAAACAATTCTATCTGAAGCACTACATAAATTCACAATGGACTATAACATATTTAATCACTCACAAGTTTCAAATAATGATGGTTCAAGTACAACTAACCCAAAAGGTCTATTTTACCAACCTCACTATAGGGTTAAGTTAAGACAACTTTCACCTTATATAGAAACGGCAAATACTAATAAAATAGATGGACTCCCTGAAAACTCATTATACGATACCTACAACAAACAATGGAAGTGGAGAGACCTATATGATCATGGGTATACAGACCCCGATGGTTTTGGTGTGAACCATCCATTTACAAACGGACAACACTACGTCAAATCTGACATAAACTTTTATCTGAGAAATGAGGAGACCTTCTTAAATAAAACGGACGGTATATCAAACTTCACAGTAGACAATGATTCTTTATGTTAAATGAAACTAAGATTTGATTCACAAGACAAAAAATTAATTTTAAATCAACAAGAGTCTTTTAGAACGGACTCGGGTTGGGATGAGAGTATACAATCGTATGAGGATGAATTATTAAGAAGTATTATTAATCCTATTGAGAATTATGAAACTAATAGGTATATACACAAACCATATACTTCAAGTGCCGCTTCGACTCCATCCGAATCCGCTGCGGAAGAAGAAGGTACTGTTACTACCAATACACAGATTAATACCATCGAACAAACAGATATATGGTTCTATTTTTATTTTGTTAAAAATGGGTCATATACGAATGGTTTAGATTATAAATCCGTTGGAATTTCTCAAACAGATAAACTATTATCAGATCTTAGAAATAGTTTTTTCAGACTTGAATTTTATAAAACTCCCGACGGTGAACAACCAAATAGAACAAACAGAAGATTAGTATTCGCGAAGAACTTGTCCCCCGCTGTGGGTGAAAGGGTTAGTGTTACGGGAAAAACAGAGAAATTTTATGTGCCCGTTTTTATGGGGTCAAGTATGAGAAACAAAGAGAATATGTATCTCTTTTGGTTTCACGATGATACGGTATTAGAAGAAACTACACTAACAGGAGGAACATTCTTTATGTCCGCAAAATTTTATAATGCGGTGGATGGATCTAAAATACTTTTTGGTAATAAACCAATTGCAGATTCAAGTACAGTAACACAAGAGAATGATTTATACTATAGAGTTGAAATGTCTCGTAATGATGCGGGTGAACCAACATATCATTATGTGGTCACAGAGGAGAATGGAACGTACCCATATTTAGGGACACGTAAAGGGACGGCGGATAACCCTATTTTATTTTATCAGATGGAAGGAACTCAGGCACCACCTCCAACTGCAAATCCAACACCTGTACCAACAGGTGGAACACCACAACCAACTCCTGCACCGACACCAGTACCAACACCAGGCCCAACATCAAATAGTCCAACAATAACGTGGTCGGCGGGGACAAATGTAACTGTAAGTGCAAATGCACCACAGACAATGAATTATGATGATATAAGTGGTACAGTAACAGTAACAAATGGTAGTGTAAATGTTTACCTCCGAAGTTCAAAGGCGTTCAACTATGATAACGTGTCAAACGCCTCTTTAAGTGTCACAAGTGTTGGTTCATTAAATGTTACTGCGGCATCAGGAGACATGAATAATGATAGTTTACCATCTGTGTTAACAATACCACCTGGTACATATAACTACACTTTAGGTGCGGAAATAAGTTTAGATGGTGGACTAACATCAGGTATGGCACAATCAGATATATATACACAATAAGATGGAGAAGAACTTTTATAAAATATACAAACCAACAACAGGACTAACTCACAACGTACCTGTATACTTAGTCTCTGAAGCGGATGAGATGGGTGGTATGGTTGGTTTTGACGGTGATATAGAACAAGTTGAACAGATCTGTAATTTCAATTATCAAATAACTGGTGGAAATACAATAAGAGTTTATAATACTGTCAACAGAGATTTATTAAAGGTTATAAGAAGTGAAACATATACTATTGATTGGGGTGATGGAGGGAATGAAGTTATAACAGTTAGTACAGGAACTAATCTTTCGTTTAAACAACATACATATTCCTCATCAGGAACATATTTGGTCACTATAACACTACAAACAAATTATATAGCAAAAAGAATACAAAAAAAGATTACTGTACCCCAAAACACAACAGTCACTAATCCATTCGGTAGTTTCTCAACTACAATGGTATATGAAGGGCAAACAACTGTTACACAAAATTACATTAATGATTATGATAATAGTAATGTAACGGGTACAACACAGATCTATTTTGCCGCGATGGGCAGAAGTAGAGTGAGTGAATTAAAAAAATACGGTGAAACAAACTATCAAAATATTACAACAGGAAGTGATACTGTTGGTAGTTACACTGGATACACTATTGATAATTTGTCCTATAGAGATTATGAGGATGGGACCACAACAATTACAGGTTCAACAACAAATTTTGAGATAGAAGACGAGTTCGATAAGATGTTAACAAGGAACGAACATTTCATCGGATTTATAGATGAACCGACCATTTATTCTGACGTTTTTGTCGAAAGAGGGAAGCAGGGAGTTTTAGAAATGAATTTAAGGTTAGGTGAAATTGATAATATTGGAGAACTGTCTGTTTATGGAAACGGATTTTTCCAAGTTAAAAAACAATAAAAATAATATTTATTAATTAAAAGATTATGGCAGTAGGTAGTTATGGAACGGTAAGACCCGCAGATGTGTCTCCGTCAGACATAGAAATTTTTTATCACTATGTTTCTGGTAGGACATCAACGGCACCCGTTCAGTTTAAAAAATTAGATTCAGAGGACGTTTTAACTCCTATCTACCATGGTGATAGAAATGATACTCTTGAGACTGGTGTTTCTACAACAGAATTAATCGGTGGACTTTACAATTTAAAATTAGATTCTGCGGATTTTGACGATTTAGGTGTGTATACATTACATATTAGACCTAAACAAATTAGAACATCAATAACCGATTGTGGTATTCTAGCTTCATTACCATCGGTAAGAGGAATAATAATCGATTTGAGTAACGTACCATCTGATGATAGAAATAAATTTACCCCACAAGGATTAGTGGGATATAGAATTGAGTATATCAACAACGACGGTACTAAACTTCCTAATTTCTATAGGGTAGTTACCTCATCTTTTTACTGTACACCAATTACATCAAACTTGACTAATTCAAGTCAGAAGGCAATCAGATATCAATATACTGATCAGTCTACTAATTTGTTGTTTTTGACAGTAACACCATCGTCAGCACCATCAAACAGACCGAATACGGTACCGTTTATTGGTGAACCATCACAGAACATAGTTCTATCAAATACATTTTTCAATCCTACAACTTTAGAAGTTGAAATGGTTGAACATGATGATACTACATTGGCTTACGCATTGTATGGTAACCAATCTAAATCAGTATCTGATGGTATTTACACAGTTTACGACGGTGCAAACAATATCTACAAACAATTTAACTTGTTTGAGATCAAAGATGAGTTCAACGAAACACTATTTGAGGTTAGAGAGGAAAGGGACGAAATCGATACAACTAAAGATTTTGATGATATCACTCAATAATGGCAAAAAGAAAAGTTCCAAGTCAGGCGGCAAGTGGAAGGGAGACCTTTAACGACAACTTGATCGGTAATCAGATTACTGATGGATCAAGCCAATTGACTGCGACGAACTTTTCGGTTGAAAAGACATTACCACAGAGAGATTCCAAAAAATTTAAGACAACACCATTTTCAGAATATCTAACTTTAGATGATCTAAATGAAGAAAATGATGCACCAACTACCACATCATCAACAAGTGATGATGATAAAACGGTAAAATTCAATGCATCTAAAGAAAATGGTAGTAAATCACTTTATGGTTCTTTAAGAGAGAGAATTTCCATCTCAGTAAAAAGAATTATAAATAAATTTCCCGCGGGTTTTTACGTAGACAAGGACACTCCAATCTCTTCAACAGAGTACACGGCAGAAAACATTGTATACAATTCCAAAACCTATGAAACAACATTAAAACTTGAAAATTCTAAGATTTTTAACCCACATGATGTTGTTTTAGTAAAACCCAAAAGTAATACTCAACCCGAGGTTGAGAATACATTTAAAAACTTCTATGATCACTATAAAAAATATACATTAGTTATTGGTGAACAGACCTATAACATTGTAAGTTTCACAGAAGTAGACAGTACTGGTTTCATTACATTAAAAGTTAAAGGAAATCCTTTTAATGGAAATAGTACTTACACTGAAAGTTTTTTAATAAGACCTGTAGATTCTGTCGTCGAAGAATTTTTCAAAAATTTAGATGATTTAGAATCCATTTTATTAAACCGAGAGTCGACACCTAAGTACACGTCGAAATTTGTCGTTCCACAAGATTCTTTAGATGGTTCAAAAACTGAAAACAAAACGTTAAGGTTTACTTGGCCATTATTTAAGGATGGGTGGAACATAAAAATCACTGGTAACTCTTATGTTGAATACCTAAGAAGACTCAGTGATGTTGGTCAAGAAATAGACAACTACAAATCAAATTTAATTGTTAGATTTTTAACTACTGCCTCTCTCAATGAATTTGATACTCCAGATCAAAGAATCGCGTCTATTTTCAAACTATACGGACAAAGCTTCGACTCTATCAAAAAGTTTATTGATAATGTTTCTTACATGAGAAATGTAAGTTACGATGGTATCAATAACGTTCCTGATGTTCTCCTTAAAAACTTATCAAACACATTAGGTTTAACCGATGTTAAACTTTTTGATGATAAGTCTTTGGAGGATATTCTCTATTCGAGAATTGATAGTCAGTACGAAGGTGTTGATCTTGGTAAAAATGTGATTGAGGCGGAAACAGAGTTCTATAGACGAGTCTTAGTAAACTTAGCACACATATATAAATCGAAAGGTACAAGAAACGCAATTGAGTTTTTCCTTAGATTTTTAGGTGCACCTGAACCTTTAATTAAAATTGAGGAATATACCTACAAATATGATGAGGTTAGAAAGAACGTAAGTGATATCGATAGTGATATTTACGATCTTATTCAGGACGAAAAGACGTTTACTATTGCAGAATTACAAACCACGGGATTTACTTACTTAAATACTGTTACAACAGGACTTACGTCATATAAAGAGACTGAGTTCCCAATTAATGTTGAAAGTAGTGGTAGTACTAAGTACGGTGATGTACAACAAATTGTAAGTGAGACTAATGATACCTTTTTTGAAAAAGGTGCGGGTTGGTATGATATAACTTTACAACACAGATCATCATTAGAGTTAGATACTGAAAATTCAGATTTACTATCCACACCAAAAGTTATAAAAACAAAAAATAAAGACTATACCTACGGGGAGGATTACTTTGACTTATTTAGACAGTTTGATGGTTTAGATTATGGTTATGAATTACATAATACTGTCGATAACAATAAAACAGAATTATTAGGTGATTTAGATTCAAAAACACTAAATAGAAAAAATATACAAGTTTATATTTCTTCTGCACAAGCATTAGATCATGATGTTTATAGAAAATCAAGAGAATTAGGTGTAAGTTTTGGGACAAATACTTTAGAACCACAAACAGGTTTTACGTTCGCGGAATATATAGATCAAGTTTTAAACGAACAAATTAGAAATTCACATGTAGTAAAACATCAAAAAAGTTATATACAACTTGAAGACATTTATCTAAGTTATTTAGATAAAGTATCGGACCCATATAGTAATCCAACAGTAAGTGAGTTCATTAATAAGATCAGTCCATATTGGGTACAACTTATTGAACAATTTATTCCTGCGACAACATTATGGACGGGTGGTAATATTATTGAGAATCATAATTTAGGTAGGTCTAAATACGAATATAAAAAACCATGTAGGATAACAGAATTTACTGAAAATCTATTCCCTGATTTCGAATTGGCAATTGAAGAGGATTTAGAAACAGTCTTAGGTGACCCCGATATTTTTAGGGGACTAACTGTTGTGAGCGGTGTAACATATAATTTACATATAGATTTTAATGGGACAACATATACTTCAAACAGTCTGTTAACACTAAGTGGTGAAACACAGAGTATAAATCAAGTAAATGTTTGTAGTAATAATTTTACACATGCGGGATTATTCGAACCATATCCTGTAAATTCAGAGTGTTCAACTCTACTTAGTTCAGACTTTAATGGGGTTCCTTTTGATAAAACAATACACTTACCCCTTACTTGTGATTTTAAGTGTTATTTAAAACCACAAAGAGAAATATTAGAGTGTCTTTGGGTTGATAAAGTACAGGATATTATAGACAACCAAATCAATAGTCAATACTATAGAAAAACTTATTACTCAAATGGTCAAACTAATATATCTAATCACGCGGGGTGGGTCGATTATGAACTAACAGGAAATACACAGACCGAAACAAACTACCAAAATGAACTCACAAGTAATGGTGAGTCGTATAGTTGTGAGGTCGCACCTATTCTTTCATATAAAATATTCACAGATACTGATGGTATAAAGAAAATAAGTGTCACACCTATTAAATACGACGTACCATTATATACTGACAATACTTGTAGAACTGAGGCGGATATTGATTGTTTAGATGGAGATACTTTTGATTTCTATTTTGATACATTTTACTTAACAGGAACAACCTGTTGTAATCCACAGGTAGATGTGTATGGACCGAATAAATTTTATACCCTACCTGAGGATGAAGATGAATGTATCCTCATGGAGGATGTATACTTCAAGGTTTCAGGAATTACTTTCGGAAACGAAGATATTGTTGATGATGGAGATCCATGTACAACTTGTCCACCATATAATACAACATGGCCAACAAACATTTTTATCAATTGTGTTGGTGGATATAACGAATCAATTTCAGGTAATACAACATTACAAGAAGACCAAACAGTTGAATGGGTATCGGGTTGTACTTTCGTTATAAGAAATGTAAGAGAAAATGACGTAATAGACATAACTATCACTGACGCGGCTAACTGCGATCAAAAAGTTAGAATTGATGGATTACAACAAAAATTTGAGTGGGATCCTATTGATGGTGACGATGTTACCGAATCACGTAGTCATTTTTTCCAATACACAATCGATTCTTATTTAGAAGGTGAGGATTACCCAACTCACGATCCATCAGTAAGTCAAAGTGGTATAACATTCTGTGATAATTTTTCAGGATATACCCTACACCCAACGGTACAATATAGACCTACTTTTGATTATGGTCTAAAACAAAATACTAAGGTCATTAAAATTAACAATGGTGTTATTATAGATGACGAAAATACTTGGGTAGATGTACAGAATTATTTCCAAGATAATACATTAGAGTTAATCGATGTTGAAGATGTTCAAATAGGTGATAGATTACTTTCAGGACAATATCTTAACTGTCCTTTCAGTTCAAGTGATTATACAAACGCAGTACTGAGTGGTTATTCATTTAGTTACAATTACTTAACCGTTGAAGTGGACAATAAAGATTGTTTAGGATCAACAAAAGTAAATGTGATTAATGAAAGATTTAGAGTTTTACCAAATTCTAAATTAAGGGTAATGACACAGGTGGGAGATCATTGGGAGTTTACAGAAAAATATCCTGAAGAATTAATAGTGAGACCACCTGAACCAACAGAACCTTGTTGTAATTACGGTGTAGACTATTATAAAAAAGGTGATTTACTAATAAACGAATTAGGTTTTCCAATCGAGGTAACCTCATTAGATTTAGATTATTGTCAAAGAGATTTATTTTATCATCTGAATGTTAGTGCTGTTTACAGACAACCATCAAATACATTAAGTATTGTTCCTGATAATCCTTTTGGTGTTTCCACAGAATGTTGTACGGAAGTTATATTATTTAATGGTGATGTTGACGATCAAATATTGGTAGAATATGATGAACAAATATTTGAAAATTTAGATCTCAGTTCACAACAATATTATCAAGACCAATTAGATTGTGTTGATGAGCCAACAATCGAAGATTTAGAAAGACCCGAATATACGGAAAACTGTAATGATCTAAATGCGTTTATTGGTATACATTATACTGATGGTAACCAAATATTAATTGAGTATGATGAATCGTACAATATTGGTAATATAGTTCAAGTATCAGAGATTAACTCACAACTAACAGAATACCTCTCACCAGGTATGGATTGTTATGAACTAACAGGAATAGCATACTCTGAAAATATTACACATCAAATACTTTCTATATGTACTGATTTGATAACACCAACAGCGTCTCCCGCACCAACAGGAACACCAACTCCAACACCAACAATTACTGCTAGCCCAACACCTTCACCATCACCTTCAGAAACACCTGAACCTACCCCTTCACCAAGTCCTAGTGAGACTCCATCACCAACATCAACGCAAACTCCTACACCATCACCTTCACCAAGTGAGACCCCTGAACCTACTCCTTCACCAAGTCCAAGTGAAACTGCAGAACCTACACCAACACCTTCAGAAACACCTGAACCGACTGCAAGTGAGACGCCACAACCAACAAGTAGTAGTACGCCAGAACCAACACCAAGTACTACACCTGATCCAACACCATCACCTTCACCTAGTCCATCACCATCACCGAGTCCTTCTCCAAGCCCAAGTCCATCACCAAGTGCAACGGCAAACTGTGACTTCGATGTTGATATAGACATTGCGACTCCAACCCCCACAAATAGTAGTACACCAGAACCAACACCTAGTCCATCCCCTTCACCTAGCCCATCTCCATCACCAAGTCCTACAGTTACTGCAAACTGTGACTTTGACGTTGATGTAGATATTGCTACTCCTACACCAACACCATCTCCATCACCTAGTCCTTCTCCGTCGCCAAGTCCTTCTCCGAGTCCAAGTGCAACGGCAAACTGTGATTTTGACATTGATATAGATATTGCAACACCAACACCTACACCAACAAATAGTAGTACACCTGAACCTACCCCTAATCCTACATCAAGTCCTACACCATCACCTAGCCCTTCACCTTCACCATCACCAACACCTAACTGTGATTTCGATGTTGATATAGACATTGCAACTCCGACTCCGACTCCTTCACCATCACCGAGTCCTTCTCCGAGTCCGAGTCCAAGTGCAACTGAAAACCCAACACAAACACCAACACCATCCCCAAGTCCTACGCCAAACTGTGACTTTGACGTTGATGTAGATATTGCAACTCCTACGCCAACACCTAGCCCTTCCCCTTCACCTAGTCCATCACCATCACCATCACCAAGTACTACACCTGAATCAACACCAACGCCTTCACCTAGCCCATCCCCTTCACCAAGTCCAAGTCCAAGTGCAACGGCAAACTGTGACTTTGATATTGATATAGACATTGCAACTCCGACCCCAACACCTACAAATAGTAGTACACCTGAACCTACTCCTAATCCTACACCATCACCAACTGTAAGTGTAACTCCTGACGCAACACCTAATCCAACGTCTACACCACCTGCAACGGAAAATCCAACACCTACTCCTAGTAGTACTGCAATTCCGACTCCAACACCATCACCTAGTCCGTCACCGTCACCATCTCCGAGTCCTACACCAAACTGTGATTTTGATATTGATATAGATATTGCAACACCTACACCGACACCAAGCCCATCACCTTCACCTAGTCCATCACCATCCCCTTCACCTAGCCCAAGTGTAACACCTGATCCTACATCAAGTCCAACACCATCACCTAGTCCATCACCATCACCAAGTCCTACACCTAATTGCGACTTTGATGTTGATGTAGATATTGCGACTCCTACGCCAACACCAACAAATAGTAGTACACCTGAACCTACCCCTTCACCAACACCAAGCAGTACTCCAAACCCTACAGCGAGTCCTACTCCAAGTAGTACTCCTAACCCTACGGCAAGTCCTACCCCAAGTCCTACCCCTAATCCTACAGCGAGTCCTACACCATCACCAAGTGTAACTCCTGATCCAACTCCTACGCCTTCACCTAGTCCATCACCAAGTCCTTCACCAAGTCCAACACCTAATTGTGACTTTGACGTTGATGTAGATATTGCTACCCCTACACCAACACCATCTCCATCACCTAGTCCATCACCATCACCGAGTCCTACCCCAAGTAGTACTCCAAACCCTACAGCGAGTCCTACTCCAAGTAGTACTCCTAACCCTACTGCAAGTCCAACACCTTCACCTAGCCCATCACCAAGTCCAAGTGCAACACCAAACCCTACACCATCACCTAGCCCATCTCCATCGCCAAGTCCAACACCAAACTGTGATTTCGATGTTGATATAGATATTGCAACTCCTACTCCTACACCATCACCATCTCCGTCGCCTTCACCTAGCCCATCGCCAAGTCCTAGTCCATCACCATCGCCAAGTAGTACACCAAATCCAACTCCTACACCAACACCATCTCCATCGCCATCACCGTCTCCGTCACCATCACCTAGTCCAAGTCCGACTCCAAGTCCGACCCCTAGTCCTACTGCAGTAGATTGTCCACCTAGTTGTGGTACACAGATCTATAAAAACTCATATGTACCAACAGGTAGTACTTCATCTGTTAGTACAATTAAGGATCTCGGTGGATACTGTACTGAAAATAGAGTGGATGGTGATATAGTATCTACAAGTGGTGCAGAATGGGTATATAATACAAATAATTGTGTTGTATATGTTAGATCTTATAGTGGAGGATCAAGTAGTACGTGTGTTGGTGAGTATGTAACACCTACAGGAACTGAGGTTAGTTCATTTGTACACACTGAAGGTACGTTAACACCAACAGGAAGTAATAAATTATACGATACAGGAATCAGATATATTGACTCTAATAATAACGCAATTGTGATTGTGACTGAATGGAATTCATCACTAATGGATTTAGTTAGAGTTTGGGTATTATGTGATTGTAGTTTTGAAGGTGAAGTAATAGAAAATTTTGAAGGATGATAGACTATAAAATTGAAAAATTAAACTATATATTTTAATAATGAGTCAGGTAAGATATTTTGATGTAACAATTAGTTCGGGAACCTCACATAGTACATATATTATATACTATGATCAGGTTAACGCGTCTAATATTGCCACAAGAGTATCAACTAATTTACCTGCAACAGGAGTTACATATTCAGATTTAACTTCACTTAATGGTGTTAGAGTTCAAGTACCTTACACTGCAACAACAATATTATTGTATAATAACTCATGTGTTGTTGATGACGAAATTATCTTACCAACACCAATTCCCACATCTACACCTACACCCACTCCTTCCCCAAGCCCATCACCTAGTCCATCACCTTCACCTAGTCCATCACCAAGCCCTACACCATCCCCAAGCCCAAGCCCATCCCCAAGTCCAACACCTAATTGTGACTTTGATGTAGACATAGATATTGCAACTCCCACACCAACCCCATCACCTTCACCTAGCCCATCACCTAGTCCGTCCCCATCACCAACACCAAACCCTACACCAAATCCAACACCATCCCCAAGCCCAAGCCCATCACCTTCACCTAGTCCATCACCAAGTCCTACACCGACATTTAGTCCAACTCCAAGTGCAACACCAAACCCTACTGCGAGTCCAACACCATCTCCTAGCCCGAGTCCATCACCAAGTCCAACACCGTCACCAACACCTAATTGTGACTTCGATGTGGACGTAGAAATGAATTTAGCACCTACAGGGTTTACACCATTTGCTTTTCAACAGTTTGAAAATACGGCAACAGGTACAACGATAGCGACACTTTCAGCAAGTGATCCTGATTCGGGTGATACACATACATTTAGTTTAGTGTCAGGTTCAGGTAGTACAGATAACGCATCATTTACTTTATCAAGTGCAGGTGTTCTTAAAAATGCAGTAGTATTCAACTATGAAACAAAATCAAGTTATTCGATAAGAGTAAGAGTTACAGATCAAGGTGGACTAAGTTTTGAAGGTACAAGAACAGTATCAGTTCGTAACGTAAATGAAACTCCGTATGGATTGACATTAAGCAATAATACACAGAATGAGAATACCGCAACAGGTACAACCATCGGAACGTTCTCAGGTTTAGATGTTGATAGTGGTGAAACATTTACATATACACTTTCGGGAAGTGGTAATGATAACGCATCATTTACTTTATCAAGTGCGGGAGTTCTTAAAAACGCGATAGTATTCAATTACGAAGTTAAAAATTCATATAGTATCGAAGTAACGGTTACTGATAGTGGTAATAACACCTATACTGATACATTTACAATTTCAGTCCTTGATGTTAACGAAACACCTACTAATATTACTTTATCAAGTTCATCTATAGATGAGAATGTACCAACAGGGACTACAATTGGAACATTTAGCTCATCAGACCCTGATAGTGGAAATACCTTTACATATAGTTTAGTAAGTGGAACAGGATCATCAGGAAATGGTAGTTTTTATATCGATGGTACAAGTCTGAAGAGTAATGTTGTATTTGACTATGAAACACAATCATCTTACTCTATAAGGGTTAGATCGACAGATCAAGGAGGTCTTTACGTAGAAAAAATATTAACAATATCGATTACAGACATATCAGTATCAGGTACTGCAACAGTCACAAACTTAAATTGTTATAATGATTCCTCAGGAACAATTGAAGTCACTTCTCAGTCAGGGGGTGACTCACCATACACATATTCAATTAATGGTATATCGTATCAATCATCAACGTCATTTACAGGTTTGGGGGCAGGAACTTATACAGTATATATTAAAGATGATAATGGTGAAATAGGTACGTTATCAAAAACAATAACACAACCACCCGTACTTTCAGTGACTGATTCACACACAGATCCAACATGTTATGGAGGAAGTGATGGTGAAATTGTCTTTAGTGTTGCTGGTGGTACAGGTGAAAAAACATATACAATAAATGGGGATGTAACAACAGATACAACTCATACAGGTTTGACTGCGGGTACATATACTTTCATTGCGACAGACGAAAATGGATGTACTGATAGTAGATCGGTTACTTTGAGTGTAACGCAAGTGTCAGTTAATTTTGACGGAAGTGATGTTAGTTGTAATGGTGATTCAGATGGTAGTATTAGGGTTTTCTGTCCAACAGGTGGTAGTGGATCGGGATACGAAGTCAAAATAGGGTCCAATGCATATCAAAACTTACCAACTGGTTGTGGTTTTGGTGATGGAGTAAATTACACGGCATTAACTGCAGGTACATACACTATCACAGTAAAAGATGGGGATGGTTGTGAAAGACAATATACAAGAGTAATAACAGAACCTACTACTTTATCAGCATCTGCAAGTGGTACTCTACCAACCTGTAGTAATAGTTCAGATGGTACAATAACAGTAACCGCCAGTGGTGGTACATCACCATATGAGTATGATTTAGCGAATACAGGTTACCAAACCTCAAACGTATTCAGTAACCTAAGTTCAGGTTCATATACAGGTAGGGTAAGAGATAATAATGGGTGTATTGGGGCGTTTAGTGTTGATATCACAAGAACTCAAGTGTCTGCAACAGTAACACAAACAAATGTTACTTGTAATGGTGATGATGACGGAACAATAACTGTTACAAGTCCATCAGGTGGTACAGGTACAGGATACGAAGTAAAATTAAATAGTAATGGTACTTATGTAAATCTTGAGACAGAAACATATAGTAATTTGGCACCAGGAACATACACAGTTTATGTTAAGGATAGTAATGATTGTGAAAGAACATATAGTATAACAATAACTGAAAATGCGGTGGTGACCGCAAGTGTTACATCAACAGACCCAACATGTTTCGGTAATACTGATGGTAGTATAACAGTAACGGGATCAGGTGGAACAGGATCATATACTTACAGTATTGGAAGTGGTTACCAAGCATCAAATACTTTTACCAATTTAGGAAATGGTGCATATAATATATCAGTTCAAGATAGTAATGGTTGTATAGGTACAACCACAAGAATCCTATTGAAACAAGAAGTTTCCGCAACAGTAACACAATCTAATGTTACTTGTAATGGAGGATCAAATGGATCCATTACGGTATCCTCACCTACAGGTGGAAATGGTGTCCCATATAGTGTAAAATTAAATAGTGGTTCTTATACAACAACATTCCCTAAAACTTACTCGAGTTTAAGTGCGGGGACGAACACTATAACCGTTAGAGATACTGACGGATGTACAAAAGAATATAGTATTACTATTACAGAACCAACTGCGGTTAATGTTACATCAAGTTCTGTGACACATCCAACATGTAATTACAGTAGTGATGGTGAAATAACAGTAAGTGCTACGGGTGGAACAGGCACTAAACAATATTCTATTAACGGTCTTTTATATCAGTCTTCAGGGACATTTACAGGATTAAGTGTTGGATCTCATACATTATTTGCAAGAGACGAAAACAATTGTGTTGATACGGTATCGGTGACACTAAGTAAATCTCAGGTTACGGCAACCGTAACTCACACAAATGCAAGTTGTAATCTTGCAGATGGTGGTGGTTCGGGTACAATCACAGTATCCTCACCTACAGGTGGAAATGGAGGCACATACCAATCTAAATTGAATAGTGGGTCTTATACAAATATAGGTACGTCAAAAACATATAGTAATGTGTCCGCAGGGACACACACAATTACCGTAAAAGATGGTAGTGGGTGTACAACATCATATTCTGTGACGATAACACAACCAAACGCACTTACAATAGGGAGAACCATGGTAAACCCAACCTGTAGTAATAGTTCAGATGGATCAATAACATGGACAGTTGGGGGAGGAACGTCACCGTACTCATATACATTAAATGGTGATGTAACTGAAACCCTATCACATACAGGATTAACAACAGGTAGTTACACTTTGGAAGTAACAGATGATAACGGTTGTACAAAATCACGATTAGTTACGTTGAGTAAATCAGCGGTAACCGCATCATATAGTGTCAATAACCCTCTTTGTAATGGTGAATCAAATGGATCTGTAGAAATCACATCAATTACAGGAGGTAATGGTGGAACCTACCAATATCAATGGGATGGTGGAACATGGACAAACTTCTCAGGTTCCGCAATAATAGGTTTTCAATCTGCGGGAACATATACATTAAAAGTGAGAGACAGTCAACAATGTACAACAACATATTCTGTGAACTTAGGTCAACCATCAGCCCTTAATTTAAGTCTATCACCAACAGGTCCAACGTGTTGGGATGGTAGTGACGGAGAAATTACTGTTACTGGTACAGGTGGAACTTCACCATACACTTATAAAATCGGTTCAGGTAATTACCAAATCTCAAATACATTTACTGGTTTAACTGACGGATCATACATAGTTACAATAAGAGATGCGAATAGTTGTACTAATTCGGCAAGTACTACGGTATCTACATCAGCACCATCGGCAACATTTACAACAACGGATGTTTCTTGTAATGGTGGTTCTAATGGTTTAATAAATGTTGCAAATCCAACAGGTGGTAGTGGATCGGGATATTACCATAGACTTAATAATGGATTATGGGTATTAACTTTCCCTTACAATTATGGTGCTTTATCCGCGGGAACATACACAATCGATATAAAGGATGGTGATTCATGTGAAAAGTCTTACAGTGTCACCGTGTCTCAACCTACAGCGGGTACCGCATCTATTTTAAGTTACGTATCTGGTAGTAATGGTTCTATAACTGTTACATCCTCAGGAGGTACATGGAATAAAACTTATAGATTATATGAAGATACTGCGTCACCTTATACAAATAGTGGGGGTGTACTAACAGCCACAATCACAGGTGTTACCTCATCAAATCCATCACAAACATTCTCCAACCTCTCCGAAGGTTACTATTACGTTGTTATAACTGACGCTAATGGTTGTACCGCAACATCGGCAGTACAAAGTACTTTCGCAGGTTCAGTAGGAGATCTTAAAATTAGTAGGTGTGGTGATAGTGTAATATACTATGCAAATAGTCAATTTGGTTGTAGTGAAGGGAACGATCTATTGATGCCATTTGGATTTAATATTGGAGATATAGTTCAATTTGCGGTAGGGACGGATTGCCCACACGGTACTACTTATTGTGGTGAAATAACAGCAACTGATCAAAGTAATGAATCAACAGCAATATTAACAAGTGAATTTACACAGGATGATTGTAACTCACCTGACTGTAATGAATAAACAAATAAAAACTTTTTTGAAAAGTATGATATTTATTAATAAAGATTTTAAAACTAAAAAATTATGGCTTATCAAGTAACATTTACATTAAATGCGTTGTACACAGGTACAACGGAAGCGGACAACTTTACAATAGTTGGGAAACATTCAAACGGTTCCCCCGCAGATACAACAATAGCAACAGGGGTCGCTAAGGCGGATTTAATCGCGGGAGTAACCTACCAAGTTGCAGATACAATAACAGGAGGTACAGTAACCTCAACAGGGACATGTACTAATTCTGTGAATTGGGTTGGACAAGGAGGTGCGGCACCAACGGCAACACCACAAGCAACACTAGGACCAACGGCAACACCATCGGAAATTTCATATTACCAATTTAGTTACTGTGATACTGGTGATCAACCACAAGGAGTTACAACTGTTGACGTATCATCAGATGAGTTAACGGCAGCAGGATTTAATGCATTACCATCACCAGGTAACCCAACTCTTGAATTCCAAGGGTTAGGTGGTTGTTATGAATACAGACAGGTAGAAGCAAGTAGTAGTGATGGTCGTCTCATTTTGACCGTGAACGAATGTACTTGTGATGAGTCGGCATAATTCAAAAACTAAGTCATAAAGTTTATATTAAAAAACCCTCACTCGAGGGTTTTTTTATTTCTATTATAAAAGTATTTATAACATATGGGATTAGTAGTTAGGTTATATGACATAGTTTCACCCAATAAATTCAAGTTGAGTATTGGGTTATCACCGTATGGTAATTTTGATCAAATAGTGGGATCAGAAGCCAATGGATATTTTCTACCGTCAACTACGGGAACTACAGACACCACCCATAGAAATTATAGGACAGATCCTATATGTATAACAGATAATAACCCCGAGATTACGGGTTCAACATGTTCTGTATATGAATCTTTGACATTTGATACGAGATATTTTCTGAAATTAGAGGATACATCAAATCTTGTAAATCAATGTGATACTAATCCATGTATTGATAATACGGAAAAGAGACATATAATTGAAAGTATATATATCAGTGATAGTAAGACGTTTGATTGTTATGACAAGATTAAATTTGATGTGGATTATGTATGTTTAACTCCCACACCTACTCCAAGTGCAACACCTAATCCAACCCCTAATCCTACTACATTACCGAATCCAACCCCCAACCCAACACCTGAACCTACCGCAAATCCAACACCTAATCCTACCGCAGATCCAACACCACAACCAACACCTCAGTGTTTACGTTACATAATAACAGTCACTGACCAAAAGGTTGCATTAGTAGTAACGTATACGGATTGTGCGACTGGTTTAACAGATACGGAAACTATAAATCCATCAACATCTGAAACCCTTTGTTCACTAACTCAACCAGTGAGATCATCAGGTACCCTACAATACTACATTGGTGAGGGTACAGATAACTGTGCAAATGCACCTACTCCGAATCCAACACCTAATCCTACCGCTAACCCAACACCTAATCCAACTGCGGAACCTACACCTGAACCAACACCTGAACCTACAGGTTTATGTATAGAAGTTTCAGATTTTGTGGCGAGAACTGACTTATCAACAACTTTTACTTGGGAAGACTGTGATGGGAATAGTTATAGTATGAATATACCTGCAGGAGACGCGGCACCACCTTCATCGGGGCCATGTGTTAGACAAGGTACTGTATCATGGGTACCATCAGGCGGAAATGCGAGGGTAGACTTAGCGATAAGTCCTTCAGGACTTTGTGATGGTGGTGAACCAGTTACAACACAGTGTTATAATTACACATTATCAGTACCTAGTATGGGTGAAACTACGAGTACTTTCTCATATACCGCATGTAATGGAGACGAGAGGACATGGACAGGATTGTCTGGTGATAATACATCAGTATGTGCACAAGATGGTACGGTAAGTGTAACATCGGGACCTGGAACATACTATAAAGGAAGTGCATGTTAATACAATAAAAAATGGCAAGAAAGGTTAGGATAGATTTAAGTTTAGACAACACTCACAGTTTGAGTGATTTTCCTGTTGACTTATATAGTGGAACAACTAGTGGGACTACAACTGAGTTAGTTTTTGCGAATATTACAGAGGGACCTGTAGTATTAGAAGTGGAAGACAGTGTTTTAAATATTGTCAATGGAGAGCACCCATTTTTCTATGTTAGGTTTTCTTCTGAAGGATGTCATGATGAAATTGTTAAAGTTCAAGTACCGAGAGTAGATTGTACTTTATGTGTTTCATTTATACCATATGGGTTTACACCAACACCAAATCCAACGGAGACCCCATTACCTACTCCTGAACCTACTCCTAATCCTACTAATGAACCAACACCTAATCCTACTAATGAACCTACACCTAATCCCACTCCTAATCCTACTAATGAACCAACACCTAATCCTACCGCAGATCCAACACCTGAACCTACACCTAATCCTACCGCAGACCCAACTCCTAATCCAACTGCAGAACCAACACCTAATCCTACACCGAATCCAACTGCGGAACCTACACCTGAACCAACAGAAAATATTATAGTTGCGGGTGTAAGATTGACTATTCCTTATACAAATTCGGAAGACGCATGTGCTGGTAGTAATAAAAACCAAAGTAATCACGCATATATCCTTGAAGGATCAAGTATATTCACATTAGTCAACGGGTATTTACTAATCGACGGAAGTCAACTTACGATGGTAGGATCGGTGGATTATGATTTATATTATGGTGATGAAACAATTTCAACAAACTCATTAGAACAGAGTATAGGTACAGTAAATGGTGCGTCACCATCGGGATGGTATTTAGTTGATTCGACTTCAACTACAAATATACCTTTAAGTTCGAAAGTATTAGCAACAGTAAATGACACGTATAATCCAACAACAATAAGTTTTAGTCTTTGTGTAACCCCTGAACCAACACCCGAAGAAACACCAGCTGAAGAAAGTGGTTTAGTTAAAATTATAGATTGTGATCTGTTGGATGAAAATGGTCAAGCACCACCAGGGGCGAGTTACTATTTGATAGACCCAACTGAAACTTGTATATCAGGGCAATTATCACTGACATCAACCTTATTATCTGCAGGGGATATTATATATTATCGTGTAGGTGATCAAACTTGTTCGGGATCCATTATGTGTGCTCAAGTACAGAATGGAACCTTTACAGGTACACCAGATGCAACAAGGAGTGGTGAAAACATATTCCCATCTTGTAGTGAATGTTACATACCATAAAAAATAAAAGTAATTGGATATAAAGAGTATTTATAATATAAAAGATTAAATGACGTTAAATTATACAGTTACATTAACGGGGGGAACCGACAACGGAACCTACACAATATATTACAATCAAGTTGATCCGTCTAATATTGCAACCATTTATGGGTCATCAACTCCTGCGACTAATCTAACGTTATCACAAGTACAAAGTGGTGTAATTGTTACAATACCAGCGAGTTCTTCATTAATTATATTTGTAAACGATAATCCAAATTTTGCGACTGATTGTGGGACAAATCAGGTAGTATATAATATTGTACCTGATGCAACACAACCACCAACCGCAACACCACTACCAACTGCAAACCCATCATCAACTCCAACAGCAACACAAGCACCAACACCTGAACCCACACCTAATCCTACACCTGAACCTACACCTGATCCGACACCTGCTCCAACAGGTGTAGAAGCAACATATAAGTTTTGTCAATGTGGTGGGGAAGGAACGGTTGCGGATTCGGCCCAATTACAGTTCAACACAGGAACTTGTATATATTTAACAGCAACACAATTAGGTGGAGTACCATCTGCGGGGGACACTGTGTTTATGAGTGACGCATATTGTTATGAGTATGATAGTATGGAACAAGGTAACGCAACCTCTTTAACAGTCAATAACACAACTTGTGTATGTGCGACTCCTGAACCTTCACCTGAACCAACCCCTAACCCAACACCAGTAGAATTAAGAAATTTAAAATTTGAACATTGTACAGATATAGAGACTTCACCTCTTAGTGAAGAAGTTACGACTGAAAACGCACAATTAAATCTACCGATCTATCTTACAGCAACTGAATATGGTAGTACACCATCATTGGGTGATACATTACGAGTTGATGTGGGTGATAATACTCTTAAGTGTTATGAATATGTAGGGATAGAAGAGGGACCATGGAGTGATTCCTACAGTATCGTTAATACTAGTTGTACGTGTCCACCTCCTGAACCTACTCCTCCACCAACAGGAACTCAAAACACATATTACATAACAACACCATCACGATCCCTCCTTCAATTATGTGCCGCTAATTATAACTTAAGTACAGTAATAACTTGTTCTGCTAGTAGTATACCATTGATGCTCGGTGAAACAGTATACGATGAATTTGGAGATCCATTCCCAAGTGATGATGGAACAGTTGAAAGTCCTAAGTTTCATGCGATCACCACTTTAGATAATCAATCAATGGATACACTAATATCACCTTGGAGTTATATTCAAATTGATCAAAATGGTATTGTCGTAGATGTTGGTACCAATGATTGTGATACAGAGGGTGGGGGGAACCCATACTAAAACTTAAATTTAATTTTTAACCTCATACAATCTACATTCTAAAGTATTTATAACAATATAGGTGATACTTTATGGGTGTAAGATTAACGGTCAATAATTTATATAATAATGGTGTGTGTTCTGAGTATGGGATATACACTGCCACAACGTACAATGGGGACCCATATGTGATCCCTCCAAGTGCAACATTTTTAGGTGAACACTCACTTCCTTACGAATTTACCTTAAGTAGTATTACAAGTGGACCTATTTATGTATTTGTTGAACATTGTGACAATCATATTTTACCACCACCAAACGAAGATCCAAAAAGACAAGGTGGATTTCAAGTAAAATTGGTAAACATTGACTGTGAACCTGATTGTCCTATTGGACCGACAGGTACACCTAATCCAACTGCTTTCCCAACCGCAACACCTCAACCAACTCCTAACCCAACTAATGAACCAACACCTAATCCTACACCGAATCCAACTGCGGAACCTACACCTGAACCAACTAATCAACCAACACCATCCCCAAGTCCAACACCTAACTGTGACTTCGATATAGATATTGATTTTGGTACGACACCAACTCCGACCCCTACAACTAACTGTGATTTTGACGTAGATATTGATTTCGGTACTACCCCCACACCAACATCCACACCTAACTGTGACTTCGATATAGATATTGATTTGGGTACCACACCAACTCCAACACCAACTAATAATTGTGATTTTGATGTTGATGTAGATATTCTTACACCAACTCCAACACCAACTAATAATTGTGATTTTGATGTTGATGTAGATATCCTTGTACCAACACCATCACCATCACCTTCACCAACTAATAATTGTGATTTTGATGTTGATATAGATATTGTTACTCCGACACCAGTACCAAGTCCAACATCTACACCTAATTGTGATTTCGATATTGACATAGATATTGTAACTCCAACATCTACACCTAATCCAACATCTACACCGAATTGTGACTTTGATGTAGACATAGATATTGCAACACCAACACCAACACCTAATCCATCATCTACACCTAACCCATCATCAACACCTAATCCAACACCTAACCCTACTGCAAATTGTGACTTTGATGTAGACATAGATATTGCAACACCAACACCTACACCATTACCAAGTAGTACACCACTACCGTCATCTACACCTAACGCAACCCCTAATCCAACCCCTAATCCAACCCCTAATCCAACACCTAACCCAACTAATGAACCAACACCTAATCCAACACCTAACCCAACATCAACACCTAATTGTAATTTTGCTGTTGATGTAGATATTGCAACACCAACACCGACACCTAATGCGACTAATCAACCCACACCTAACCCAACTAATGAACCAACCCCTAACCCTACCGCAAATCCAACATCAACCCCTAATCCAACACCTAACGCAACCCCTAATCCAACCCCTAACCCTACCGCAAATCCAACAAGCACACCTATTCCAACCCCAACTCCAACTGAAGGTGGAGGTGGAGGTGGCACACAGTATTGGGAGTTAGAATTTTGTGGTAGTGAAGCGACAGCACTTATATATCTGATAGATAACCTCTCTCAGTACGAACCAGGTGATGTAATATCTTATGGTGGAGATTGTTATACTACAGTTCAAGTCACAACACCACCTAATAAGGCAATATTAATAAATCCTGACAATACCTTTACAGACTGTTCTCAATGTACAGGTAGTATGACACCAACATCAACACCTAGTCCTTCTGCAACGGAAGAGGCGACTTATTGGGTTCTAAGAACATGTGACGGTGGGCCAACTTTAAATGTTATACATGACCCATTCCTTAACCTAAATCAAGGTGCTGCGGTTTACGCCAATAATGAATGTTATGAATTATTTGCTTTAACCTCAGATGATTCAGGTTTAATACTCCACAGTGGAGAATACGAAAATTGTACGGCATGTATAAATGATAATGACCTACCTCAGGAGGGTATAGAAAATGAGGAAGTAGGACCTACACCAACTCCAACAGAAGAATAATTATAAGATATGGCATCAATAAAACTTACATGGTCACATCCGAACAACAACATCCCAACTGAGGGATATATTGTTGGTTATAGACCTAATGGTTCTTCTGATCCGTATGTGGAAATTTATGTAACTACAGGAACTGAGGTTATGTTGGATGACCTATTACCAAACACTTTATATGAGGGTTATATTAAATCTAATAACGGTAATGGGATTATTAGTAATGGTATTACTTGGTTACATAATTGTGAAAGAGATTGTACGTTAGGGGTTTCTTTTATTGAAAAAACACCTCCGTTACCACCAACTGCGACACCAACTCCAACACCTAATCCAACATCTACACCATTTGCAACATCACCACCACAACCAACACCAACAGCAACTTTAAATTGTTATATATACACTATTGAACATGATAGTACGATAAACGTAACTTCACCAAAATTCACTTGTTACAGTTATGTAAAATGTGAAGATGGACTAACGTATAATGTGTGTGTGTCAGAGGTTAATGCCTTTGATTATCCTACACAAATTGACGTTTGTGCTGTTGAAAATACAGTTCAAAACATAACAGATGGTATTAATGTAATTACACAGGGTGTGGCATGTATTAATGAAAATGATGTACCAACCCCAACACCAACAATTACTTTAACTGCAACACCAAGTGCAACTTCAACACCACAACCAACAAGTACACCTTTACCTACAGAAACAAATATACCGACACAGACTCCACAACCAACTTTACAACCAACACCTACACCGTCTATAGACCCTAATTTGCCGACACCTAATCCTACTGCAACATCGGGTAACGAACCGACACCTAATCCTACTGCAACAGTAGACCCTAATTTACCGACACCCTCACCAACGTCAGGGGATGGACTTGATCCTACTCCAACAAATACTGGTGATGGTAATGAACCTACACCAGAGCCTACTTCAACACCAAATAATTTAGGTCCGACTCCAACACCAACATCAGGAGATGGTAATGAACCAACACCTTTCCCAACACAGACACCAGTATCAACAAGTACACCTATTCCAACTCAAACACCATTACCAACAAATACACCATATGCAACACCTGAACCAACACATACACAACAACCAACAAGTACACCTGTACCTACAGAAAATTTAGAACCTACACCTACACCAACAGATTGTGAGGTTGATTTAGATTGTTACTCAGAAATATTAGATCCTAATTTACCGACTGCGACACCTAATCCAACACTTGTACCAAATCCAACTCCTAATCCTACAAGTACGAATTACCCAACACCTGAACCAACACATACACCACAACCAACAAGTACACCTTATCCAACTGGTGTGTCAAACCCAACACCTGTACCAACAAGTACTCCTAATGCGACTTCGACTCCACAACCAAGTCCAACACCATTTGCAACTCCAAACCCGACTCCGATACCTTCGTCTACACCTGACGCAACACCACTACCGTCATCTACACCTGATGCAACACCAATTCCTACAACAACACCTGATCCTACACCAATTCCAACCTCGACACCTGAGTCAACACCTAATGCAACACCAATTCCTACAACAACACCTGATCCTACACCGATACCTTCCTCTACTCCTGATCCGACGCCACTACCATCATCAACACCTGACCCAACTCAGGATCCAACCCCTAACCCAACGTCAACACCTAATCCCACACCAAATCCAACTGCATCGGAAACACCACAACCAACGTTAACAAGTTCACCGAATCCAACCGCAACACCATTACCAACACAATCATCAAGTGAGGTGTGTATAATGTACGATTGGTTAGGTAGTCAAGTGATACCACAATCTCATGGTAAAGCATATGCGGACACAACAACTGTTAGTTCTATAACTGAGTTCTATTTATATGATCTTGGTTGTGGTCAACAAGACTTTGAGTACTTAGTAAATAACTTCTTAACAACAGGATATACATTCACAGTTAGTAGATCTGCGGACAGTAGTTCAGCAACATTTACCTTAGATAGTTTAAGTGATAATGCGTCTAATGATTATTGGACATTAGGTGTGACGTATGTTTCAGGAAATGTTACACAAGCACCTTCAGGATTACCATGTCACCAACCAAATACTTTCTGTTTCAATTATCCTCCACAATCGGGTCAACCTACTCCTGAACCTACAAGTACACCTTATCCGACACCCGCACCTACAAGTACACCCGAAGCAACAACGGACGTATTGGCACCAACATCAACATTAGGTTATGTCGATGATAATCCACAACCAACACCATTTGCAACACCTAATCCAACACCTGAGTATGGACCAACAGCAACGGAAGTTTTACCACCAACAGCCACAGCAATAAGTGAATTAGGTGTATTACCAACTTCAACACCACAATCAACACCTTTCCCAACAGATTATCCAACCCCGACTCCAACTGAGAATGGTGGATCAACCTCATTAGCATGTAGATTAACAGTTATAGGTTCTGCGGAGGAAGATGAATCGTTATGTGAATTAGTAATAAAGTCGTCTTATTCTTTACCTGAACCTACACCAACTCCAACAGTAAATAATTGCGAACTTGTATTGATTGGATCTTCAGAAGATTTAGATTGTGAATTAGTGTTATTATCAAGTTACAGTGCATTACCAACCATATATACATATTATGTGGTAAATGATTCGACAAACCATTATATATTCTATAATGACGAAAATGGTAATGATCTTGTGGGGAACGACCCACAACTCACAATTAAAGTGGGGGACACATTAAACATAACGAACTTATCGGGTGGACATCCATTATACTTTAAAACATCTCCTACAACAGGTACGGGTGATCAAGTAAATGGTGCGACAGGACAAGGAGCAACCAATGGAACAGTATCATGGACACCAACAGTTGCGGGAACATATTATTATCAGTGTAGTGCACACATAAACATGTCAGGTATTATTACAGTGACCAACTAAATATTTATGAACAATGGCGTTTTTAGTTGAAATAGGTTTAAATAATCCATCATCGGGGGCATCTACTTATGATGTTTATATCACTGACTTTGATGTAAACACGGGTTGGATTCAAGTTGTGTCGGGTATCACCTATAACCAATTTCCTGTTATTGTAAATACTGATGATTATCCCGACGTAAATCACAGTATAAAATATAAAATAGTTAGTGATAATGGTTGTGAATGTGAGGGTTGTCCTGGTGAACAAATAACAGTTACATACGCTCACGAAGATCAAAACGGGGTATTAACGAATTTTAATGCATCGAATACCACATACTCTGAAATGGAGACGATCTTATGTAACTATGGTTCTGGCCAAGGACTTTTAGGTAATGGTAATTATAAGATTCAAAAACATGGTTCTAATGTCGCGATAGGAGATGCAATCTTTTACTCATGGAATGATGCATGTAACCCATACAGTAATAGAATATTTTACCTAAAAGAAACTCTTAATATAATACCAGGTTACTACGTCGTTACAGATGGTAACGGTATAATAACACAATTAGATTATATAGATTGTACATCACCAACCGCAACACCAACACCAAGTCCTTCAGAAACACCTGTTGCCACCCCTAATCCTACTGCATCACCAACACCAAGTAGTACACCTAATGCCACTCCAAACCCTACTGCATCAGAAACTCCTGATGCAACACCTAATCCTACATCATCACCAACTCCAACACCTACTGAAACAGAAGATACAAGTCCTACGCCGACACCAAGTAGTACACCTGATGCAACACCTGTACCCCTACAACCGACTAGTGTGATAATATCAGAAGATAATATTTCATATGTGACCGCAGCTAATGTGAGTCCTTCCAACTATCCACAAAAAGACGCCGAATATGAAGGTTGGTCGTGGTTAAATATGGAGTCAGGGTACGAGGTAAGTAATACTAAGAATTGGGAAATTTACGATTCTAATCTTAATCTTTTATCAGGAACGAATCTTGAAGTTGGTTACAGAATTAGACAGGTTCCATTAAATCAGAATTACTACCAAACTCCTGGTGGTATTTATTATTCATTTGTGTGGACCGACGGGAATAATGTCACTTATCTTATAGGTGTTAATGGGGTTTCAGAGACATTTACGTATTATGGTAATCCATATACGGTTACATCATTAGATGTAACCTCTAAAACACTAATGAGTGATCTAACATTACCCTCAGGTTATACATTCTACCCTAACCAATTTGGACCAGTTGGAGATGGTCAACCATGGCCACCAGCTAATGAAAGGTTAGGAAGGGTACAACCTTATGATTATCCTGAAATTGTAAATTCGGATACGTCGTTTGGGTATACCACAGTTGCCGATGGAGATCAGGGAACAACTGATATATTTATTTTTGCGACTCACCCCAAACCACAACTCAATACGGTTATACCATCATTATCACCATCTAATACAATTTCATTCATAACTAATTTTACAAATGGGTCAGACTCATCGCTTTTGGTTGATCAGTATTATAGGGTACATATTTATCATACTGAATATGAAGGTGTTAATAGTGCTGACGCAATTTCACACGCAAGTACCACACTAATAGGTACAACTAACGATGACCAAATTTCATCTGGGAGCCTAATGAATAACTCTGGGGTGGGAAGAACGGTAACCTTTACACCATCAACAACAATTGATTTAACAAATAAACGATTAGTATTTAGATATGAATTATATCAATTAGATAATGGTAATAGTTATGAAAATTACAATGATTATACATCGAATATTCATATAAGAGCAGGTAAGAGAGTCTCCGCAACAAATAACACACTTACAAGAATTACGATTAGTGGAGATATTATTACCCCAACACCTAACCCTACTGCAACACCACAAGCAACACCTGACCCAACTGCAACTAATGTACCGACCGCAACACCACAATCGACACCTAACCCTACTGCAACACCAACAGGTACACCGAACGCAACACCTGAACCAACACCAACTAATACACCTAACCCTACTACGATACCTAACGCATATTTTGTATCAAACAGTGGTACTGATTCCTTAAGTTCAAATGGTGATATCAATAATCCGTTTAGAACCTTAGATTATGCAATCTCAAGAATAAATAATGAAGACACGATATATTTTAGAGAAGGTTCCTATGAGTTTGACGAAAAAGAAATAACAACCACTGGTTTATCATTAAAATCATATAATAATGAAAATGTTGTCTTTGACGGAACTAAATCAATCGACGAGTTAAAAGATATTTCTGTTAATGGTGGTAATTGGGTGACATACACAACTGATGTTGTGACAGATAACAATCAAACTATAAATGATAAAACACTTTATAGAATTAAATTAAGAAACGATGTTGAAATTTGGCAACTTTTCCATGACAGAAAAGAAGTGATAAACGCAAGATTCCCAAGTGCTCAATGGGATGATGAAAGTGTATATAGTCATGATAATTGGGGTCATGGGTATTATGATTATAAAGATAATGGAGATATTGAGGATGGTTCAGGTAATATTATAGGAAATGGAACTGGTAGTCATTACTATTATGAGAATGGTGAAATAGTTGATGTGGCACATAACAATATTAATCTATATGATTTTGTTACCGCTCAACAGGGAATAGATAACACATTTGATCTTTCAGGTTCTCTCATCAACTTGAATGTTGGTTCATTTAGAAGTTATACAAAAGTGGTAAACTCACAAACATTAGATACCTCTAATCAGGTTATTAGATTATCATATGATAACGTTGCCACATGGAAAGAAAAACACCATTATTATTATTTAGAAAATAAATTAGAATTTTTAAATAGTGAGAACGAATGGTTCTTTGATAACAGTACCAAATATCTATATGTTTGGTTAGAAAACGATGAGGTTCCTAGTTTAACAAGTATAAGAGCAAAAGTACAGAGTTATTCATTAAATGTAACTGCGGATAATGTAACTGTTGAAGACATTAATTTCTTTGGAACCACATTAAGAGGTAATGGTGCTGCTAATTTAACAGTTCGTGATTGTGATTTCTTATATGCAAGTTGTTACCCACATATGTTAAATCAAATAAATTATGGAACACCTATCAGTCCTACCACTGATGAAGTTTTCGAAAATCAAACAAGAGTCACAAGTAGTTCAAATGTAACTTTTGAAGGTTGCGCGTTTAGGTATACTGACGGTGATGTAATTCATACATCAGGAGGAAATACCACAATCGAAGATTGTTACTTCAATTACATAGATAAAACAGTTACCAACCTATCATCTGTGATGACAACTCTTAGACTTATGGGTAGTGGTAATATTGTTAAAAACAATACTTTCCGTAAAACAGCAGCGTCTTCAACATTGAATTCAGGTAATGCACCAATCATTGAGTATAACGATATGGCCGAGAGTGGTTACTTACAAAGTGACGGTGCCATGATACACCTTATGACAGCACAACAAGAAAACGCCAAAATCAGATTCAATTGGGTACACGATACAATTAAATATGGTATAAGATTCGATGGAAATGGTGAAGGATTTAATGGTTATGTTCACCACAATATTGGGTGGAATTGTGAAGGTGCAATAATGATAAAAGGTGGTGAGTTAGACGCTAATGGTAATAGTGTTGGTGGACATTTTGTATATAATAACACCGCTTTCAATAGTACGGTGAAGAATGACATCATGGTATTAAATGTTCAAGCGGGTCAGGACATCAACTTTGGTTCAGTGGTAATGAATAACTTATCTGAGACGTTAAGTGGTCATAGAAGTGATCCTGAGGCATTTGAATCAAGAATAATAAATTCTAATAACTTCACACCAACTAATGTGGAAGATTATTTAGTAAATGTAAATAGTAATGATTATAGACCAATAAATGATGGGTCAATAGTAAATGCGGGTAATACCACATATACTAATAGTGAATTTAGTCCAACTGGTGTTGATTCATTGACGGACGATATTGGTGCTATGGATTATAATGGTAATTCATGGCAAGCGGGTATAACATGGAATAATGAGAGATTTAATTTTTATAGTGAACTAACCCCACAACCAACACCAACTAATACTCCTTAAACGGATTTAATTAAATAATAAATTAAAAGAATAGATATTTATAACATATGGCACTTAGAAACGTAACATTAACAGGAACTACAATCGGGAGCGGAATCTCGAACGTAAGTATTTACCACAGTTTTGTGGATCCGAGCAATTTAATACAGGCGGGAGTAACCAGTACACAATTGGCTAATGGTTACACCTTCCAAGATCAAGATTATAGATACACATATTATGTTGTATCAGATTCTGCGTGTGGAACAAACACGAGAGTTGTTCTACCAAACGCACCAATAAGTACATTTACTGAAGGTCAAATCGTGGATATCAGTGACAATGTTATAACACACGACATCACGGCAATAGGTAATACGATAACAGGTACTCAAAACGATTGGATGATTTTTACAGAATTTGGATCAACAAGCAACGGACATATAGTTAGATCAGATGATAATGGACAGACTTGGATTAAAGAATCAAGTTCTTCTGCACCTGATAGAGCGATGGCATTTGTTAACAACAGTACCAAATCAATCCAAGGTGGTGTATCTTATCCTGTATCCGTTGGTAGTTGGGCTTATAATGCTTATGGGTATTTTACATCAAATGGTGGTTCTAATTGGTCCCAACAAAATTTAATGACTCGAGGTACTGTTAATAGTAGTGCATACAACTCAGGTTATGTTGGGTATTCTTTTCAAGATGTTCAGACAAGAACCACTGCTGAAGGGACTCAAAGAGATGGTCACAACAAATTTGTTTCCTATTTAGGGGCACAGTGGATGTCCACGACGGGACAGTATTTTTCAACAGACTATTCATACAGTCAGAAAAGTCATATTGATGAGTGGTTAAATAGTTCTAGCCCTGTAGCTACTTGGCAGAATCGTGATTCCAATGTTAGTGCATCAGGAGTTAGTCAATCTTTGAGAGGGTATGGGTGTAGACTAACTGATGAAACTGGTCTAGTGAAGATATTTGCAGGTGCATCAAGTGGTTATATGTTAAAAATAACGGTGGTTAATACCTTCACTGCGGTATCATCTGGTGAGTCAGGTACAAACCAATTAATAACTGCGGTTGGTCATAATCAAGAGGAACTCAACGAACATGGTCAGGATGGTTCTGAAACTACATGGTTGGCAGCAATAGAAGACCCAAATCAAGCAGCTAACACACAGGAGTTTATTATGAGTACTGATGATGGTGATAATTGGGTTTCTTATACAGGAACTAATATGGACACGGATTATATATACGATATCAAATACATAAAAGGTAGATGGTATGCCGTTGGTAAGAAAGGAACCGAAGGTAGGATTTGTTCCACTGCGGACTTAAACGATCCTTGGGAACAAATGGGTACAACAAAACCTTGTAAAACAATAGGTGTTGGTAGAGATATTGAAAACACAAAAATAATAATTGGTTGTGAAGAAGGATATATAGTACAGAATCAAGTTTAAATTGTCTATAATTAAGATATGAGTTTTTTAAGTCAAAATAATGCAGAGTTTCTCTCAGCGAGGATAACCCAAAAAGGAAGGAAATCTATTGCGGAAGGTAATTTCCAAATAAAGTTCTTTCAGATTGGTGATTCTGAATTTGACTACACAGCACCCTTTAATCGTTTAGATGGTATTCAAAATAATCCACAACAGAGTGTATTATCACCATTTGATAAAGACAGCCAAGTTAAATACCCGTATTTAATTGATACTGAGGGTACAACAACATATGGTGTACCTATAATGGATTCAATCACTTCTACTATAAGAAATGGTATGGGTCCTGCGGGATTTATAACCGAATATAAACCATATGATGAAACAGAATGTACAGGTACTACTGTGGAGTGTGCATCTATGAGATTACCATTAAATGGTTTTACAGGTACAAATGTTATCAGTTTCACAGAAACACAAGCTTATTTGGATTGTAATAGTGGTTCACAAACTTCGATAGATACTAATAATTTATCTAGGTTTAATGGATGTGAATTCATTACAATTGTTTTTAATAATGAGTTTGTTAGTGAAGAACAAGTGGTCACAGGAAACTCCACAAGTAAGATATATAAAATAGTATCAATCAATACTGTAACAGGTACAACAACCACACCTCAATGTGATAACGTAGTTACTGGTCAAACTACAATAACAATCGATAGACCAACACCTGATTTTTCAAATCACACAGGTTATGCAGAAGTTATCTGTAATAAATGTAAAATTGAACACCCATTAGAACCACAAACATCAACTGAATGTGTTTCGAGTCAAGTAGATCCGAGTGAACAACATGACCCATGGAAATTAAACGTTGTATGGAAAGAAAAACCAATCGGTGCTGATACTAATGGTATTGATGAAAGTTTAAGTGGATTCACAAGTAGTAAACATATATCCACAACAGAGTACTTAGGATATGGCTTATCTAATGGTCAGGTAACTAATACAGGTACTACATATTTTAATTCATATAGTGAAGAAATAACAGTAAAACCTGAAGAACAAAAATGTGTGGCAATAGTACATTATAGTGAGTTAGGTCATATCTATGACGATCCCGATAGATTCTTTAAGTATGATGATTATATTGGTAGTTCAAATACTGAGGGTGTCTTAGTTGACGATGAAATTGTTACAGATGTTGAATTTTTTAATGTATATATTCCATTCATTTACTATGAAAATAGTACAGGAACAACAGTAGGTTCTGAATTTAAGATGGACACTACTGATTATTATTTAGATTCAACTGTTGCGGGTACACCTGGTGATATTAGAACACAATATATAAAGTATAGGTATCTATTAGATGAGATAGGTAAAAAGGTAGGTAAAGTCTTCGTTGATAAAAAGATAATCGTATTCGATGACCAAGAATTGGTTTCATTATTAGAGTATCGTTCTAATAGGAGACACACCTTACCATCACCAAAAGTATATTCAATACCAAGTGAAAATTCTGCAGAAAACGCTTGTTTTGCGGGAACTACAGGACAAACGTATTGGGTAACTTACATGTTAACATATTCAGGTGACAAACAATTGAATGGTTTACCGTGTAATTACTTTACAAAAGTTGAGATAAATACAGAGGTTGATGGATGTGATATAACATATCCTTCTGATATTGCTTTCAAATTCGGAGGATCTTCAGACCATCCTAATGGGATAGGTTCTTTCCAACATCTAAAAACTGATTTATTAGATTCTACCGACGGATATATTGCAGATACCTTTAAAGTTTTAATTCAAGAGACTACAAGTAATTCAGATTTACTACCAGATCCTAATCAATGGATTGAAATGGATTTTACATCTAAGATACCTAACCATACTGTTGGTAATTTAATTGATCCAACAAACTTAAGAGACCATAGTTTTACTATTTTACTTAGTGATATAGATGCGGGTTCTTTATTTGACCTTGAAGACTATTTGATTACAGGTACTAATAGTACAAATTATATTCCTGATGAACCATCAACAGATCCACAGTTTGGTGATGAACAACCATTCCCTGGTAGTGTAAAACTAGTAAGATCTTCAGACATAGAGGAATTAAGGTTCTTAGTCAATTTACCAAATACTCAATTTACAAATACACAGAATCCAACACACCACAACGCGGCGACAAAAGTGGTTACTGAAGTGGCATTATTAGATCAAAATAAAAATGTTTTGATTAATGCTAAGACTTCCTCTCCGATTAAAAGAGTCGGTACCCAAGTATTTTCTGTAAAATTAGATTTTTAAGATTTACAATTAACTTTTTTTTGTCTATATATTAATTCATAAGTCATATTATGGACAAAAAATTTAAAAACAAACCAAAAATTTTAGGTTTAGATATTTCAACCAAAACAATTGGGTGGGCTTTATTTGATATAACCGCATCACATCTTTTGGAACTGACACATTTCTCACCTAAAATTAAACCAAAACCTGAAGATAAGATTGAGGAATTACTTAAAAAGTCTGAGGCGTTTAGAAAACATTTAGAGAACTATAAAAATATCGGTATAACAAAAATCATAATTGAGGAACCACTTCTAAATTCTAATAATGTCTACACAGTAGGAACATTACTTAGGTATAATAGTATGGTTTTAAAATCATGTTATGATGTATTAGGGTTAGTACCAACATTTATATCCACATATAATGCAAGAAAGTTTGCGTTTCCTGACCTAGTCGGTGAAAATGCAAAGGGAAGAAATGTGTTATTTGGGGGTTATCCTAAAACAATCGATAAAAAACACGTTGTTTGGGAACACGTTAATGATCTCTTTCCTGAAGTTACATGGTTATACGCAAGAACAGGTAACCTTAAAAAAGAAAATTATGATATGAGTGATGCGGCAACTGCGGTTATTGGTTACGTAAATAAAATTAAAAGTGAAGATAACTAAACAAGGGACTTTACTTTTTTAATTTAAATTCATATATTTAATAATAGGACGGGACGTGTAGAAATACACGTAAGGTTGGTAGTCCCTGGGATGTGGTGTTCTCAGGGACTTTTTTTTGTCAAAAATTTTTCGTATACTTTTACTATGACCACCAATGAAACAGACTTTTCTCCAATTATAGACGTTTTAGAAGACGTTTTTGGTGATTATAAAAATCACAATGACTATAGAGGTCAAATATCTTTTGACTGCCCTGTATGTTCCTATGAAATAAAGGGGTTAGATGCGGGTGATGGAAAGGGAAATCTCGAAATAAACTATAAAATGTTTGTTTATAAGTGTTGGTCGTGTGCGGAAACTCACGACACACATGGACACTTATCTAAGTTGGTTAGAAAATATGGATCACCACGACAGATTAAACAATTTTTCTTGTTTCTACCTGATGAATTCATACAGGAGAAACAACAATATAAAAAAGTAAAGTTACCTTACAGTTTTACTCCATTTTCAGAAGTAACTGAAGGACAAAAACTTACACATTATTATAAACAAGCGATTAGATACATAAACTCAAGGAATATAACACCTGAAATGTTAGAAAAATATAAAATTGGGTACTGTACCGAGGGTTTGTACGAGAATCGAATTGTCGTACCATCTTATGATGGAAACGACAATCTAAATTATTTTGTTGCGAGATCATATTTGAGTTATTCTAAATTAAAATATAGAAATCCACAAGCGGATAAAGAGAAATTGATTTGGAATGAACATTTAATAGATTGGGAAAAACCAATTTATTTAGTAGAGGGGGTATTTGATAGTCTATTTGTTGAAAATTCAATACCTCTATTGGGTAAATTCCTAAATAATAACTTGTTTGAAAAGTTATATGATAATGCGAAGAAAATCATCATCGTGTTAGATGGTGATGCGTGGGATGATGCCGAAAGATTATACCATAGAATAAACGGAGGTAAGTTAATGGGTAAAATATGGATCATTAAACTACCAATCGATAATGATATTGCGGATTTGAGAGGAGATCTCTCCAAATATCAAGAAATACAATTAGATTAATGAATTTAAAGGAAGAATCAGAGAAAATTAGAAAGGTTTTAGATAGGAGACGAAAAGAACTCGACCTATCATTTATAGAGGAAGATCATTTATACTATATGAGAGGTAAAGAAGGTATAATTAGGTCTAATTACCCATCTGTTTCTAAAATTATCAAGAAATTTTACGAAGAGTTTGACGCTGAAGGTATCTCCTTAAGAATGGCGAAAGGTAACATACAAAGACAAAAGGAATTATTACAAGAATGGAAAGATAAAGGTACTTATGCGACTAATCAGGGTAGTAGAGTACACTATATACTTGAAAAGGTACTCATTGAACAGTATGGTGACTATAAAAACGTTAGGGAACCGATTTATCAATGTGATGATGAACAAATACAAAGAAGTGACAACATGATAAATGCGGGTAAAGACTTCTTGAAACTGATGCACGAAAGAAATGCAGTATTATTAGACACCGAGATCGTATTAGGTGATCCCGAGTTAGGTTATGTGGGTCAACCCGATAAAGTATGGTTAGTAGAAAATAAACAAGGTACTGATTACGGTATTTTGATAACAGATTGGAAAACAAATAAACCCGAAAACTTCAAAAAACAGAGATACACTAAAAAGATGTATTCTCCATTTGATAATATAGATAGTACTGCACTTGGACACTACTATTTACAACTACCATTTTATGGTAAACTACTTCTAAAAATGTTAGAAGGTACTGAATATGGTGATAAAAAATTATTAGGGAACATTGTAGTTCTTGTAAAAGAAGATGGTTCCTTTGAAGAGTATAAAGTCCCTGTTGAGGTAACTCAAAAGATACTTCTCATGGACATGGATAAAATTTTAAAATAATGATTAGATACGAAGGTAAAAAAATAGGTTTCACGGCAGGAAATTTTGATCTGTTGCATCCTGGTTATATATACACCTTTGAAACTGCGAAAGAACACTGTGATTGGTTTATTGTTTTTTTACAGAGAGACCCATCACTACATAGAAAAAGTAAATATAAACCAGTGATACCAGTCTATGAAAGATATAAAACTTTAATGTCGATAAAATATATTGATGAGGTTTTCATGTATCAAACTGAAGAAGAATTATTAGATCTAATTAAATTCTTTAAACCAGATGTTAGAATTTTAGGTGAAGACTACATAGGTAAAGATTTCACAGGTAAAGACTTACCGATTGAAGTGATTTATACAACTAGATCACACGATTGGTCAACAACGAAAATAAAAGATTTAATCACAAGACAAACGATTGAACAAAACCCAAATATTTTAAAATGAGTAAACCAAAAATAGGTGTTGTTGCGGGTAATTTTGACATAATTCATCCAGGTTATATTGAGATGTTTAGGGAGTGTAGTCAACAATGCGAGGAATTTCATGTCTTATTACACACAGATCCTTCTATTGAAAGACCACATAAATTAAAACCAATATTGAGTGTTGAGGAAAGATTTAAAGTACTAATGTCTATTAGATACATAACTAATATACATATATATACATTTGAAAAGGAATTAGTAAAATTATTAGAGACAGTCAAACCTGATGTTAGATTTTTAGGTGATGATTATAGGGAGAAGAAGTTTACTGGTGATCATCTCGATATACCTATCTATTATTTGAATAGAGATCATGGATGGAGTACAACTAAATTTAAAAAACTTATACACGATGAGTATAGAAGACAAGTGGAATCTGATTGACGAAAAACTTGGTGTTGTTTATAGTAATTTAGGTATTTGTTGTCAAGATTATTGTGATGCGGCAAGTGCAATACATAACTTAGAAGAAGTTATGGATTTATTAGTTGATATAAGAAAAGAAAAATGATAAAGAAGATTATACATACGGCAGATATACACATTCGTAGGAATCAACACCACGAAAATTATCAAAAACAATTTGAGAAGTTTATCGAAGACGCGAAAGAAAAATTAAAAGATTATGATTACGATGAGGTTAGAGTCGTTATTGCGGGAGACCTTGTTCATGAGAAAATCAACATCTCAAATGAACAGTTAGTCGTTACCTCAAAATTCTTAAACGACATAACTAACGAGTTAGGTAAGGTCGTTATTATACCTGGTAATCATGATTTCTTGGAAAACAATCATGAAAGAGTTGATAGTATCACACCTGTTGTAGATATGTTACAAAATGATAATATTATCTATTACAAAGATAGTGGTGTATATGAAGACGAAAACATAAACTGGGTTGTATACTCATTATACCAACACAACCAAAGACCTAAGTTTGAGAAGGACGGTAAATTCTATGTTGGTTTATTTCATAGTCCAATTCAAGGGTTGGCGACAGACACTGGTTATGAGTTCGATGATGCATACTCACCTCTTAATTTTAGAGGATTAGACATACTTTTATGTGGTGATATACATAAAAGACAAGTATTTGAATTACCTGATGGTGGACAAGCTATTATGGTGGGATCGATGATACAACAAAATTTCGGTGAAACAGTAAATTATCATGGGTATGGTATTTATGATGTAGAGACTAATGATTATGAGTTCGTTGATTTAGATAACGAACAACCATTTTTACATTTCTCCATAAACGACATCAAAGATATCGAAAATGAAACCGAAACACTCCTTAACCTTAAGTAAGGAATTCTTAGATTTTTGTGAAATTAACGAGATCGATAAGATCGACGAGTTAGCACGAGACACCTTTGAAAGGGGATTCACTATTATAAAATTTGGTGAGACACCGTCTATAGTAAAAGGTAAAGAGACAATCAAAGAAATAGAAAAGGAAGTAGTAAAAGAGGTAGAAATAATAAAAGAGGTTGAGGTACCAGTAGAAGTAATTAAAGAAGTAAAGGTTGAGGTACCAGTAGAAGTGGTAAAAGAGGTACCAATAAAAGGTGACACGAAAGTAGTAACCAAAGAGGTAATTAAAGAAGTTGAGGTCGAGAAACCTATATACATTACTGACGACAAAGAGATAGAGAAATTAAAAAAGGAAAACAAAAAACTTCAGGAAGATCTCAACAAAATCACAGAATCACTTACTAATTTCAATAGAGCCAAATACATGAAGAATTCTGATTTGAATTCATTATATGGTGAGTAAAGGGGGTTGACTTTCCCAATATAATTGTGTATCATTTTTATATGGTAGATATATTATTGTTTTGGGCTTTGTCCGCTTACGGAATGACAACCATTTTAGTATACGGTTCAATATTCGAGGGTTTAAGAGAATTTATATCCAAACACTCCAAATTTTTCGGTGAACTTATAAACTGCCCCCTATGTACATCTACATGGGTTGGTTTTTTCTTTTCAATATGTTTCGGTGGACTTACCGTCAAGTATTTTGACGTAGGTTATTTCGGGATATTCTTTGATGGGATGTATACCGCGGGTATTGTATGGGTAATAAACGCAATAACTGAATTCTTTGAAGAAAGCAGGATTAAATAGTCATGAGTGAATGTTTATACCAGGTAAGTTTAATGATACACTCATAAGAAATGCGGTTATTGATTTCTTTAAAAAGAAATTTAAGATCGAATTAAAACACAATGATCTACATAATAAGATAGATTTAGTTGGAGTAAAAGATCCATACTTAGGGGTTGAGGTCGAACATGGTAAATGGAGTGGAGATTTTTGGAAAAATGATAACTACTCTTTGATTTCTGAACAAAAGTTTAGAACAGCGAACATCCCCTCAAGAAAAGAAAAATATTGGTTAGACGAATTTATTTCACATAGAAAGAAACGTCAGAATCCAAGTAGTACTAAAAATATATTTGTCAGGTCCAATATAGATTTTAGTCAGTTTTTAGTGATTAGACCTGAGACGATAAGAGACACTAAAAAATTGATTAGAACAAACTTTAAACCTAATAATAGTAATGATGTGGAGACATGGTTATCTTTTAAAAAAGAACATGTTGAGACATATAATCTAAAGAATGGTAGGTTTATAAAACAAAGAACTAAATGAGTTATGTCAATCCCCACATTAAGGTAACTTGGGCTGACACTTCAGAGTCATTTACACCAGAAAAAATCAAGTCAGTAAAAGAGTATTTTAAACAAAAATACAATACTCGATTTGTAAAGGTAATTACTAAAATCGTTGATGAGAGTAGTGACGCGGTATTGAAGTCACTTGAAGTATCTGATAGTATCTTAGAACCCGAATATCAAAAAAAGTTGATGAAAGACTTTTTAAAAGAAAATGATATTAAGGTTAACATAGACTATATAGATAGATTAGATAATAAGGTCAATGAAGAACTATTCCAAAAAGAAGAAAATAGAGTAAAATATAATAGATGGTATGTAAAGACCATTGAATTTGATAATTTCCTTTCTTTTGGTAAAGGAAATAAAATTGATTTTACTGAATTGGATGGAATCACAGTTGTTGAATCCACACCAAGAAACTTTGGAGGTAAGACCACCGCAACTGTAGATCTATTACTTTTCTTGTTTTTCAATACAACAACCAAAGCAACTAAAAACTCTGAAATTTTTAATAGATTCCTTAAAGATTCAAGTTATGTTAGGGCAAAAGGGGTGATTAGTATAGATGGTGATGACTATATTATTGAGAGAACTATTTCAAGAAAACTTAATAGATCAAACGAGTTTAATGTTAGTGGTGAATTGTCATTCAGTAAGATTCTTCCTGACGGTACAACACAAAATTTATCAGGAGAACAAAGAAGAGAAACTGAAAAGTTTATCACTACAGCTATAGGTACACAAGAAGATTTTCTTTCAACGATATTAACCACTGGTTCAAACTTAGAGAGTCTAATAGAATCAAAACCAACTGCAAGAGGACAGATACTATCTAAATTCTTAGGATTAGACAATCTTAGAGAGAAAGAAAGAATTTGTAGTTCACTTAAAAATGATTATTCTAAAAAATTAATATCTAATACTAATAATAGATTCACTTTAGAACAGGATATTGAAAAGTATCATAAAGATATTATAGAGAAAGATGAATTGATCCAACAAAAGAATAAATCATTAGACGATTTTACTAATAACCTTAAACAATTAGAAGATAGAAAAGAGAAGATCCTCAGCGAGAAACATACGGATGTAGATGAAGACTTAGTAAAGACCAACCCAACAACAATAAAAAGAGAAATCAGCGATGTAAATGATAAGATTAAGTCGATATCGAAAACATTAAAAGAAACGAAAGTAAAGGAACCTAAAGAATATTATTTAGAAGATAAACATGATTCAATTAAAGACAAAATTAGGGACCTAAACTTCCAAGTGAAAGAGGATGAACTGACAATAGAAAGACACCAAGATAAAATCAAACAATTAACAGAAGGTAGTGTGTGTCCGACGTGTAAAAGACCTTTGGAGGGTGTAGACCACACAAAAGAAATTGATTCAATAAAAAAAGAAATAAAGACTGTAGAGACAAACATTAAGAAAACGAATAAAAATGTCGACAAATCTACTGAAGAGGAAAAGAAATTCTCTACACTTAAAAAGGAATATGATCTTTATGAGAGAAACAAATTGGTCAATGCGAGATATGAGTTAGAGATAGATCAAAAGAAACTTGATTTAGAGAAATTACAACAAAAGTTAGATTATTTTGAAACTAACAAAAAGAAACATGAAAGAAATATCGAGATTAACAAAGAACTTATTATCTTAAGGACTAAGATCGATACTGCATCATCAGAAATCAAACAATGTAATATACAAATTGAGAGATCCAAAAACGAAATTAGTAATCTGAAAGAGAGAATAGAGACCAATAAACAATTGATTGTAAAAATTAAACAAGAGGAAGAAATCATTAAGACTTATGACATTTATATGTCTGTGTTTGGGAAAAATGGTATATCCAAAACAATACTAAAAAGAATGATACCACTTTTGAATATGGAACTGAGTCATCTACTTGATGATAGTTGTTTCTTTAAATTGGAAGTGAGTATGAATAAAAAGAACGAACTTGAATTTATGATGATTGATAGTGACACGAGAGTAGTGAAACCATTATTCGCAGGTTCAGGTTACGAAAAGACAATTGCGTCTTTAGCACTAAGAAGTGTTTTAACAAAAGTTTCATCTTTACCTAAACCAAATATTGTGGTTATGGACGAAGTTTTTGGTAAAATTGCGGATGAGAATCTTGAGATGGTTGGTGAGTTCTTTAAGAAGATAAAAAATTATTTTGAACATATTTTTGTGATATCACACAACCCTCTTGTAAGGAACTGGTCAGACAATTTATTGATGATTGAGAAAGAAGAAAATATATCAACAATCAAGTCTGTATCGGTAAAAATTTAATAAAATTTTAACAAACCCGTTGTATAATAAAATATTTTGTTTAACTTTGAAAAAACGATTAACCTTATGATACCAAAAGAATATACTAGTTTTAATTTGTATGCTAAAGACCACAAAATTAGTGGTTCAGATTTACATTATTACAATAAACAAATTGAAAATAGTTTAACCCCGTACATCTTAGAAGAGAGACAACTTAACGTTACTGTTATGGATGTTTTTTCTCGTTTGATGATGGAAAGAATTATATGGGTTGCAGGACCTGTAAATGACAACATGTCGACTATCGTTCAGGCACAGTTAATGTTCTTGGACAGTTTAGATCATAATGACATTACAATGCATATCGACACACCAGGAGGTTCAGTTAAGTCAGGATTGTCTATGGTGGATGTTATGGATTACATCAACTCTGATATCAGAACCATCAATACAGGAATGGCGGCATCAATGGGTTCTATTTTACTTGGTGCAGGAACAAAAGGTAAAAGAGGTTCTTTGTCTTTTTCAAGAACGATGTTACATCAATCTAGTGGTGGTTTCCGTGGGAATATACAAGATGCAGAAATCGATATGACTGAATGGAAAAAATTAAACAAACAACTATTTGAACTTTTGGGATCGTACTGTGGTAAGAAACCAGAAGTGGTTATGAATGATGCCACAAGAGACATGTGGTTATCCGCTGAAGAGGCTGTAGAGTACGGTATCATAGATAATGTTGTCAAGAAAAAAAAATGAAGTATTTATAAGTGATGGGCAAAAAAGGATTCGTAGGTAAGTTTCTAAATTTAGATATTAAGACTGTAATAATCATCGGTCTTGGTGTTGTACTACTACTTAGAAACTGTACAGGGTCCGATTCAAACAAAGACATTGAAATTGTTAAGGTAGACGGTAAAGACTACGAACTACTTGAAAGAAAGATTGATACTGTAGTTGTTGAAAAGGAAGTAATCGTTGAGAAGTACGTTCCTAAGTATATAACAAAAGTAGAGACAGTCGAAGTTCAAATACCTGTTGATGTTGATAGTTTGGCCATCGTAAGAAAATACTTCGAGACGTATGTTGTTAAAGACACTCTCAATCTCACTTATGATTTTCCAAAAGAAGTTACTGATGGTGAAGGAAACAAACCTGACAGTACATTAGGTTTTGGTATCTTAACTGATAAGATAACTCAGAATCAAATAGTAGAAAGAGACGTTAAATGGAATTTCAGAATTCCAACAGTATATAATACAACAATAGTAAAGGATCCACCTAAAAACCAATTGTATTATGGGTTTAATCTCGGTGTAAATAAGACTGATGTTTTTTCTTCCGCTTCGGGAGGTCTTATCCTTAAGACAAAACAAGACAAGTTATATCAATTAAATCTTGGTGTCCAAAACGCAGAGGGCACGGGACTCACACCGTATGTATCAGGGGGACTTTTTTGGAAAATTAATCTAAAGAAAGACTAAAATGGAAACATACATTCTATTTTTATACGGCATGTTCGATGACATGGAGGATATAGAATTCTATTGTAATGAGGTTCTACTCCAAAATAGTGCCGTACATAGATTAAAATTTATTGTAGAAAATAATAGGAACCTTGTAATAATTTTACAAACTAAACAAGGTCATGATGAATTTTCTAAGTCACTCCATAAGGATTTGACAATGGATAACGTAAAATTTTATTTCATGTTTAGAAGAGACGAAATGATTTCGGCTCACCTACCACAAGAAGTAAAAGATTTTATATTCGGAAATGTAGAAGACAGATACTTATCAGTTCAATACAGTAGACCGAAAAAAGTAGTTTCCCTTGATGTTGATGAAATATTAGAGAAGATCAAAAAAGAGGGAATTGATAGTTTAACTGTTGAGGAAAAAAAGTTCCTTGACGATTTTGAAAATTAAAAAAATAATTGTATATTAGTACTTATCGTTTCACATTAAAATAAATTAGACCGCATGCACAATACAACCTTCCTAAACACCGATGAAATCTTTCACTATTTAAAGGACATAAAGAAAATACCAGTCCTTTCAAACGACAGACTCAAACAAATAATCGTCGAACTTAAAGACGAAAATATCACACCACTACATCACCAAAAAATTCTTAAAGAACTAGTCATTGGTAATTTAAGATTCGTGATTAGTGTTTCAAAACAATATCAAAATCAAGGTATGGATCTCCCCGATTTAATTTCGGAGGGTAACATTGGTCTAATTAGGGCAGCCAAAGAATTCGATCCAACTAAAAAAGTGAGATTCATTTCCTATGCGGTCTGGTGGATCAAACAAAGTATTATGGCTTCTTTGAATGATAATGCAAGGACGATAAGACTTCCATCAAACATTATTCAAGACATTCAAAAACTTAAAAAAGAACCTCTAACCGAAGAAGGAGAACATACACACACAAAAAAGGGTTCACTTTCTCTACCATATTGTGTAAGTTTAAGTGACAATATAAATGAGGAAGGAGACCAACTGATTGATATTGTTATTAATAAAGACGCTGACGACCCTCAACAATTTGTTCAGGATGAAGAAGGAACAAAGGCGAGTGTTAGAAAGGCATTAGAAGTATTAAATGATAAAGAGAAAGTTATCATAACTAAGTACTTTGGTTTGGACGGTGTCGAATGTAATTTGGAAGACCTTGGAGAGGAATTTGGATGTACCAAAGAAAGAATTCGACAACTCAAGGAAAAGGCAATGAAGAAGTTGCGTAATGAGAGTTTTGTTCTGCTCAAGTATTTATAAGTGTAAAATAGATTAATATGAGAAATTTTATTGACAAGTATTTCATTACCATACTATTCGTAATCCTTATTTTAACTTTTTTTAGGGGTTGTGGTGATAGTAGAGAACTATCGGATATCAAAAAGGAAATCGAGACCATAAAAGAAAATACCTTTACAAAAGATGAGTTGGACCTTAGACTAAAAATCGAGGGACTTAAGAGTGAACACAGAATGATACAAGCAACAGATAGAAAAATGTTCGACTTAAATAGACAATCTGAAATCGAAAAAGAGTTAGAGGTACTTCAGAAGGAGTTAAATAAGTAAATGGGAAAGTGGTTCAACAAGAACTTTAGAACGATCATATATGTTGCGTTCTTAGTTCCTATTATTACCGTCGCAATCGTATCCATCTCACACGTTACTGTGTGGTATGGTATCTCAAATCCAATGTCGTGGGCACTATACCTTTCAATAGGTATTGAAATTGCCGCACTTTCTGCGTTAGCTGCGATATCAGCACAAATGGGATCAAAGGTTTATGTTCCATTTGGTATTGTTACGTTGATTCAATTCGTGGGTAACATATTTTTTGCATTTGAATTTATCAAAATAGATGCGGTACAATTCTTATCGTGGGTTGAATTAACAGGACCCATATTAGAATACGTCGGTATTGAACAAACTGATTTACAAGCACACAGAAGATTTTTGGCAATATTTGCGGGTGGTATGTTACCACTAATTTCATTATCATTCCTACATATGTTAGTCAAGTTTAATGAAGAAAAACAGTTGGAGACAAAAGAGGAAGAGAGTGATGATACTAAAACGGTTATTGAAGAAGAAACTAAAATCAAACCTTCAGAGGAAGATTTAAATAGGTTAGAGGAACTACTTAGTAAGTTCAAACCTGAAGAAAGACCAAAAGAAGGTAAGACCATATTTGACGCACGAACAAAAGAATGGGATGAGGATGAAGTCGTTGGGAGCGAGTCACGAGAAGAGACTGTGGAAGATGACTCCTCTGATCATTTTGAGGGTATGTCTGCCGAGACAGCGTATGGTAACGCATATGCAGATGATCCGTCTTATGATGAATTACCACCTGAAGCGAGAGGTTTTAAACCACCTGTAAATGAAGAAGAAACTTTGGATGAAGAACCACCTGAATGGTTTACAGAACAACCACCACTAACTGATGAAGAGTTAGAACAATGGGCAAAAGAATCCGAAGAGGTGGATAATCTTTATTGGAACGAACAATACCCTGAACCATCTGAAGATATCGTTGAGAAACCAAAACCAATCACTCCCAACAAATACGAAGATTTAGAAAAGTACTTGAGGGAGTCGAGATCTTGGAACACACAAAGTGATGAGGACTCGACACTACCCGATAAAGTAGAGGAGAAACAATTAGATCTTGATACAGGTGAAATTAAAGACAAAGAACCTGAGGTGACTGAAGAACTAAGAAACATTGATGTTGTTTTAGAGGAGTTACCAACTCCCGAGGGACCTAATTTCAGTGTAGATGTTCAGATTGATGAAATTCCTGAGGAAACACCTATACCCCAACCCGATTTAAATGTTGGTCAACCACTCCCTTTAGAAAATCAGGACGAAAACGAACCTGAAAAAAAAAATCAATAGAACCTACAGATCACCCAACACCAATATTAACTTCGACACCTTTTAGTACACCGATACCAACATCTACTCCTTTTCCCACACAACTTCCTACACAAACACCATTACCAACAAATACACCAGGTCCAACACCTTACCCCACTTCAACTCTTCGACCTACTGAAACACCTTTACCTACAGTTACGGTAGAACCAACACCCACACCTCCACCTACAGAATACATAGATCAATTATATTCTGAGAGTATAAATATTGGTACCCCACCACCCATGGAACCATTAATTAAGATGGGTGGAAAAGTAATTAGAAGAAATGTTGGAAATTCGAGACGTAGAAATAATTAATAAAGATGAACTGAATCATCCAAAAAAGTCATATAAGAAGAAACAAATTCTTTTATATGACACAAAAAGACGTATTGACGATTTTATCAATAAAATAAAATATCGACAAAATGGTCAATATGAGGATATACCTCATTTTATTGTCACAAAAATGGGTGACATATACCAAATATTAGACACTAAGTATCATTCAAAAACATTCGGGGAACATAAAATAGATTGTAGACAAATTAAGGTCGCAGTAGAAAATTTAGGTTGGTTAAATAAGAATACCATTACAGGTTATTATAGTAATTGGATTGGCGACCCACATAGATCAGATCCATTCGTTAGAAGTTGGAGAGATAAATTCTATTGGGACAGGTACACTGATGTCCAAATAGAAAGTATTATAGAACTATGTGTAAATCTTTGTAAAGAACACAATATTAAAGATAGGATAGTACCTTCTAATGGATTTATAGAAAATATAGAGAAATTCGAGGGAATTGTATGCAAATCCAACTTTTCAAATATTTATACAGATATAAACCCTTCGTTTAATTTTAAAAAATTTACTGAGGTCGAAATTTAAGATATTATGAACTACGATAACACAAAAAAGATGTTGAACACACTTAGGAGACTAAATGAGTCAACAGATCCTATTTTAGATAAAAATCTAATTAATGAACAAGAGGCGGAAAAAGAATTAAAAGACACTGTAACAGTTGTTGATGGTGTGGAAGTTAGATTAATTGCGTCCACAGATGAAGATTTAGAATTACAGAATGAATCAAAATCCGCAATAAGTCAAGTTATTGAGAATTTCAAGACACAAGTATCTGATTTAGGTGATTTAAGACCTGGTTTTACCGTACAAAGTGACCAAATTAGATTAGACGGGTCTTTACCTGATGTAGAATTAAACTTTGTTATCGTTGCGGGTAAGGAAAAGGGTGTGTATTTGAATACAAGTATGTTAAAAGTAACATATGACTTAATTGGATCAATAGACAAGTTGATAAAGTTTGAAGACGTATTTGCAGATTCAATGAATGACCTAATTTCACAAAGAAGAATAGACTAAGATGGCACTTTCAAACACAGATAAAAATCAAATTGAAAGAATTGCAAGAAGTGAGATAAAGAAATTTCTTGACGGTACACAAGCACATAAGATCGTGGTTGATATGATCAAGAAGGAGATGAACACTCGTGATATAAATGGAAAAGTAGTGGAACTCTCAACTAAAGTTGTTGTAGAATTATTTAAACAACTATGGCAACGTAAATCCTTCTGGGAAGGACCATTAAAAAACGTTAAATAATGGCAAAAGAAACAAAAGAGGCAACAATGGCGGGATCAGCGGGTTCATTTGAGGCACCGTTTGGTAGTTTTATTACTAAAAGAGAGATCTATAAGATCCACAATAAAAAGAAATACAACGAAGACGGTGATGTCAAGGAACAAGAAGGTGAATTCACCGAGGCTATGACCACAGCGACTTCAGCTGGGGGTCAATATGATGCACCTTTTGGAACAGGAAAGAAAAATCCATTAAAAATAGATGGTCCCGACTCCATAGTCAAAAGAATGAAGACTATGAGAAAAAAGAATTTCCCAATGTGGGGAGGACCTGAAGGAGTTTACGTAAAAGTTAAAGAAAAATGTAAAAAATTCCCTTATTGTGATGAGGGAGATATAAACGCACTTGAATTCTACGAAAATGAGAAGATTAATGAGGCAGTCAGAGTAATTTCAAAAAAATACGGATTGCCATTACACGAAGTAGAAAAATTAGTGATAAATGACATAAAACGTATATTTATATAATATGAAAGTTTCAGATTTAAATAGAATTATTGAAGAAACAATCTCAGAAGAGATTAAGAAATCAATCTTGGAAGAGAGTGATAAAAAGAAAACCGCATATTGTATTAAATGTGAGGGTGAATATATAGAAATATGTCACACTAAGGAAGAAGCGGAGAAAAAGTGTGAAGAGTATAACAATAATAATCCTGATAAGAAATACATTATCGAGGTAGAAACTTATGAGTCTAAAGAAGAGTTAATTGACAAGTTAGACGAAATGAGTGAAAAATTAGATTCAGAAAACATGGAAGAAAATCAGACAATCTCAGAATTAAACCACGACGACCAAAACGAAAACGCATTTGTACTTGCTGCCGATGCTGCGAGAGACAAGGGTGAAAAAGAATTTGAATTCCCTAAGGGGAGTGGTAAGATGCACCCTGTAACAATAAAATCAGATATCGATGAGGAAGAAGTTGAAGTTCACGAAGAATTGGAAGAAGTGGAATGTGAAAAATGTGGTAAAGGTATTTGTGAGTGTGGATCAATGGAAGAAGGTTCTTGTAAGAAATGTGGAAAAGAACTTTGTGAATGTGGTGACATGTACGAGGAAGAATCTATAAATGAATCTAATAAAAAAGTCCTTAGATTAAAAGAATCTGAATTGGTTGAGATGATCACAAAAATAGTGAACGAATCAGTACCTGGTCTACAGGCGGTTGAAAATGCACATAAAGTGGCAGATAAAGAAACAAAAGAACATATGGCTAACGTCGACAAAAAATTAAAAGATAACCTTTCAGTAGAAGGTAACGATAATCCCGAATTTCCAAAGGCAATTGGTAAGGGTGGACCTGATACATTAGATCCTAAACAAGCGGTTCATAATACTGAAGACCAACACGAAGAAATGGAGTCAGAAAGAGGAGAACACGCATTGGATTTAGACTATGATCATGAACCAACAGATAAGTTTAAAGATAGACTTAAAAAAGCATTAGAAGGAGATTCAACTATGGGTAATGCAGATGGTGGTAATACTATACCAACTGACACAGGTAAGAAGTTAGCAGCAACCGCTGAGAAAAGAAAGGATAGATATGAAAATCAACCAATGTATAAAAAAGATATCCAACCTGTAGCCGTAGTTAGTGAAGAAAAGGAAGAAATAACTGAAACAACAAAAGAAGAAAACAACGTTTTAGAGGAAGAAATAAAAAGAATGAAAAGTATCTCCTCATATAACGAAAAGACTCAGTAATTCCTGTTGTCTTTATTTTCTTTTTTTTGTATATTTTAATTGAATGATGGAAAATAAAGACACATACTTGAAATCTATTTTAAATAGTGACAATCTCACAGCACAATCCGAAGTATGGTATAAAGCGTACGGTATTGTATTTGAACGTGTAGAACTTTACTACGATTTCCTTAATTCATTACATATCTTAATAGATGATACTTATTTAGGTTCTGATGTCCTAATTAATGAGGAAGATCAGAAAAACCATTTTACATGGTGTTGGGAAAAAACAATAGACAACCTTTCTAAAGAAAGAATATATCTCAAAAAAAGAGGTTACCATTACGAATACTTTTGGGAATTCTTCTTAGAGTCCTATTACTACCCCCAAATGGACGAGAGTGAGGTAAAAATCGGAGAATATATATACAAATTGTTTGATTACAATCATTCAAAAACAAGATCTGAATTAGGGGTACTTACTGAAATTTATAAATTATTAGACAAAAACCTGACTTTAAAAACTTGACTTAGCGAAAAAAATTCCATATATTAGTATCAAAACCGTAAAAAAATATGGAAACGTTAGTTAAGATTAAAGACTTGGTTGAGAAAATGTCAGTCGACACTCACAAGGTTTTCGAAAAGGGTAATAGATCTGCATCCATCAGAGCTAGAAAGTATGCCCAAGAAATTAAAAATCTTATTTCTGTTTATAGAAAAGAAGTCTTAGACGAAATAAAGAGACATGATAAATGAAATTAAAATTTTTTTGTTTGTCCTTAGTTGTCTTTTCGTAACTAAGTTGTTATTGGAATTTGTCATTAAAATATTCCAACCAGTAACAGAACCTATGAAATTGGGGGACGTAGAAAAAGTCTCTTTGTATCTCTCAGTATCATACATAATAACATTTATAATAACATAAATAATGTTTGAGATAATACAACCATTACGACCTTATTTTCATTCTCTCAGGGAGATAAAACAAAACGTATCATTAGATATTAAACTACCTGTAAATTGGAAATACGAAAAAATAGTTCAAGTATATAAAACAATTCAAATTAAAGTTCAGGATAAAAACGATAAGACCGTTTTAATTTCTGTCATCTCTACCGCAACAGAAGAAGGATATGATACCGTTTTTAATTGTGTTACAGAAATAGTGAATAAGAATATTGAAGAGGAAAAGAAGAGAAAGTTATTCGATGATAAGGTAAGGGAAATGAGAGCAATGTTTGAACAGATGGATCTCGAACAACTTCAAAATTTAAAAATTAAAGGACAAAATGTCAAAGACACCTACGAAGAAGGACTTAGTTTGGCTGGAGACGGAGATGAAGAAGGATCAGATGGAGATAGAGAATCACAAGAAGATGATGATCAATCAACTGAGGTCGATGAATAAAGAAGATCTCTTTGTAATACCGAAAAAAGAATCTAAGTTTAAGAAATTTATAAAAAGGATATCCAAAGTATTGGGATTATGAGTGAAACTGAAAAAAAGGGAGACCTACTTAATCAATTAGCAATAATATCTGATCTAATAGAAAAGGTTAATGTCGATACGAACAATAGTACTGTCTTATTTGAGGTAAAAGAAGAGATTTACGAGGAGATTAAAGAGTACTTGGATACAAAGTATGATCAGGATATAGAAGATGAGGATAACGGTACCTTTTCGATCGCATTGGGTGATGTGGTCTTCTTATTTAGTAAGAATAGTGTCTAAATAAAGTTTGACTATCGTAACCTTTTTTCTTTAAGATAACATAAAGGTTTTTTCTTTGATTAGTGGTAACGTCTTTCACAAAGATAAAGTTACCCTTTTTTATTTTCAGGAGATCCTCACGCAATAAATCAAAGAGTCTTTCACTATCACTTAAGTTCTTGTTACCAAACATCCTAACATCCTCCTCAATCTGTAAAAATAGTTTATTGTTAAGAGTAAAAATTTGCGCAATATCATCTACGTCCTCAAAAACCTTAATTAGTTCGTGATATCTGATGTGTTTGCGGGTTTTATAATCAAAAATCTTCTCCTCTCTCCAATATGGAATTATCTCTTTTAATCTAAAACCTTTTTGATCGACTCCTGCCTCATATAGTCTTCCATAATCATCTCTTTTGGTGACAGTCTTTTTCTTTGCCCATCTATTATCGGGGTATATGAGTGCGAGTTCAAAATCTAACTTTTGATTTCTTTTACCACCGTATTCTTTGACAAATCTTGGTTTCTTTTCTGTTTTTAGTTCGTACCACAAATCCCTGACAGCGGGTAGACTAACAGTTTGATATATTAAACGTTTTCTCTTCTTATTACAAAAGAGTATGATTTTATATTTTCTTTTTTTCATTTTAGTAGAAAGGAGAATATTGAGTATATACCATACAGAGCCAAACCAAGTATCACTAAGAAAAATATTTTCACATATTTTTCAGTGGTCTCTATCTCTTTGAGTATCTCTTCTCTTTCTCTCTTTTTCTTACATTTCGAACACGCCATAACATAATATAAGTAATTTATAAGTATTTATCAATATGAAATTGATGTCACTTATAGAAGAAGGGTGGTCTGAGAAATATAAAAAGTCAATTGACTGTAACAACCCAAAGGGATTTAGTCAGAAAGCACACTGTGCAGGTAGAAAAAAGAGAAACCTATCTGAAGAAGATCTTAACGACCTCAAGTACGGTAAAAAAATCACAGATGAGTATAAGAAAGACATTGAGTATTCTAAAAAAGGTCTATTCAAAGACTTTGATATAACGAAGTTTAAAAAATTACATCCACCAAAAAATGATTCTAAGAAGGTCAAAGAAGAATTAGAATTGTTATCATCCTTACCTGAAGCTAATGATTTTGCAGAAAAACATGATAAAATATTGGAATGTTTTGAAGAGTATGTGGATGAAAAGGGATATAAAGTATCAAAGAAAATGATGAAAGAACTTCTTGAAAGTTGTGGGGGTGTAATTATGGAACTAAAATACCATTTCGATAGACCAAGACCACAACAAGTCGCGGAGAAGTTAGGTATGGAAATTGGAGGGTTAGATTTTGATAGTGCAAAATCACCATCGTACCCATCAGGTCACTCAACACAATCCAAACTTATAGGTGAGTATCTCTACGGTGAAACCAAAGACAAACATTTTAGAAAAATTGCAGAGAAAATTTCATTGAGTAGAAATGTTGCACGTGTACATTATGTCAGTGATTCTAAGATGGGTGAACTATTAGGTGAAAAACTCTACGAACATTATAAAAACAAAGGTTAGGGGGGTTGACTATCAGAGTTTTTTTGTGTACTATTTTACTATATATCTTAACAAAAGAATTTCATGATAAGTTACATAGGTGGAAAAGCAAGGATAGGTAAATGGATTGTGCCGTATATTCCTAATGACATTGAAACATATGTGGAACCCTTTTCAGGTATGTTTTGGGTCTTTTTCAATATGGACCTCTCAAAATTCCCAAACCTTAAAACGGTAGTTTACAACGATTTTAATAAACTCAATTCCAATCTAATGAAGTGTTCATTAGAATATGATAAATTATGGGAAGAGTTAGAAAAATATCCATGTCAACAATTAGGTGTTGAAAATACACCTCCCGAATACTCTGAGATGTTTAAAAGATTTCAAGAAGAGGTTTTTCATCCCGATTTTGTTATTGAAGAGGGTAAGGAGTTCGAAGCCGCCGCCAAATACGTGTATGTATTGACACAAGTATTCTCAGGGTCTAAACCCGAAACATCAACGTACACTGATTACAAAGGAAAGTACAGATGTAAGGTTTTGATATTTATGGATAAACTAAAGAATAAAAATTATAGAAAACACTTTGATAAAATTTCTTTTGTTGAGAATTTGGATTTTGAAAAAGTGATTAAAAAGTATGACTCAGAGAAGTCATATTTCTATGTTGATCCACCGTATTGGAAGACAGAAAATTATTATTCCAACCACGATTTCGATCGTGCGGATCACGAAAGACTAGCGGACACACTGAAAAATATTGATGGACAATTTAGTTTATCATATTATAACTTCTCTCTTTTAGAGAAGTGGTTCCCATCTCAAGAGTATAGATGGGCAAGGAAGAATTTTAAAAAATCCGCTAATGCGAAAAAGGATGGTAAGCAAAACGACGCTACTGAACTTTTGATAATGAACTACGGTCAGATAAAATATCAAGAAGGTCACCAATTTACAATATTTGATATGTCTGATAGTGTTCAATAGTTAACACATATAAAAGTGCATTGGTATTTAGTAAGAGTATCACCAGGTAAAGAAAGACAATTATCAGATCAATTCAATACTGATATAGAACTTGGTAATATTATTGGAGTAAAGAGATTTATTTGTCCTACTGAGAAACAGGTAAAACTTATAAAGAACAAAAAAGTCCTAAGGGATAAAGTAATCTACACAGGTTACATATATTTTGAGGCGGAACATGATCTAACTAGTGACGAATTAAAAAACTTACCGTTTTTAACGAGTATTTTTGGTATCCTTGGAGATAGGACTCCACTTAAATTAAATAAGAGGGATGTCTCAAGAATCATAAAAGAGGATCAACAACCTGTTGGTCTTAATATAGATTATGCTATTGGTGAAACCGTAAAAGTAATAGAAGGACCATTTAGAACATTCGATGGTAAGGTACATAAGATAGAAGGTGAAAAGGTTGATGTCGAGGTTAAGATATTTGGAAGACCAACCAAAGTAACACTATCAAAAGGTCAAATCGATAAAGTTTAATGGATCCTGAAATTATTGTCTATTTAACTAAATTGAAAAAATATCTCTCCACTAATATGGAAGCGAGAGAGTATTTCATAAACGATCTTGATGAGGAAGAATTCTTTATTCATGTTGAAGATATTGCGGTAAAAAACTTTTATGAAAAAGGAGACCCAACACTAAACATGGAACAATTTGAATTAGTAAAGAACACTTTGAAGTCTAAGAAGATAATTAATAGAGAGAAAGAGTATTACGAACCTAATATTTTTATCGATAAAAGAGGTTACTGTAAAATTTTAAAAACTTAATGAAATTACCCAAGTATTATTCACTTTTTGAACCAGCGTATAGTGAGGAAGTTGCGGGTGAGCAACTCTTTCTAGTCAAGTTTGATAAAATACCATCAACAAGCGTTGATAGAACCGTATATACTGAAAAAATAATTCAGAAGTTTGAAGACTTGGGATTTAAAGTGTTTACTAAATTAAGTAGTGTAGGAGGTAGGTCGGGACTCTCAAGAAACTCTGACGAAACATTATGGTCTTTAGATGAGAAAGAACTTCTTTTGAAAACCAAGAAAGATAGAAATTCTAAAGAAATGAAAGTTTCATTTTACTATTCATTAGAGAATGGGGAACTAAGAGATCAAATAGATCTTTCTTTTTTAGAGAAACACAAAGTTCGAAGAAAGAAATCTACAATTTCATTAATAAGGTCACAAGGAGGCGGTTACTTAGATTTAGAGGAGTATGAAATCAAGGTACCGAAAACTAATTTAGAATTAAATTATGGGAAGGATTTTGTTAAAGTACATAAAACAATCATTGAAAAACTAAACTCAAAGGGCGAGAAAGGAATCGTGTTATTACACGGGGAACCTGGTACTGGTAAAACTACCTATATAAAACATATATCAACTCACGTAAAGGATAAGAACGTGATATTTGTTCCACCGTCTATGGCTGAGATGTTGACGGACCCGTCAATTATCCCATTTCTCATGGATTACAGAAACAGTATTTTAGTTATAGAGGATGCGGAGAAAGTACTAGGTTCTCGAGAGAGTAACTCTTTAACTTCACAAAGTACCTCAAACCTTCTAAACTTAACAGATGGTATTTTAGGTGATTGTCTTAATATTCAAATAATCGCGACATTCAATACTAAAAGAGATAATATTGATGAGGCGTTCATGAGAAAAGGTAGACTAATTGCCGAACACAAATTCGATAAATTAAGTATTGAGGATACCAATATTCTTCTTAAACATATAGGTAAAGACATTGAGGTAAATGAAGAAATGGTATTATCTGACATTTATAATATTGATGTTGAGGTTTATAAAACAATAAAAGAAAAAGGAAAAATAGGATTTTAATATGAGAGAATTAAGTGCTGAGGAATTAACCTCATTAAAAAATGAAGGAAAAAAATTATTAGTAGATTTTTGGGCACCATGGTGTGGACCATGTAGAATGTTAATACCAAGGTTAGAATCATTGTCAGAGAAACATCCTGATGTGGAGTTTGTAAAAGTCAATGTTGATGAGAATAGGGATGTTGCATTAGATTTAGGTATCAGAGGTGTACCAACAGTAATAACATTCAACGGTAATGAATTAGTTGATAGACATGTTGGGGTACAACCCGACGAAAAATACGAGGAGTCTATAAGTAAACTATAATGTCTGTTTGTGTCTTTACTTTATCGGGGTGTTCTCACTGTACGAAACTAAAAAAACGACTAAAAAGTGAAAATATTAAATTCGAAGAATTTAACTCTGATAAACATGAGTTACTAATAGAACAAATAGAGAATCAAATGGGTGAAATAAATTACCCAACGGTCTTTATCAGGAGACACGATAGTACTGAAGGAATTATATTAATACCAGGTATAAATGTGGATGATGAAGATGAAATGATACAAAAAATTAGAAAAAATATCTAAATCTAAAGGGGATACAAAATTTGTATCCTCTTTTTTGTTCCAAGAAACAAACTAAAAGTATTTATGTTAAAGGACTTTTAGTAGATGGCATTACAACAAATATATTGGGAACAGATTGCAACAGAAAATGTTGCTTCAGGATCGGTAATTAATTTAGGTACACCCTCATCCTCAATTAATAATATCTACGCAAAAAATTTCTATGTAAACGGTACACAGAGTTTACTTGATTTAGTTGGTGGAGGTGTTGAAGCGGGGATAGGTCCATTAAATATCTTCTCTTCTTCAGTTTTAGAGTCCTTAGAGTTTACTGGTTCTAATTTGACAGTCAAAGGTGACTTGAATGTGTTAGGTACTTTTACCTCTTTAAGATCCGAAACAGTAGTTTTAGATGATAACATAATAGAATTAAATGGTTCTGATGAGTCATTTGGTGGTTTACTTGTAAAGGATCCAACAGCACCAAACTTAGTATCAGGTTCATTATTATGGGACACAACTAATGATAGATGGATTGGTGGTCCATTGGGGGGTGAGGAAAATTTAGTTATAACAAGTGAATTAACGACATTATCATCTTCATTATCATCATCGATTAATGAGTTATCCCAATCAGTATCTACATCTTTCGACCAAGTTAATAATGATTTAACTGATTTATCATCCTCATTATCTGCTTCGATAAATGAATTATCACAATCAGTATCATCTTCGTTTGATCAAGTTAATAATGATTTGACAGATTTGTCATCTTCATTATCATCATCGATTAATGAGTTATCGCAATCAGTTGATTCCTCATTTACTCTAACAGATGGTCGTTTAATTGAGTTAGAATCGACAGGTTCGGATCATGAAGGTAGAATAGTTGGATTAGAAACTTTTAGTTCCTCATTAGATGCAACTTTTGCGACAGATGAACAATTAACACAATTATCACAATCTATTACGTCCTCAATCGGTGAACTATCATCATCTGTTGATGGAAGACTAACCAATTTAGAGTCCTTCAGTTCCTCATTAGATGCAACTTTTGCGACAGATGAACAATTAACACAATTATCACAGTCATTAACCTCTTCTATTGGAGAATTGTCATCCTCACTTAGCGATGCGATCAATGATGTACAAACGGATGTTGAGGCAAGTAACATATTTCAACAAACAGGGTCATATTATGGTACATCTGAAAATTTACAGATATCAGGTAGTGGTTTAGATTCACCTGATGGTTCTATCACAGGAAAATATGGTGTGATAGTATCACATTCACTACATGCAGAGAATATTAATGTGGGTAGACCAACCTCAAACGATTGGGGTACAATGAATGGGTCATACTTTAACAACTTTAACGAAAATACAGACGTTTCGGAAATTATTAGATTCATGGCGGGATTATTATCGTCATCGGCACCTGATGCGTCACCAAATACAAAATATTATAATGGATATGACAAAAATACCTACAATACATCTACTGATAGTGGTATAGGTGGTTATATTCCACAAGGAACAACTAACCAAACACTATTAGATCTTATATCTGCGGGTCACGCATCTATTGGTGGTACAATATTAGGTTCTTTTGGTACTTTTTATACAAATCCAAACTATAGACACTCATTTAGTAGTAATTCGGGTGGATCAACAAGTGTAAGATCGTCTTCAGATAACGAATTATTCGGTTTAGGTAGATTAAGTAGTGGTACGCCTACAACATTTAAGGTATCGGGGTCATTCACATTCAAAAAATTCGATCATAATAGGGTTCTTATTGAAGAATCGAGTTCAAATCACGTGATAATTCAATCAGGTGATGGTACCACAGACGGTGTGACCCTTAAAAAGATAGAATCATCGAATCCTGAACTAATACCTGCGGGGTATCAAGACGGAAAATATGTGAATGTATTTTCACCAAGTATAATTAGTGCAGGTACTAATATATCGGATATAGGTTATTATCATATATCAAGTTCCATATCAATTGCAAGTGGATCAAGTGATTACACAACACCAATATCAAACAATACTGAGATATTATACGGTCCAATACCAACAATAGAGTCAGGTATTGGTTCAACAAATTTAGGTGTAGGTGCAACTATAGATTCATATGACCAATTAACGGCCACATCAAGATCATTAAGTGGGGCACCTTACCTACAGACAGCGACATTCGAAGCGTCAGGTTCAATTACAGGTACATTCAATAAATTATACCAAAATGGAACACATGGTTCTATGACGGGTAATAGTGGACAAAGATCCGCCTCTGTTTCAAATGGTAGAATATCAACATCGGGTGTATTCTTCGACAGTACATTTACAACACCTAGAAATAGTGGTGATATCCCAACAATTGACGATACAATAAAATTAAATAGTGGGTTAAGTTGGAGTGCGGGTACTGGTTATGGTACCTCAGCGAACCAATCAGTATCCATTTCAGGTACAGGTTATGGTGGATCTAGATCAGCGTCACAAAGTAAATCAGTTCACACCGCAGGTACCTTTGGACAACCTTCCGCAAGTGGTAGTTTACATTATTATGGTAGATCACAGACATATGATGGATCAAGTGACACATCAGAAAATTTTACAGGAGAAGGTAGACGTTTACAATTGAATGATAATTTACTTTCTTTTGGGGGTGACTCTTGGAATAACGGATTTGAATTATACTCATTACTTGGTAACGAAGATTTACAAGTTAGACCTAACAGATTGGTTAAACCTGGTGGTAATAACGGATATTGGTTAACAAATCCAAGTTCATCAAGTGATTACAAGTATTATGTGAGAAAGTTCTCCACATCAGGCACAAAAACAAGTATGAGTATCTCTGTTAGTGGACCATCACTAGTTTCATGGGATTCAACAAATAATAATTCAGCTTCGGTTGCTATTATGTTCGAATCCACCTCAACAAATGTTTACACCAATGCAAGATTTTACGATCCAACAAAAACATTGGAAAACTTTGTGGGGACGATTAATGCAAACACAGATGGGACAAATCCATTTGGTTCGGATATTGATTTATATGGTAACACGGGTGGTTCAGGATCAGGAGGATCGTACACACTACCAATAAGAAACTCAGACGGTATGTTCTTAAATGCAACATACAATGAAATAATAGTATTAGTTAGATACAAAGGTGATCCGTCACCTATAACATCTATGACAGTAAGTTTTAGTTAAAAATGGCATACGATAAGAACACAAAATCAAGTAGGTTTTTACAAAGTAGGAGATATACACATAATACTCTCACCGATTCACAAGAATCTTTTACCTCGGTATTAGATTTAAATTCAGGTGAGATTTATGTTGATCAACAATTAATACCTTCTTCGGGATTACCATTTAACAGTTCCTCTGATCATTTATCAGTCTATACTGATTCTAATACTTCACAAGACGTATTAAAATATTGGTATAGACATAAACTTACTAAATCAGATTTAAATAATGAAGTTTGGTTTTTCTTAGACCCTGTCGGACCAAGTAGTGGGATAGGTGCACAGTTAATTAGTGATGATCAAGAAGTTAATTTCATCTCACCTAAGTATGGTGTACCTTCATTGGCAAACTCAACAGTTGAAGATTCCACACCAGGATATCTCATTAAACTTTTTGTTTCAAGTAACTCGACTTCTCCATCCAACGGCGATTTAAGACAACCATCAACATACTCATTTGATTACAAAACAGGGGTAGTACAATTTATAAGTGGTACACCATCAAGTAGTCAGTATGTTTACATGAGTGTTTATCAGTATGTTGGTAGAACACTTAGCGACCAATTAGGTGGTGGAGGTGCAGGTTCGATCCAAGACATCTTTAAACCAACAGGTTCATTTTACGCAACAACAAACGATGTACAAATAACTGGTTCTTTAGATATAACTGGTGATTTTACTGTACATGGTACGTTCACATCATCGTTATCGGAAACAGTTATAATCGATGATAATATTATTGAACTAAATGGTAACGAGTCTTCATATGGTGGTTTAAGTATTAAAGACACACAAAACCCGAATACTGTATCAGGTTCATTATTATGGGACACAACAAATGATCAATGGATTGCGGGTCAACAAGGATCCGAAGTTCCAATTGCAAGAAAAGATCATTTGATTTGGGGTCAGACAGGATCCATGTGGTCGGCTAATAGTGATTTAGAAGTCACAGGTTCTGTTACTATTAAAGGTGATTTAAAAGTTGAAGGACAAACAACATTACAATCTCAAGATGTAAACCAAGACTCTTTAATTGTCTCTGGTGCGATGAGTATTTTAAAAAATGAGATAAATAGTCAAATAAGATCCGCCTCTCTCAACATAGAGAATTTAGGTAACTTAGGTGATAGGTCAGATAATTCTGTATTAGACTTAGGTGGTTTCTAAAATGTACGATATTTATTAGATAATAAACAAATAATTAAATTCTAAAAAAAGAAGATGGCTCAAATTATTAAACACAGAAGAGGTTCGATTGGTGATGTTAAGACCACAACAACAAGAAATGGTGAGGTCTTAGTTGCATCGGGATCAATTTCTGATTTATCAGGACCCTTTGTTTTCATCGGTTCTCCTGTTTCTTCGGATGAGGGTGTCGCGGGAGCGTTTAAACCTACATCGAAAATTTATTCGGGTACGAATGCACCTACAATCGGTGCGGGTACCTACGGTTCCATCCTTGACGGTACTCCTTTCTATGCTTCTTCTAACGAGTCATTATACATATTGAACAATGACGGTGTTGGTAATGATAGATTAGACTTAACGGGTAACATCGAAGGTAATACCATAAACGCAACGACTATTACGACACTAACATCGACTGATGTCAATACTACAAATGTTACTGCAACAGGTAATATTAGTGCTGTTGATGTCTCGGCATCGGGTGATGGTACTGTTGGTGGAGATTTAACTGTTACAGGTGATATTTCAGGTGCTAACCTATCTTTATCGGGTAATGCAACAATTGACGGTAATATTGTATTAGGTGGTAACATTAACATAGGTGACGCAGATACTGACACAGTATCTTTTGGTGGTGAAATTACCTCAAACATTGTCCCTGATGTACATAATACTTATGACCTTGGATCGTCAAGTAAGAATTGGAGAAACTTACACGTAAGTGGAACGGCTTACATCTCAACATTAGCGACAGACGATATCCAACTTACTAGTCTAAGTCTACCAGGTAACCTAACTGTTTCAGGTTCAACAACATTCAATGGTGATACAATAATTGGTGATGAAGGTGGTGATACACTAACTATCAATGCAGGAACTATCGATATACCAAACATTTCTGCAGGAACAGACAATACAGTACTTGTTTATAACGGTTCTTCTATTGTTCATGATGAAATTGACGCAAGAGTTTGGGGATCAACTTTAATTGATGGTTCAGGTACTGCAACACAAATTTCATTTTTCAGTGACACAGATAGTATTACAGGTGACAGTGATTTAACATATAACTCAACTACAAATGTCCTTTCAGTAGGAAGTTCGACAGTAGGTAATGATATATCTGCGGCGGGTACTTTAACAGTAACCACTACTTCTGAATTAAAAGGTGCGGTTGGGATTAACTCAACACTAAACGTTACAGGTTCTGCACAATTAAAATCTTCTTTAGATGTTGACGGTGAGGCTACATTGGCAAGTGCCACTGTAGAAGACCTAACTTCAGGTAGAGTAGTATTAGCAGGAACAGGTGGTGCTATTGAAGACAGTGGTAACTTAACATTCAACGGTTCAACTTTAGGGGTAACTGGTGATGTTGATGCGTCAGGTGACTTAGGTGGTGCAACTGCAACGATTACAGGAAACGCTGATATCGGTGGTAATGTAGGTATCTCAGGTAACACTACAATGACAGGTACATTAACAGTTAATGATAACGTATCTATCTCAGGTAACTTAGAGGTATTGGGTAGTGCGACTAACGTAACATTACAATCACAAACAGTAGAGATTGATGATAACATTCTTAGATTAAACGCGTATTCTCCATTCGAGAGATATGCAGGTTTTGAAGTTATCGACTCAGGTTCTTCAAGTACTTCGGCATCTTTATTATGGGATTCACAAAATGATTATTGGTCTTTTATAGATGCGGGAGCTAACTCAAGTAAAGTGATCGGTACTGTAGCGGCAACACAAGGAAGTGAAACAAGTCTTACTAATAACGCAATACCTGTCGCGGCAGGAGCGAACCAAATTGAAGACTCACTTTTAACTGAGAATGGTACTACACTAGCATATAACACTAACAAATTTACTGTAGCGTCTTCTGATGGAGCCACTTTAATTGCAGGTAACGTAACGGTATCTTCATCAGGTGGATCAGATGCGGGTAGTAACACTTCATCTATTGTATTTAGAAATTCTTCTAATGTACTTGGTTATGTATCAACATCAGAAACAACTGATGTGTTAGATGGAATCTTAGGTTATAAAAATAGTGATGGATCATTGGCCTTCTCGACAGTAATTGATGGAGGTTCATTCTAAGAACTATTTTACAATTAAATTGAAAAAAAATCCCTTTAGAAATAGAGGGATTTTTTTTATTATCTAATATCGAAGTATTTATAAAGTAACACCTATATAGGTGTTTAAATAAGCGGTATATACCGTGTTGAAATATTCGAATTAAAAAACCATATATATGGGACAAACAGTAAAACTGCGTAGGAGTGCTGTAGCTGGAAAAAAACCCATTAATTCACAGTTAGAATTAGGTGAATTATCGGTAAACACTACAGACGGAAAACTATTTTTCGCTAAATCAGGATCAGTTGGACCCTCAGTCCAAGAAATTATAACAACGGACACTGTAAACACAGGATCTATAGAAGTATCGGGTTCACTAAGTGTTACAGGAAGTATAACAGGAACACAATTTACAGGTAGTGGACTTGGTTTAACCGAAGTACCCTTAGCACTTTCAGGATCTGACGCAGCAGATGTCTCAATTGACGGTACGTTTACAAGAATAAAATTCGATGAATCAACGGGTATAAAAATTAGTGGTACAACAGGTGGAGATGCAACAGTATTCTTATCAGGAGTTGCATCCGATTCAAATACAACAGAAGGTAGAACCGCGAAACTTACAGTTACAGGTGCAACAAGTACTTGGACATTAACACACAATTTAAATGAAAGACACCCCGTTGTTGAAGTATTCGATTCAAACGACGAAATTATAATTCCACAAAAAATTGAAGCCACAAGTGATAATCAAATTGTGGTTACCTTCTCGACACCTCAAACAGGTACGGTTACTGCAACTGTTGGTGGTGGATTACCAACAATAGAAAGTGGTTACGGGGGTAGAATTTTATCTGTTGGAACCGATGGTGTTGCAACATGGAAAACGGGGGTATTAAGTGGTTCTGTAGACCTCACAACACTTACAACAACAAGTTCTTTTAATACTTATACATCATCTACCGATGATAGATTAGACAGTATCGAAACGACCTCAGGTTCTCATAGTGATAGACTTGATAGTTTAGAAACCACTTCAGGTTCACAAAATAATAGAATAGGTTCACTAGAAACAATAAGTTCTTCACATGATGGTAGACTTGATTCACTTGAAACAAAAACAGGTAGTTTAGATAGTGACATCAGTACATTAGATGGAAGAGTTGATAGTTTAGAGACTAAAACAGGAAGTTTAGATGGTGACATCAGTACATTAGATGGGAGAGTAGATTCTCTTGAAACAGAAAGTGGTTCTATTAGATCTGACTTTAACTCCTATACATCTTCTAATGATAGTACAAATACAACACAAAACAGTAGAATATCTTCTTTAGAAACCACTAGTGGTTCTAATATTAGTAGATTAGGTTCTCTTGAAACCGAAAGTGGGTCAATAAGAGGAGATTTCAATACTTACACATCTTCTAATGATAGTACAAACACATCGCAAAATAACAGACTTAACTCACTTGAAACTAACAGTGGATCTCAAGCTACCGACATTGGTACTTTACAAAGTTTCCAAGATGACGTGGAGGCGGGATTACAATTCACAGGTTCTAATGTCACAGTAAAAGGAAACTTATTAGTTAAAGGAACAGAAACTAAAGTAAATTCCACAACGGTTGATATCGGTGATAATATAGTCTCATTAAATGGAACAGGAGCAACCAACGCGGGTATAGAGGTCAGAGACACTGAATCACCAGGTGTATTGTCAGGTTCTTTAATATATGATACAGGTGATAACACTTGGAAGGCAGGTATCAAAGGAAGTGAAGAAAGAATATTAATTAATAGTGACCTTACAACATTAGATGGTAGGTTAGATAGTTTAGAAACTACTAGTGGGTCACATGGAGATAGGATTGATAGTATTGAAACATCAACATCATCTTTAAACTCATTTACAAGCAGTATAAACACAACAATTAAAAATAAATTAAACACTGATGGTGTAATAAGTGGTTCTGAACAAGTAGATCATGATGCAACTACAAATTACAGTGCGAACGAACATATTGACCACTCAACAATCACAATAGGTAGTGGAAAAGGTTTAAGTGGTGGGGGAACTATTGTTACTAATAGGAGTTTAGAATTAAATACGGGATCAAACCATTTCTTGGACGGTGTAAAATCTAAACTAAATAGTGAGACAGTTGTAAGTGGATCTGAACAAATAGACATAACATCAACAACAAACTATAATTTAGTTGATGGTAGGTTGGACAGTATTGAAACATTTACAGGAAGTATTGATAATACATATGCAACTGATACTGACGTAACTAATTTAAGAAACACTTTAAATACATATACTTCCTCTAATGACAGTACTAACACAACACAAAATAGTAGAATAAGTTCATTAGAGACTACTTCAGGTTCACATGATGGTAGACTTGACTCACTTGAAACTAAGACGGGTTCACTAGAAACCACTAATACCACACAAAATAGTCGTTTATCTTCACTTGAGACTAAAACAGGAAGTTTAGACTCTAAAAATAACACACAAGATAATAGACTTGATTCACTTGAAACAAAAACAGGTAGTTTAGATAGTGACATCAGCACATTAACAAATACTGATGAAGGTATGAGGGAAGACTTCAACACATATACTTCATCAAACAATAGTGTTAATACCACACAAGATAATCGACTAAATTCTTTAGAAACAAAAACAGGTAGTTTAGATTCTGATATATCCACATTAGATAGTAGGGTCGATAGTTTAGAAATTAAGACGGGTAGTTTAGATTCAGACATAACCACATTAGATGGAAGGTTAGATTCACTTGAAACGGAAAGTGGTAGTATTAGAACAGATTTTAATTCTCACACATCGTCAATAAACGGTAGGGTTGATAGTGTGGAGAATAAAATAGACTCTCTCCAAACGGAAAGTGGTAGTATTAGAAGTGATTTTAATTCATATACTTCGTCAAATGATAGTACGAATACCACACAGAACAATAAAATATCCTCTTTAGAAACAACAAGTGGTTCACACAACTCACGTTTAACTAATTTAGAAACCTTCGAGACTAAAGTAGATAACGGATTAGAATTTACAGGTTCTAATGTGACCATTAAAGGTAATTTATTAGTAAAAGGTACCGAAACAAGAGTTAATTCAACCACTGTAGACATAAATGATAATATAATATCACTTAATGGTAGTGGTGCGGCAAGTGCAGGTATAGAAGTACAGGATGTTACTTCTCCAGGTACATTATCAGGTTCATTGATATGGGATGGAAGTAACAATTATTGGAAAGCGGGTACAAAAACAAACGAAGAAAAGATTTTAGTACAATCAGACTATACCACATTAGACGGAAGATTAGACTCCTTAGAAACTACGAGTGGATCTCACGAAGGTAGATTAGATTCGATTGAATCTCAAACAGGTAGTTACCTTACTTCATATAATAATGAGTATACTACAGGTGCGACATTTAACACAAGTAATGGTCTTATTACATTTACAAGAAATGATGGTGATACCTTTACTGTAGATATTGATGGGAAATACGCGGAGTCAGGACATAACCATGACGATAGATATTATACGGAGACTGAAACAGGTAACTTCTTTGATGGTACTACAAGTATTAGTGGTTATAATAAAACAAATTGGGATAACGCATATGGATGGGGAGATCACTCTACTGTAGGTTATATAACAGGATTTACTGATACAAATATCCACACTACGGGAGCGACATTTGGTACCTCTGATGGTATCATAACATTCACAAATAATCAAGGTGACACATATACTGTTGATATTGATGGTAGATTCTCATTATCAAATCATAACCACGATGATAGATACTACTTAGAAACAGAAATAGATAATTTCTTTGATGGTACTACAAGTATTAGTGGTTATAATAAAACAAATTGGGATAACGCATATGGATGGGGTGACCACAGTACAGCAGGTTACTTAACTTCATATAATAATGAATACACGACGGGAGCAACTTTTAATACAGGTAACGGTATAATTACTTTCACTCGTAATGATGGTGATACCTTTAGTGTGGATCTTGATGGTAAATATTTCGAGATTAGTGGAGGTACATTGTCGGGTAATATTACTATACAACAATCAAATCCAACAATTACACTTGATGAAACTGATGTCACCGCAAGATGGAGATTAAGGACTTCAGGTGGTAGTACAAGATTCCAATACGCATCTGATGCGAGTACATATAGTGACTTTTTAACTTTAGGTGCGACATCTAATACTATAGAAAATAACACAACCTTTAATGGTACTGTTACTGCATCTTCTTTAATTAAAAGTGGTGGGACATCATCACAATTCCTAAAAGCAGATGGTAGTGTGGATTCGAATACGTATCTTACGTCTCACCCTAACATATCCGCAGCATCCTCATCTAATAATTCAGGTAGAACATATATCCAAGATCTTTTATTGGATGGTAATGGACATGTCACGGGAATTACAACCGCAACTGAAACAGTCACAAATACGGATACCAACTATTTTACTACAGGTGCAACATTTAATACAAGTAATGGTATTATAACTTTTACAGATAACCAAGGAGACACATATACTGTAGATATAGATGGTAGATTCTTAACGAGTTATACTGAAACCGATCCTGTTTTCACCGCACACGCGGCATATGGTATAACCTCAACTAAAATATCAAATTGGGATACCGCATATGGATGGGGTGATCATAGTACGGCAGGTTATTTAACTTCTCACCCATCAATATCTGCAGCATCCTCATCTAATAATGGTGGTAGAACATATATCCAAGATATACTTCTTGATGGAAATGGTCACGTTACGGGTATAACTACAGCAACGGAAACGGTAACTAACACAGACACAAACTACTACGTTGATGGATTAAGTTTTGATACGGCTACAGGAGTATTAACCGCTAGTGTCAACGGTGCAACAAACCAAACCGTAGATCTTGATGGTAGATATTCACTAAGTTCTCATAATCATGATAGTGATTATGTGAATGTGTCGGGAGATACTATGACAGGAAAACTTACTGTTAATTCAGGTGGTGCATTAATACAAAATTCGGGGAGTTCTCAAAGTACAGTATTAACTATTGAACAAACTGCGGATGTTGGATCGACAAGTGATTTATTAATTAAAACAGCATATGATAGAGATGTTGGTATTAGGTTAGAAACATTAGGTGGATCACACAACATATGGCAAGATTCTAATGGTGATGATGCATTAATAATAAGTGCGGGTGGATATAATAGAACTAATGATGCAACTGCGGTCTTTAAACAAGATCATAGTGTCCAATTACCAAATGGTAGTTTGACTGCAACATCAATTATTAAAAGTGGTGGAACATCATCACAATTCCTAAAGGCGGATGGTAGTGTAGATTCAAACACATACTTAACATCTCACCCATCAATATCTGCAGCATCCTCATCTAATAATAGTGGTAGGACGTATATTCAAGATATATTAGTTGATGGGAATGGTCACGTTACAGGTATAACTACAGCGACTGAGACAGTTACCAACACAGATGAATACACGACAGGTGTTACATGGAATGGTACGACTGCGGTATTGACCTTTACAAGAAATGACGGTGACACGTATAGTGTTACCATGTTAGAGACACTAAGTGACGTTACGGTTACGGGTGGTACATATACTAGTGGAACACAAACATTAACATTAACCAAATCTGATGGAAATACTGTTTCGGTAACTGGTTTTGCGGTAGATACCGATGTGAATTGGTATACTACAGGTGCAACATTTAACACTGGTAATGGTGTTATCACAGGTACTCACCAAGGAGGTACGTGGACCGTCGACATCGATGGTAGATATTCTCTAACTAGTCACAACCACGACAGTGATTATTTAGCGTTATCAGGTGGAACACTGACAGGAGGATTAAATGGTACCACAGGTACATTCTCAGGTAAAGGTACATTTGACAATTTAGAACTTACAAGTGGTGCAAGACACCTCACAATTACACAAAGTTCTGACGATTGGTTCATATATAATGACCAACAAGATAACGGTATTGTAATCTACAATGGTACAGGTGGTGTTGAAATTCATTACAGTGGATCATCAATTGCAGATTTTGATAGTACAGGTATAACACTTAGAGATAATGTAACGATGGCAGGTTCATCGACTATCGACATGGGAACTAATACCATTACCGATACCAAAGTTGGTCAATGGGATACTGCATATGGTTGGGGGGACCATTCACAAGAAGGGTATTTAACAACTTATAATGATGAATATACCACAGGTGCGACATTTAGTACATCAACGGGAGTCATAACCTTTACAAGAAACGATGGTGATACGTTCACAGTTGATATTGACGGTAGATTCTTAACAAGTTACACAGAAACTGATACATTAGCGAATGTTACATCGAGAGGTGCAACTACCACTGATAATATTACAACAGGTCATCACACTATTAAATCAGGAAATACCAACAAACAAAGTAGGCATCTCTTGTATATTGGTGGTGACGGATTAGCATCAGCAGACGCATCTATATATCTTGGTAATGACGGTAATGGTGGTGGATATGGTTGGGAATTATTCTATGAGGGTTCTGGTAGTGGTAATGCAAATGCATTTATACTGAGAGCCGAAAATTTAGGTACATCTGTCGATACAATGAAGGTACTACAAGATGGTACTGTCACTTTTGTAAATAATATAACCACATCAGGTACAATAACCGCTTCGGGAGGTAATTCAGGTAATTGGAACACTGCTTATGGATGGGGAGATCACTCAACAGCGGGTTATCTAACTTCCTTTAGTGAATCAGATACTTTAGATAGTGTTGTAAGTAGAGGATCATCAACATCAAGTACAGTTTCTGTTGGTAGACTGAATATTGGCTCTACTGCTGATTCGGATTTCTTAACAGGTAATTCAGAATTATCGGCTAACGGTTATATCATGACTAAGGCGATCGTCAATACAAGTGAGACAGGTACAGGTCCAGCAGCGATCGTATTTGGTAATGGTTCTACATACGGATCTGATCAAATATCTTTTGTTACTGTGGGTAACACTCGAATGTATATTGATAATAATGGTGTTGATGTCTCAGTACAATTAAATATGTCCGCTGATATCGACATGGGAACTAATACCATCACTGATACAAAAGTTGGTCAATGGGACACTGCATATGGATGGGGTGACCATAGTACGGCAGGTTATATAAGTTCTTATGTTAATGATATTGATTACATAGATTCGGCAACATTTAACACAGGTACAGGTGTAATAACAGGTACTGGTGTAGGTAACGCAGGATTCACGGTCGATATTGATGGTAGATACCTATTAGATTCAACAGATACATTTACTGGGGCACTTACCATTAATGGGGACATCAGAGGTAACGGACAACAACTCGTATTAAACGCAGGTGAATCTTACAGTTACGCCACAGGACAGACAAATGAATACGTCTACGTCAATGCGGAACAAGGTCTTGAGGTTAACTCTGAAACAGGTAACTGGTCAGGAGGATGGGCGGCAAGAAAGACGGCTCTCCTAAGAGGGGATCTACTAAGAATAGATGGTGAAGACCTAACCAAAACAAACATCCAAAACTTTAAAACCGCATACGGTTGGGGAAATCACGCTAGTGGTGGTTATCTGACCTCTTCTTCACAACTTAATGCAAGTAACATGACCACAGGTACTTTACCTGATGTTATGTCAAACACCACAAGATATAATATTGGTTATATCGATGGAGTTAGTCAAGATTCAAGAGACAAGATTAGAGTTTGGGAAAGTGCTTCATATACCATCGGTATGAAATCAGGATATGACTACGGACACTTAGGTTCAGGAGAATATGCGATGTCATTCCAAATGAACGACAACCCAGGAAGAGGTTGGTGGTGGGGTCACGACAGTCACACAGACGATCAAGGAGCGATGGCACTTACCACAGATGGTGAATTAGTATTAGCAAAATCACTTTCTATTGGTCAGGGTGAGTCAGTAACCGCACCAAGTGATACACCATTATATGTTGAAGGTACAACATCGGGATCAACAGTATTTGATGTCCAAGGTACACAAGGACAACTATTCTCGATTACAGATGATTTAACGGGTGATTTATTCGAGGTATCTGACATATCAGGTATTCCAATCTTAACAGTTAATGCGTCGGGTACGGTCACTGTGGATGAAACATTACATGTAACTGGTGATGTAATTGCGTATTATTCTTCGGATGAAAAATTAAAAGATAATGTCAAACCAATTGAAAATCCATTAGATAAAATAAAGATGATCGGTGGTTATGAGTTTGATTGGAATGGTTTAAGTAAAAATGAGGGTCATGACGTGGGGGTTATTGCACAGGAGATAGAAAAAGTTTTACCTGAAGTAGTAACTACTCGTTCGAATGGTTATAAAGCGGTTAAGTATGAAAAACTTACAGCATTACTAATTCAGGCCAATAAAGAACTTTTAGAAAAGGTCGAAAAATTAGAGAAAAAAATCAATGATAAGTAATGTCGTTCAAAAGAGGACCCAAAATAGTAAGAGAGAATCTACAGATCTTATTAGATGCTAACTCTGATAGATCATGGCCAGGTAGTGGAACGACTTGGTACGATATTTCAGGTAATGGAAATAATTTTACATTCAACGGGACACCATATTTTGTTTCAGGATTTCCAACAACTTATTGGGGAACATCGGGAAGAGTCGCAACTGGTCCCGCATCAAATAGTGTTGGTATAGATAATACCTCAGGGTATAGTATCATGTGGTGTTTTAAAACACCCACAGGAAGTTCTAACGGTGCTTTTAAATTTTTTGGTTCAGGAACTTATTCGAGAGCAATATTTGTACACCCTGGTTGGAGTAATGATACACTTTATTTTGATCAAGGTGGATGTTGTAATGCAGATACAAGAACCCAATATACAAATTCAAATATAGTTGGTGGAAGTGATTGGAGTTTTGCCGCAGTAACATGCAATACTAATAGAACCTCAAGATCAATTTATTATAATGGTAGTGTTGCAACAACTAACACAACAACAGCATTGAATATAAATTTAAATAGTACCGCTATACAATTAAATCCAAGTGATGAGGGTTATAATTGGGCGGGATACTTAGTAAATTTCATGGTATACAATAGAGAGTTGAGTACTGATGAGTTAGATCAGAACTATAATGCGTTTAAACATAGATTTGGTATATAATGTATTCAGGACCCAAAATAGTAAAAGGAGGATTAGTATTCGGATATGATAACGGTAAAGCACCTAATTCATCTGAAGAGTCAAATAATTCTTATGGATTAAAGTCAAGAAGATTTTTCAAAGGTGAGTCGACATCGAATCTAATTAATGGTGGTACTGATAGAGCGGATGGAATAAGTGCACCAATACAATCAGGAAATCATGCGGGGTGTAATGGAACAGTAACTAATGATTATTATTTCAGTGCAACTAGACCTCACACACTTAGATGTTATTCATCGAATAATACGGGTTACTTCATGTTATTACAAGAACCTAATGTTACTCTCAACTCAGGAACATACTACACATATTCTTTCGATTATAAAGTAATAAAGGGAGCACCAAATGTTTTTAATGGTAGTGTGACTGTTTATGGTAATGGATATAAAGTTCCTGATGGTGGAAGTAAAGCGTCTAATGTCACCGTTCACAATAAAAATATTGGTCGAGGTTGGAAAAGATATAGTTTAACTTATACACCAACTTACACAGGGGTAAACAGATACAGATTGAATCTCAATACTGGAGGACAACTAGGTATTGGTAATCGTGATTTTGAAGTACTTTTTGATAACTTTCAAATCACACAATCTAATCGTCCAGTGCCCTATGTCAATGGTGGTATTATAAGATCACATTTCAGTGCCTTGACCGATTTAAAAAGAAATAAATCTATTGGAACAAATAATGTTACATGGGGTTCTAACGGGTTATTTACATTTGATGGTACTAATGATTATATGGCAATAGATGATGTTTGTGATGATGTTGCGGGTGGGGATTTTACACTTGAAGCCATTATTAAATGTAGTGGACTTGATCATAAGTCAGTCATGTCGTTCAACCAAAGTAATGGTAATAATAGGGCACTTTTTATGGTAAGAACAAATGGTATGGGGATTTATGACAATAGTGCATGGCATATCGGAACAAAAAATGTTAATGACAACGCGTATCACCATGTTGTTTTAACATATGACAAATCGAGTGCGGCCTGTAAAATATATACGGACACCGTTCTTAATTTAAACTCAACAATAGCAACAATTAATATTGATGCCGCAGATAAATTTAGTGTGGGAATGGAATGGGACGGAGGTAGCCCGTCTGACTTTTTTAATGGAGAAATACCAGTTGTTAAAGTATATAATAAAGTTTTGGAATCTTTAGAGGTAAAGAGAAATTTCAAGGCATATAAAAGAAGATTTAATATAACATGAGTACTTTAGGTGGACCTAATAATTTTGGACTTTGGCCAAATGCGGATTTTAGAAATGGTAATGCTAATGAGTGGAGTTTGGGTACTTATAATGCAACAGGTGGACCAAATGGGGACGACCCATATATTGAACTCACAGGAGGTGGTGGATCTGGTTGGACAGGTGGTAGAGTTGAAGTAGACTTCAACGCAACTTACAGAATGGTTTGTTATGCTAAAACATTTTCTCCTGGTAGTTCAGGTAACAATGCGGGTGGTCACATAGGTTTCGCATGTTATGATGAAAATGATAATTTTATTGATTTAAGACACTTAAAAGGTATTGGGGATACACAACTAACGAGGACCGCAACACCTGGTGATACCACCATATACGTTGCAGACGCATCGGGGTGGTATAATGGGTCGACAGGTTATTTTAGAGGACTTATGTTGTTCGGTGGACAATACCCTTATTCAGAAGGATACACTCGATACGCGGTAACAAGTAACGGGTATAATGAAAATGGTATGACTAATTTAGGTAATGGAGAGTGGTCAGTAACACTACCAAATGGATTAGGTACGTACAGTGATGTTTTAGTCAATGGATCTTACCCAATCGGGACTTATCTTTCTAATGGACGTGCGGGTGGTTCATATAACTATGCATTGGGTGCACCCACATACCCAACAACATGGACAAGATATGATACAGGTAATTTCACGGGAACAAGTAGAAACAGTGGAACACCATTTAGATATGGAACAAAATATGTGAGATTTTTAATTTTAAGAAATTATAATAGAAGAACAGAGTCACCACAGGATCATGTGTGGGGAATTAGTAAAATCTTCTTTGGAAAAGTGACCGATGGAAGGGTCTACGATAGTAGTAGAGTGTAGTATGTATATAGTAAACGAATTTGAAGAAACAATAGATAATATAACTTACATTATTACTGAGTGGAGTAATGGTGAGGTAATTTTAATTGAAAAAGAATAATGGGAATAATACCAGCAACAGGTACTGAAGTGAGTATGGGGAGGATATCAAGAGCCTTAGGACTCACTGGTGCTTACCCCCCACCTGCTGGTTCAAACATTAAATTAAATGGTACATTAGGTATCAATAGAAGTAATGCCATTACGCCGATAACAGACATTCCAACAGGATCACAAACAGAGGAGTCCACAGATTTCGGTGGATTAGACACACCAAATCCATACTAACCTTTATAATCTTAGTTTATTTACTTATATTTTTATCTATAGGTTTATAAACAATGCTCAAATTTAATAATAGACATTCTGAATATGAAAATCTCTACCTTAAGTGGGAAGGTATTCAATACGACAGAAAAAAATTAAAGAGATTTATACGTAGATATAATTTTGTATATATTCTTTCTTTCATATTTAAATCATATAGAAATGAGTTAGAAATATTAAAAAAAGTTATTGATCATTACGGTAGATCAAGAATACTACAATTAACCACAAATAATGAGTATGCATCACGATTATCACATATTGAAAGATTATCAAGAATTGGTTCAAGTGAAATACTTACTAAAGGAACTTATAAACCCGAGACTTATAGAGTAATAAGTAATTTACCGAAAAGGGACTATGATCTTATAACGAAAAGAACTCAGGAATTAATAAAAATTGGTCAGTCTGTTTATACACAAGACGATGAATTAAGTAAATCATTACCTTCGGATTGAAATCAAAGAATAATACATCCATTTGGTTGAATCAACCACTTAAAGTCTCAATCGTTGTACCGACAAGAGACACAGTACATAGTGGTTTTGCGTTTTCTTTAAGTCAACTCATAAAAACCTCCGAAAATTTGAATATTGAGACCTTTTTATTTTTTAATTCAGGTTCAGTACTACTAACTCAACGAGAAAAATTAGTCAACTCTTCCGTTGATGTTGGTGCGGATTATATTTTGTGGTTAGATAGTGATATGACGTTCCCATCAACAACATTAACTAGGTTATTATCACATAATAAGAATATTGTTGGATGTAATTACAAAAAAAGATCAAACCCGCAGACACCAGTTGCTTATAAAGAGGTGGGTAATTGGGATAGTTGGTTACCGTTGGATGAGGAAAAAAGTTTAGTTGAGGTCCAAGGGGTTGGTATGGGTTGTATTTTGATTAAAACAGAACTTTTTAAAAAAATAAATAAACCATATTTTGAATTCACTTATAATGAGGAGACTGACGATTGGTTAGGTGAGGATTTTAATTTATTCAGTAAATTTAGAAATATTGGTGAAAATATATACATAGATACGGATTTGAGTAGGGAAATTGGTCATTTAGGAATCTACAAATTTGGTTTAACAACCAAAAACAAATCTTAATCAAAATAGACTTTCCTTTTAATTTTTTTTTATTTATTCTTTATGTATGAATCACATTGGTTTCGGTATTATGTGCTTCGGAGACCTAATGTACTTTAGGGGCACGACAGAAAAAATAGATAACCTCACAAAAAGAGGTTACAACTGTTACGTTCTTACAGATAATAGAGACTTTTTTGTAGAAAAATATTGGGGCAAATCAGTTAAGGTGATTTCTTATGATAGATCCTTTAAGTCATACCACGATAAAATACATTTGGTAAAAGAGATACACAACTTTCATCAGATTGCAATTCTAATTGACGCTGATTCGTTTATTACCGATTACGATGTTTTTAGAAGATTAGAAATTTTTGAATACCAAGAAGGTATTTCTTATGTGGACACATTATCAAATCACAAAGCTAAGTTTGGTACTGTTGGTGAGATACCTATGGACAGTAAAGAGTGGAAAGAATATGAAAAATACTGTTTGGGTAAATTCAAAAACTTTAAAGATTTAGAGACTATATGGGAATATTTCATAGTCTTTAATAGATTAGGGTTCAAGAGTAAATCATTCTTTTATGAATACGATAAACTACAAATTATAAAAGAATATTGTGACATCTCATTTGATAAAAGTGTTTCTGGTGCGGGAGAGGGAATATCCATCGCGTTGGCATCACAATTAAGTGGAAATAAAGTACAAAGAGATTTAAGATTATCAACAATAACAACTAACACAATAAGACCGATAACAAAATACACACCATCTAATCAAAGACCAAGTTTCATGAAAAATGATAAGTAATCAAGGTTACATAGAAGAAAATATCACCACTGATAATGGGAAAAAATTACCATTTATTTGGACTCATGGTGCAACAACAAAACACATGGGTGATGGTTGGATTGTTTATTCACTAATACAACACATGAGATATAAAAATTGTGTCTGTATCGGATCGGGCGGGGGTTTTATCCCAAGGATCATGAGTCAATCAAGATTAGATTTACATTCTCAAGAAATATTTGTTGGTGATAAGGATTATAATTGGGGTGATATTGGGGCGACTTATGTTGTAGACCCCTGTAATGGTGTTGGTGGACAAAGTACAATAGATGACGAAAATGGGTTTTATAGAAAAACATTTTACCCAAGATTTATAAAAGAAACTTCGGAGAACGCGTTTTACGATTTCTTCGTCAAAGAAAACATCGATATTGATTTACTCTTTATCGATGGGGATCATTCATATGAAGGTGTGAAGAAGGACTTTGATTTGTATTCAACAATATTAAATCCTAAAGGATTGATATTGCTTCATGATACTGATTATACATATTCCGAAACCCTTTTAGTGTCAGAAGATGCAAAAAAAGACTTCTTCCCCTTCGATGGTCCTTCTAAATTAGTAAAAGAACTAAAAAATAATGACGAGTGGGTTGTTTTGGACCTATTTAACCATGGTTTATTAAAAACTAAACCATCTTCAACAGGACTAACGATAGTAAAAAGAAATGATTAGATTATTATGTGTTTTAGGTCATGGATATGAGTTACTACCTCATTTTATAGAACACTACTCAAAATATGTGGACGAATTAAATTTTGTTCTTTATGAATCAGAATTAACACCAAGGATCGTAAATAGATCTAAACCAATTATTAATTCATATGATAATTGTAAAATATTAGGTGTTGTAAGAGAGAGGGTTTTTGATTGGGAAAAGGTTACCATACTCTACAACATGTATAAAAGAAAGAAAAAAAATGATTGGTGGGTTATTGCCGACATTGACGAGTTCCAACTCTACCCCAATAATGACTTAGAATCATTAGTACAATCTTGTGATGATAATTTGTGGGACATTGTAAGAGGTGGTTTTATTGATAGGATTGGAGATTCGGGTGAGTTCCCAAAATTAGAAAATGACATACCGATATTTGAACAGTTTCCATACGCGGGATTTTTCAGATATCCAATGAGTGATGCGTGTCCTAATAAAGTATCACTTGTGAAAGGACACATCAAGATTACTAATGGTCAACATTATGCGGAGATAAATGGACAAACTACTTGGAGATGGCAGGGTTGGGGACACCCAACAATCGCACCATATCAAACACATTCTGTACAGGTACATCATTTCAAATGGGACCAAACTGTGGTTAGAAGAATAAAAAGAGTTGCGGATGTCAACCAACCATATGCGTTCTCCAAAGAATATAGGAGAATGTATGATGAGTTAAGAAGAAACGATTTTAGATTAAATCTAAGAAAACGGGATCATATGTTTTTAAAATGTGATAAACCCGATTATAATCAGTATAAACACTGGGATAAATTAATAAGAAAAATAGTAAGTATATAAATTATGGCAAAAAAAACGAGTAACAGTATTGAAGAAGAAAAACTATTACTTCAAAATAGACAAGTAAAAGCATTAGAAAAAATTGCAAACTGTTTAGATGCACTCACAATATGGTTTGAAGAAATTGACAAACAAGGTTGGGATGATAGATTACAATATTATCTACATGAGTGGCATAAAAACACTATAGATGATAATGGAGAAGAAGAAAAATAAATTAGGTGTTATTGTACCTTACAGGGATAGATATGAACATCTTATAAAATTTAAAGAAGAAATTAGTTATTATCTCGAATCAAGGAATATAGATTACACATTAATTATTGTCGAACAAGATGATGCAAAACTTTTCAATAGAGGGAAGTTATTGAATATCGGTTTTAAAAAGGCGGTAAAAGAGAAGTGTGACTATGTGGTATTCCACGATATTGATTTGATACCGCTGAAAGTTGATTATTCCTACAGCAATTACCCTGTTCATCTTGCCACTGATATATTAGGTAAAGAGAACTTTGAAAGAGAAATATTTGACTCATATTTTGGTGGAGTAACGATATTCCCAATAGAGGACTTTGAGATAGTTAATGGGTATTCTAATGTTTATTGGGGATGGGGTTTTGAAGATGATGATCTTTTTAAAAGATGTGTTGACAAAGGGTTACCATATGATAAAAGGTCCATCAACGTACAGGGAGGTTCACAAGTTTCATTAGACTTTAATGGTACGAATTCAAGTATTGAAACAAAATTTAACGGAGATCTCAAAACAAAAACAACCTTTGTGGTTTCATTCGAACCAGGTGATATATTTTGTAAGGAGGATGAAAATTATGATAGATACACAGTACTTTCAATTCCTTCTATAAATTTTAGTATATCGTATGATTCTTTCAAAAGATATAAAGTCTTGTTTAAGGATGGTCACGATAAATGGAGTTATATTGATAGTGAAATATTACCCCCACACAAAACAACCATAATTGTAACAATTGACCCTATTAGAAAGTTTGTTAAAATGTATCAAGATGGTACCCAAATTGGCCAATTCAAAATTACGGGAAACTTTAGTAGAGTGAAAGATAAACCAATGTTTATTGGTTCAAAAAATGGGAAAGAAGAATTTTTTAAAGGAACAATATCCCAAGTGGCGGTCTTTAATACAATCCCTAAAAAAGAAGAATTAGAGATAATATCAAAAAACTATACTTTTTCATTGACCACCGACTTTTCAGGATACACCCACAAAGACTCATTAATACAATATTTTGATATGAAATATCTTTTAGGATATAGATTAGTCGATTTATGTCGACCAACAGAAACTTATGAAATAGAAAACTGTGAGATAGTTGGTACTAACATTATTAGAGAATTTCATATAAAAGTACCAAACAGAAGAAAATGTTACTTCAATCCTTTAAAACATGAAAGTTCAGGTTATAAAAATGGTGGGTGGACTGATGATAATATTAGATATAATCAACTTAGATTTCATAACGAAATGGACAAGGGGTTTAGAAATCCCGATGAGGATGGTCTATCAAACTTAGAATACAAAGTATGGAATGAGACTAAAGTAAATAATCAAATACATTTAAATGTTGGGGTGTGAGGTTAGGTGTTTGTATACCATATAGAAATAGAAAAGAACATTTAGAGAGACTTCTACCCAAGTTAAAGGAACACTTGGGCAAACAAGGTATCGAGTATAAAGTATATGTTGGACACCAAGTTGATGATAAGTTATTTAATAGAGGTGCAATGAAAAACATTGCAGCAATTAGAGCGTTTGAAGATGGTTGTGACTACATTGCTTGGCACGATGTTGACATGTATCCTAATGATTTAAGTTGTGATTACTCTTATCCTGAAAAAACACCAATACATATAGCAACTAAACTATCAAAATATTCATATTCTATGGGGTATGAACAATATTTTGGTGGAGTAGTGCTTTTTAATAAAGAACAAGTAGAAAAAACTAACGGATATTCGAATGAGTATTGGGATTGGGGACAAGAAGATGACGATCTATTTTGGAGATGTGATTTTGAGAATTACTCAAATAAAAACACCTTTCAAAATATAACAAAAGACAATGTCAAAAAATTTAATGGGAGATCATCCTTCATATCATTTGACACTAATAGAGAGATTAGTTTATCACTTTTTAGAAATCACACTATTTCAGTTTTAGTTTCTCCCGACCAACAACCTGATGTAGTGCCAATTTGGTTGGTTGGAGATCAAGAAAGAAAATTCATAGAATATCCAATATTAAGAAAAGATGGTAGTTGGACTTGGGGTCTATCATTTAATAATTCAAGGGCTCTATCAACACTACATTTCGATATTCAAAATAACCCAATATACCATTGGGGAAAGTCAGTAGAGAACAATTGGGCGTGGTTCACAATATCATATGATTATGATAACCAACAATTAAGATTATTTATTAATAATCAACTTATTTCAAACAATGGGGATACCCTCAAATCAGAACCAATAAGTCTTTCAAATAAATTAAGATCACATAATTCAACAGGATCTTTCTTTTTAGGTAGATGTATCCAAACTAATAATTATTTCAAGGGTAAGATATCTGATCTTAAAATATACAATAGGTCATTCGATACTTTTGAAGAGTGTCAGGAGAACACAACCAACATCATATATGATATTAATGAGGATAATGAACTATTAGAAAATAATATAGAGTACTCACAAGAAGAAATTGAAATAAACAACAATATTTTACCTCACAGAAGAGAAGGTTCATTTTATTGTTTACCACACGTAGATGAGGGTTTGGTTGATGGTAAATGGGCTAAAGGTGAAACGACCGCAAGGAATGAAAAAAGGTTTGTTACTCAAATGCAACAAGGTAAAATAAATTACAAAGAAGACGGTATTAATAATACTAAAGAAAAATTAGATATTATAAGTATTGACGATAAGACATATGAAAATACCGAAATTATAAATGTGGAAATGAAATGAAAAAAATATTAATATTAGGTGGTGGTGGATTTATCGGTGGATACTTCAGTAAGAAGTTTTACGATGAAGGTCACTACGTAAGAACTGTCGACATAAAAGAACATGAATATCTTAAAGATTTCTGTAGTGAATTTGTAAAAGGAGATCTAAGAGATCCGAATTTTGTATCAAACATATTCAGATTAGAAAAAGACCCAAACCATAGTGAAATAATTTACTCATATTCTCATTTTAAACAACCTTTCACCACAATCGATGTGTTTGATGAGGTTTATCAGTTTGCCGCTGATATGGGCGGTGCAGGATACATCTTTACTGGTGATAACGATGCGAATGTGATGCACAACTCCGCAACAATTAACTTGAATGTTTTGGATACTATGGTCAAGACGAAAACAAAAAAGGTATTTTACTCCTCTTCAGCTTGTATCTATCCCGAACATAATCAATTAGATCCAAATAACCCAAATTGTGAAGAGTCTTCCGCTTACCCAGCAAATCCTGATTCAGAGTATGGGTGGGAAAAACTATTTAGTGAAAGACTTTATTTGTCATATCATAGGAATTATGGGTTAGACGTAAGGATCGGTAGATTCCATAATATTTTTGGTCCATACGGAACATTTCAAGGAGGAAAAGAGAAAGCGCCCGCTGCACTCTGTAGAAAAGTAATCCAATCTCAAAACAACCAAATTGATGTTTGGGGAGATGGGGAACAAACACGTTCATTTTTATTCATAGAAGAATGTTTTGAGGGGGTAATTAAATTTATGGAATCTGACTTTTTAGGACCATTAAATATTGGTAGTGATGAGATGGTTACAATTAATGATTTGGCTAAAAAGATAATTCAGATTAGTGGTAAAGAAATTAAGTTACAACATATCGATGGACCTTTAGGTGTTAGAGGTAGAAACAGCGATAATAATTTAATCTATGATAAATTAAAATGGAGACCATCTAAACCTCTTACGTATGGTTTAGAAAAAACATATAAATGGATATTAGAACAATTATAAAATGAGTCTGAGTAGTTTACATAGTAAGTAAAAATACGTATATTATATAAAAAAATATGGCAGAAGATACAGTTGGTGGTTTTAAAGATCTTACAAATGAAAATGAGATCTATGTCAACACAAAAAATAAATTAGACAATATCGGTTGTGGTATGTGTCTTGCTAAGTGGACCCAAGTGACAATACACTTACAAAATGGTCACACACACTCGTGTCACCATCCAAGAACACACAAAATATCAGAATCAGAAATTAGTAGAAATCCCTCTGCACTACATAATACTCGTTTTAAAAAATTAAAACGTAAGGAAATGTTAGAGGGTGGTCGTCCCTCGGAGTGTGATTATTGTTGGAACGTCGAAGATAATTCTGACAGATTTTCGGATAGGGTGTTTAAATCTTCTGAACCTTGGTCATTACCACATTTTGATGAAATAACACAAAATGATTGGAGAACAGATTTTAACCCAAGATATGTAGAGGTGGCATTTTCAAATAAATGTAATTTCAAATGTTCCTATTGTGCACCACAATTTTCATCTAAGTGGATGAGTGAGGTGGAACAGTTTGGTGGATACGATACAAGTTCGAGATTTAATTCTCCTGAACACATGAATAATGAGTCCACTAAACCATTTAAACACAATGAGTATAATCCCTACGTTGAGGCATTTTGGAAATGGTGGCCAGATTTATACAATGATTTAGATACTTTTAGAATTACAGGCGGTGAACCACTCCTTTCAAAAGATACTTGGAAAGTTTTGGACTATATCCTTGAACAGAAAGAACCAAACAAAAATCTAAAGATTGCAATAAATTCTAATTTAGGTATACCCGATAATTTGGTCGATAAACTTATCGATAAAATAAATAAGATTACCGATGAGGGTAGAGTAAAAGAATTTGTTTTATTTACCTCTGCCGATACATGGGGAGATCATGCGGAATATATTAGAAACGGATTAGTATTCAATAAGTTTTGGGATAATATCAATAAAATATTGAGTAAATGTCCAAAGGTGGTTATCACTTTTATGGTTACATATAATGCCCTGTCAGTCCTAAGATATAATAAATTAATAAAAGGGGTTTACGATCTTAAGGAGACTTACAACTCAAGTGATAGATATTGGAACTCCGCGGTGTTCTTAGATACCTCATATCTAAGATACCCTGGTCACCAAACAGTTCAAGTATTACCTGAAAGTTTCGCACCATTAGTCTTTGAACAAGCAAAATATGCGGATTTCCTAAGTACTATTGAATTCAATCATACACATATCGGGTATTCAGACATAGAAATACAAAAAATAAAAAGAACATACGATTGGATGATTTCAGATAAGGATCCCCAAAAGTTACTCACCCTACAAAGGGATTTTCACATCTTTTTCAAAGAACATGATAGAAGAAGGGGTACCAATTTCGTAAAAACATTCCCTGAGTTAGAGGAATTTTATAATTATTGTGGAGAAATAAAATTATGAGTCATATAGTAGAACATTCAAGAGCATATGCGGTACTCCCACACAGTAAGTATGGTTTATCGACTAGTCCACCATCAAACATAATGAATGATAGTGAATACACTCTTTTTGTTAAGGTCAAAATTGAGAAACAAAAAGAAGATAATGATTCATGTATTATTGCAAGACCAGGTAGACACAGTGGATTGTTTTTCAGTAATAATAATGAACAAGGTGGTGGATATTTAAAATTCATACTTTGGGCAAAAAAGGGGGATGAATACATCACTAAGTATGATGATGTTTACATCGAAGAAAATGATTTAGGTAAAGAATTAATACTTCACACAACAAGAGATAGTGAAAACAATTTTAAATTCTTCATTAATGGAGAAGTTAAATCGGAAGTTAAAATAGAGAACGGTGAAGAGTTAATTGATTATAGGGGAGAACCATACTATATAGGTGCAGGTAACCCTTTCTCAATCGATCCCGTTTTTTGTAATTACGGTGAATTTGAATTTCACTTTGTTGGGCTAGTAAGTAAAGAAATTTCTTATGAAGATATACTTTCATATTCGTCAAATATAATTAAACATGAAAGACATGGTTTAAATGTTTTGTCTAATGACTTTGAGTTAAAAAAACACACTAGTTTTTATTTTGATTTCGAGAACATTTCAAGATATAGAATTTGGGACGTATCTGATAATGGTAATCACCTCAATCTTCATTGGAATGAGAGAGATGATTTAATAGAAGACAAAGGATTAATTTAAAGTTATGTCTATTTACGCTGCACTTGAAGATTGGGATAGTGTAATCAAACATCATTTACCTAATGGGTGTAACAAAAATTGGGTAGAAGATGGGGGTTACTTAAGGACATTAGGTAGTTATTTATCTGACGACTATTTGAAAAAAGGAGTAGTACCACATGTTGTTCTACCCGAATACCCAGGTATAGAATATATCCATAAAAATAGTTTAGTTGGTGGTGATAAAAATTACCTGTACATTATATTCATACTAAACGTAACGTTTTTTTCTGAAAATGCGGAGGATGGATTTAAGTATGTAGATTGGAGAGTTTTAGAGGACGTAAAAAAAGGAAAATGTAATATTGTTTTCATACAAGACACCGAAGGTATGTCAGGTATGATTGGTACACAAACTGAGTATGATTTTCTTCTTATCCAAAAATGGTCAGACAATATAAATTTACCAAGTAGTAATGTACACTATATATGTGGTAATGTCTTAAGTAAGGAGGTCGCACAACAACAAGGATGTTCCTTTAATGTTATACCTCTTACAGTACAAGACATATGGGTAAACATAGAAAATTATCCTGATGAAATTATGGAGTTTAACCCGACGGATGAAAAATATCTTTACTTAAATTACAGTAGAAGACCAAGGTACCATAGAATATTTTTCTACTCAACACTTTTAAAAGAAGGTATATTCCATAAGGGAACAAATAGTTTTAATGATTTACGGTGGCCATTACCAGTACGAGAATTACTAAAGAGTGATCCCGATATCTTAGAATACGCGGAAGAGTTATTTAGGATTTCGCCCGTTTTAATTGATAGAGAGAATGAATCTGATGACATAACTCTTTATATGAATCTAAATGACTATGAAAGGACATTTATATCTGTTGTAACTGAAACTTTGTATGAAGAAAATACTCTATTTAATTCTGAGAAGATTTGGAAACCTATTATAATGGGACACCCATTCTTTTTATTGGGTAATCAATATCATTTACAATGGTTGAGAGACCAAGGATTTAAGACATTCGATAAATGGATTGATGAGAGTTATGATGATGAACCTAAAATGGAGGATCGATCAAATAAAATAATTTCAGAACTGAAAAGGTTTAGTGAGATGAGTATGGATGAATTAAAAAGGATCAGAGAAGAAATGAACGAAGTTTGTAGGTTCAATAAAGACCATATGAAACTTAGAATAAAAGAAAGATACCACCAAAATGGGGTTTTCGATAGAAACCAACCCACTACCAATGAATTAAAGAATATACACCGTAAAATGAGTAACCTTATTTAATAGAATATGAAATCAGTATCAATCATAGGAATAGGTAAGTTAGGTTTATGCTTAGGTCTCAATTTAGAAAATAGTGGATACAACGTCATAGGAATCGACGTTAATGAAGAGTATATTAATGATTTGAATAATAATAATTTTCAAACTTCTGAACCTTCAGTAAATCGATTACTATCAACACAAAAAAACATAAAATTTACGACCGATATCCAAGAGGCATTTGAGAACGACATTGTTTTTATAGTTGTTTCTACTCCTTCAACACACGAATGGAAATATGATCACAGCAATATAGACAACGTAGTAAATAAACTACTTGAATTGGGTGTGCAGAAAAAGAGAAAAGATCTTATAATAAACTGTACCACATTCCCTGGTTATTGTGAAGAACTCCATAATAGGACAAAGGATTATAACGTCCACGTATCATATAATCCTGAGTTTATTGCTCAAGGTTCAATCATTAAAGATCAATTATATGCCGATCATGTGTTAATAGGTGGTTCAGATGAATACGCCTCTAATTTGATTGAAAAGGTATATATGGATTTCATGGTTAGTGAACCAATATTCAATAAACTCACACCTGTAGAAGCCGAGATCACTAAGTTGTCGGTAAATTGTTTTCTAACCACGAAAATATCTTATGCAAATATGATTGGTGATATAACTATTCGTTACGGTGGTGATCCTAACAATGTTTTAG